TTCTTTGCCCGTGTTGAAGATTGGAGTTTCCTGGAAGAGGCCGACGGCCAGGAAAAGCAGGAGCAATGGGAATCCTATCGCGACCGTGGTGAAGGCAACTTCGCCCAGAACCGCGTCCGTGCTATCAACGACAACGTTTACCACATGTGCGTCAAAGCCAAGTTCTCCGGGGAACTGGGCAAACGTGAGGTAGAACAAGTCTGTACCAAGGATTACTTCGAACTGTTCAAGCTGTTCGCTGACAAGGGCCTGAACAAAACCCGCTACTTCTTCCCTATCGAAGGCACTGACCTGAAATGGGAAGTTGACGTTTACACCACCCAAAGTGGCGAGCGTCACCCATGGATCAAGATCGACCTTGAAGTCAAGTCCAAGGAAACTGAGCTGCCGAAATTCCCGTACCCTCTCAAAGAGGTTATCGTGAACCAGCCTGCCCAGCGCACCGAAGAAGAAAACGCCCACATCGGCAACCTCTTCAAGGAATGGACCATCAACGTCGACATGGCGAACATGGTGGCAGACCAGAAAGCTGAACCTGCTCAGGTCGAACAGGAAGAGTCCTCGGAAGAGGAATAAATGAAGGGAGGCTTCGGCCTCCTTTTATGACGTCAGTATTTAAATCTGTCCGTGGGTAATAGAATGTGGGACTACCGCTTTCGGGAGCACTAATGGAAAACCATTTCATCAAGCCAGCGTCCGCTTATAAGCGCGACCTAGATATTCTGGCTAACTACCGTCGAGACATGGCGATCTTTTTGCATGTTCGTACGGGGAAGCCGTTGGAAGACTGTCAAGGGTACATTCACCGTGTGACAGGTCCTGGTGGTAAATTCGAGATCAAAGACCCAGCTCTGTTCTGCCTGCACCGCAACAAAGTCGGTGACCGTGAGCGTATGGAGATCACTTACTCGACTTACCTCAAGGACATCAAGGACAACAACTGGTTGTTTGCACCGTCCATGACTGTGTACGAACACCCGGACGTGATCCCTTCTCTACTGTCGGAATACATCACCGGTAACATTGTGGGCCGGGGTGCTGTAAAGAAGGAAGGTCACAATGCGCAGATGGAGCAACAAGAATCCAATCTGAAAGCAGATGAGGCTGAGAAAGCCGGGGATGTTGAAGCAGTCAAGAAGTTCCGCCGCCATGCTGTACAGATGGAAGAACTGGCAGAACTTAAGGAGAACGAACAAACCACGTACAAGATTGCGAACAACAGTCTGTCCGGGGCACAAGCGTCGACCTCCACGATCCTGCACAACAAGTCTGCTCACTCGAGTCTGACTTCGACCTGTCGTGTAGCCACCAGCCTGGGTAACGCCAACAACGAGAAGTTCTTGGCAGGCAACCGTCACTACTGGTGCCCTGACGTAGTGAAGGCGAACATCGTCAGCATCATTGGTCATGTTGACTACGAGTTGATCGAGAAAGCCATGTCGCTGTACGGTTTCCGTGCGCCGACTGTAGATGAAGTTATGGAGTTGATCCTGTACTCCACTCATCACTACTGGACCAACAAACGTCAGGTCGAAGAGATCCGTAAGTTGGTTGAGGGTATGAACGATCTGCAACGGGCAGCCTTTGCTTATGTCGGCGATTGCTGGCACTTGGCAAAGTTCAACGATGGTCCGATGCGTGTGTTCATGGCTCGTCTCTCTATGAAGGCTGAGGTGCCTCTGGAGCTGGATGAAGCCAAGACCTATGTCAAGGGTATGGATGCGGACTTGAAAGCGTTTGTGAGCCTCCTGTGTGCTAAGGAGCTGCAAGGCTTGGGTCTGGGTCGTTTGCTGGAAGTTAACCCTGCGAACTACTGCTTGATCGGGGCAACCATCAAGAACATCCATGCGGTATTGAACGAATACCAATACCTGATCAAAGCGTTCTGGGTATCGGACAACATGCCAGCTTCGGTTGCATGGATTCGTGACTCGGTCCGCCACGTAGCAATTACCTCCGACACAGACTCTACGATCTTTACCGTACAGAACTGGGTGGAGTGGTACACCGGCAAGATTGACTTTAGCGAAACCGCGTTTGCCGTGGATTACACCATGGTTTACCTGGCAACGCAGTCGATCATTCACGTTCTGGCTATGCTCTCGACTACACTCGGTGTGGTACCTGAGAAGCTGAACGTATTGGCGATGAAGAACGAGTTTGCATTCTCGGTGTTCTCGCTGACTTCGATGGCTAAGCACTACTACGCCTACAAGGCTGCCAAAGAAGGTAACGTGTTTGCTGAACTGGATGAAGAGATCAAAGGGGTTTACCTCAAAGACTCCAACTGTCCACCAGCGATCATGAAGCAGGTTACGTCGACCATGTGTGAGATCATGGACACCGTAATCGAAGGCAAGAAGATCCGTATTACAGAAATCATGCAACGTGTGGCGGATATCGAACACGGCATCATTGGTTCTGTGATGCGTGCTGAGTCTACCTACTTGGCGCGGACTTCGGTGAAAGACCCGGCGGCATACGTCAACCCAGGTCAATCTCCGTACCAACACTACCTCATGTGGGAGCGTGTGTTCCGTCCAAAATACGGAGAAGCCCCTAAGCCTCCGTACTCTGCGATCAAGGTATCCCTCGACCTGCCAAACAAAACGGCACTGCAACAATGGTTGGAAGGTATCGAAGATCCACAGATCAAAGAAACTCTGATGGCAACCTACGCAGGCAAAACCAACGCTACCACGTTGCTGCTGCCTAAGGATGTTGTGGAGTTGACGGGTCTGCCAAAAGAAGTATTGTCAGCAATGAACATTCGTAAACTGGTCTACTCTACAGTCCGACCGTTCTATCTGATCTTGGAATCGCTCGGCGTGTTCTTGTCTAACGACAACAATACCAAGTTGGTTTCGGACTTTGTTCCAGCGTCTGCCGCGGCATAAAGGGAAACGGGGAGGCCTTGCGGCTTCCCCGTTTCTCTAGCGGACGCTTTTAGCTTTGGAGACGATCTCTTTAAAGAGGTCTTCCCATGCCGGATATGCCCAGCGTGGAAGGGAGCTGCGTAGAGCGCTGTCGTTGAGTAACCGCGACGTTTCCAATTGGATATCGTTACAGTAACCCTTGTTGCGGTCGACATTGTTCTCTTTGGTCCAATCCAACAGGAAGTCCACCAGACGCGCTCTGGACATTGCAAGCGCCCAGGTAACCTGACGGGTCGGTACCATGCGAGGAATGCGTATAGCGTCTCTCAGGGTCCATGACGACACACCTTTGAACACAGCAAGGAAGTGATCGAAGGTATACTTGCGTTTCTGCAAGTCTTCTGCGTATTGGTCCAGCCCAAAGTCCAGTTCCGCTTCCCAACGAGTGAGGGTGTATGGTTTACGGATCATGGACATCCCCCGAGGATCACCACGATAAATCGCCATGAACCGATTGAGGATAGCCAAATCCAACTGGGAGTGCAAAGCGTTGTTCAGGGGATACGACGACATGAACTGCATGATCGTCCGCTGTGCTTCATTGTTCTGGTGCCATTCACGGATGCGCCACATGCGGTACTGAACCGCCAGCATCGGAATGTTTACCAAGATAACCGACAGGCCTTCTTCGCCGTTGGTCTGGAAACCCATAGGAGTATCCATACCGAGGTCTGTCTTGGGGTGAGTAAGGAAAGTCACTGGGCACAGGTCTTCCCAGTTATCCTCAATCCCGCGCAGGTCGAATTCCTCAGAGTGGGCAATCACAACCTCGTAGGAACCGGGACCGTAGAAAACCCCTGGACTGAACACCCGACCCCTGTATAATGAAGAGGTCATGTTGAAGGCCATGCTGGCACCCTCAGCGACTTCCTCAACCCGGTCCCTGTAAATGTTGACGTCCATGGATAATGGTACGTTAAGGGATTGCAGCAATTTCACGAGGAAGTGACCACTATCAACAGCACGTGGATAGGTACGGTTGTACTCGATCACCTTCTCGAGATTCTGGCGCAGCCCCTGAATAGCGCGCTGATACTTGGGGAAGGTAATGCTAGCACCTTGCGTACCCCAGATCGGTTCATTGAAAAGGCTGTACATTGGGGCGGCCCTTTAGAGTTGATTAAAAGGAATTTCAAATACATAATATCCACGTGACAGACACTAGGTAATCTGTCTTATAAACTTTTTTCAACTTAGGAGTTGAGCCATGGTTGTTAGCAAAGAACTCTCGGATTTCGAAGCAGCACTGCGTTTGGAGATTGCCCGGTCTTCCGGTCAAGTTCCTGCTGCACCGGAACCGGTGAAGGCCGCTGTTAAAGCCAAGAAGAAGTTCGAGCGTAAAGTTGTACTGGGGATCAGCAATAACCGTGGCCACGATATCACGGAGTTTGTTTTCGAGTCCAAACAAACCTTCGAACTACCTGCCGAGATGGAAGCTCGGAAAGCCGCTAAGGCGGCAGGGCTTAACGTGTACTCCCTCATCAGCAATGTGAGGATAAAGTAATTTCTTACATACACTGCACTATGTTATAGGAGAATGCTCTCAACTAGGTGCTACGGCACTTAGCGTTATGGGCGCATGATCTTTGTAACCCGCAGGGGTAGTATTTGATTCGAAGCAATTTGAGCCACATATTACCCTTGTGACATCATGCCGATGTAAATAAATAGATCATAGGCAAATGGTGTGTCGTAGTGCCCACCCCAATGAAAAGGAACACGAGATGTCCGTCAAACGCAATCAACCTGGCCAGAGTCAGGGGAACCAACCAGCGAACAGCGCAATGGCAGACGCCATGCTGAAAGCAGGCATGAATCCGCAGGGCGCTGAACAAGCCCAGCAACCACAACAACCGGCCGGTCAGCAACAGCAGCCGAACGGTGGCAACGCTCAACCGCAACAACCTTTCAACGCAGGTGCTCAGATGAACCAGCAAAACTCCCGCGTCGGCAGCCGTGGCCGTTCGGTCCTCGACGTCAACGCCAACCACCGTCGTCCTGTTCCTCGGAACATGTCCGGTGAAGACGTTCAGACCATCCAGACCGGCCTGAAAGAACGTGCAGCCAAAGTGCTGACCGAACAGCAGAAGAAAGAGTTCACCATCCTGGTACTGGACAACAACCAGTCCAAAGTGACCTTCTCCAGCATCCTGGTCTGCTACCACGAAAACTTCCAGGGCCAAGACCACATCGCGGTCTACAGCATGCTGATCGAATCGAGCGGTGCGCCGCTGGACCCGAACAGTGTCAACCTGGGCGGCACCACCGTCGAAGTCGACATCGTGCCTGGTGACATCTACCTGAACAAGTCGTACTGGCAAGTTCTGGAGCAGTTCGTCATCAACAGCTTCGGCGTGAACGCTCAGATCCACGACGCCGGTGGCATCGTGATTCCGGCCGAAGCTGAAGTCAGCACCGAGAACCGCTTCAACCGCCTGCTGCACAACAGCACCCAGGCCTGCTACACCATCATGGACAGCCAACTCGGCGGCACCGAAGAACCGTTCACCCTGGGTGAAGTCGGCGCTGGTGACCAACTGAGCGCTCGTGTCGAGTTCACTCGTGCCCACGGTGAAGACCTGGTCGGCATGCCGGTACGTGAAGACATCATCGTCACCATGTCCGCGCAGTCCCAAGCTGACTCGCAGTTCAGCCTGCAACAAACCCGTCAGCTCACCCGCGTGGGTGCGTACGTTGACCTGATGTACCAACCGGCTCAAGCTGGCTTCCAGCCGCAGCAGAACGCCTTCGGTATGTTCGGCCAGCAGCAAATGATGCCGACTCAGATGTACCAGCCGCGTCTGGTGATGACTTCGGTCGACACCCTGACCGACGCCGTGAACATGGAACTGCAACTGCTGACCCTGTCCACCGCTTTCGGTCTGAACCGCAACGGCCTGTACACCGGCACCTGGCGCGCCAACAAGGGCAAGGCTACCGACGTCGATCTGAAAGACATCGGTGCGGTCGGTTACGAAGTCAACCTGACTGGTGATCCGAACGCCAAGCCTGATGCACTGCCGACTCGTTCCGCCGACTTCGGTGACAACGAAATGCGTCAGCTCATCAACACCCTGATCGCCCAGAAGCTGATCTTCACCCTCGACATCGCCGAGGTTGGCGAGCTGTCCTGGATTCACCAGACCTACATCGCGGCCGCCAACGGCGACGAGAATGCGCGTCTGACCATCCTGCAAGCAGCCAACAACCTGACCATGGGTCACTTCCAGCAACTGTTCGACGCCAGCAAGCCGGTGTGCTACGACGACCAAGACCGCATTCACCTGGGCTTCTACTACGATCGCGAAGGCAATCGTCGTGACCTGCGTGAAATCGACTACCTGGCCATCCTGAACCTCGCTGGCAAGACCAACCCGAAACTGGTCGAAGCCTGGGAAGAAACCCACCGCAACGTGCAGGTCCCTCTGGAAATCCGCCTGGCTCAGCGCAAGGAAATCCTGCGCCAGCTCCTGGCCTCGGAAATCCACGTCAAGGGCTTCGCTCGTCGCGTGTCGTTCGACAACGGGTTCCTGGAAGCGCTGTCCGAAGCAATCGTACGTTGCGGTCTGAACGTGCGTCCTGCCAAAGGCCTGGACGACAACAACGTCCTGTCCCAGCGCGGCGGCTACGACCTCAACCACCTGGTTGCCAACAACGTTGGTGGCTTCTTCAACTACGGTGGCGGTCAGCAACAAGGCTCGCGCCTGTTCAGCTCTCCCTTCACCGGGACCTGGAACCGCTAATCGGCGGTAGGTTGTTGCAATGAGTAAAAGGGGACTTCGGTCCCCTTTTCTTTTTATGTCCGTCACTTCAGGAGTAGCCCATGGGCGTAGAAGCGGAAATCGTGAGTCATGACGAGTTGTTCAACAAGTTGACAACAACTCCCGTGATCCTCAACGACTTCGATGTTACTACCGAGCTGGATCGGGAACGACTGAACCAAATGATCATGACGCGTTATGAGGGTGACACCTTAGACGTCGTGCCGTCATGTGAGTGTAAGAGAGTCAAGTACGAACACAACGTTGGTGTTGTGTGTGACCACTGCGGGTTTCCCTGTATGTCGGTTACCGAACGACCTCTGGAGTCCTTGTTGTGGATCGCTGCGCCGAGAGGCATTGATGCATTGATCAACCCCTGGGCTCTGCATGTATTGAAGCCGATCTTCGCGTACAAGGGAACGAACTTGCTGGACTGGATTACAAATCCGTCCTACATTCCTCCCAACAACGATGCTCAAAACGTGTTGCAGTACCTGAAAGGGCTCAACATCGGTCGAGGCATTAATACGTTCTACAGGCATTTCGATGACCTGATGAACTTGTTCTTGCGGGAAATCCTCCCGAACAACAAGAACCAGCAGCAGATGGATGACACGCTGCTATTCATTCAGATGTATCGCCATGCGATCTTCTCGAAGTATATCCCCTGTCCAAGTCGGATCTCCTTTATCACGGAGAACACGGCTACCGGTACTTATGCCGATACAGGGATGACTCCGGCGATCAACGCGATGCGGACATTCAGTTCGATTGAAAACTCCCCGACTCCGCTGAAAGCTCGGCAGATCGAGGTGATGACAATCAAAGCTCTGAATATGTTGGTGGCTTACTATGCACCATTCATTGCAGGGCAACTGGGCGGTAAGCCAGGATGGTACCGCAAACACATCTTCGGTTCGCGAGTGAACTACTCGTTCCGTGGTGTGATCTCGTCCTTGTCTGACCCGCACCACTACGAAGACCTGCACATGCCGTGGCCAATGGCGGTGATGACCTTGAAGGTTCACCTGACCAGCAAGCTACTGCGCCGTTGTGTTCCGGGTACTGACCAATTGTTCAGCCCGAACGAAATCAACAAGTTCCTTTATGAGCACACCCTGCGGTATCACCCACTGCTGGATGAGCTGTTCGAGGAACTGATTGCTGAAGGACCCCGTGGCGGTATTGCGGTAATCTTCCAGCGAAACCCGACGTTGACCCGTCTCTCGGCTCAGCGCCTGTACATCCGCAGTGTCAAGAAAGACCCCAAGATCAACACCATCAGTCCGTCGGTGAACATCCTTTCCGGTATGAACGCTGACTTTGACGGTGACGCCTTGAACGGCATTGTGATCCTGGACGAAAAGACGCTTCTCAAGTTGGACCCGTTGGCCCCGCATAACGGTGTACTGGATCTGCGTAACCCCAGGGCAATCTCTGGACACGTATCGCTTCCTGCACCTATCATCGCAACTCTCGCCAACTTCATTCACCATGGCCGCTAACCTCTGGGGGACTTGAGTCCCCCTTCCCTTTTAAGGAAAAGGAAACTATGAACACCAGTGCCGAGAAAGTACTTCAGATGATCAAGGATGGACATCACTCCACCCCTGCTCTCTATCTTGCCATGTTCCCACAACCTGTGGAAGACTTCGTGTCGATGAAGCAAGGACTCGAGGAACACAACGTAGTTTTCGAACTGCGTGGTCATGCAAATGACGACAAGAAGCAATACGACCTCTACCTGGTGGACAAAGGAACTGACTCCATGGTGTTGGTCGCAACGAATGCTCACCCCGATTGGCTTAAGGATCGAGGATTCGAGCACGTCTAATCTTACAGGTAGCCAATAAAGTATGTAACGAGGGAGCTACCATGGCAGGCTATATCGAAGGCGGCTCGTTGGCGTTTAACGAGTTGGCGTACGCGCCACGAGCTGAATCAACAATGCAATACCTGGCCGAATCGGCACAGATGTTTACCCAGAACCTTACGGACTCTGGTCGAGCATTCGTGCAGATGGCTACGCAAAAGTGGGATCAGTATTTCGGTCAAGATGCAATGCGTGCAGCGCGTGCTGCGGTGCGTGGTATCCAGACCATGTGGGATGCTGATGTAATCCGGCTGCTTGAATCGATTGCACAGATGCAACATGCTCCACCGGTCATGCAGCGTTACCTGATGGCAGACCCGTTCATTCGGGCTCGCTACCTTGCTCAGAAACTCGACGGTTATTCTGACACCTACCAGAATCTCCATGGGAATGCGATTGGTCATGATCATTATGACTACCGCCGCCTCATGAATGGTGTGGTGCAGGAAACGGAAGAAGACTGGGTAGCGTGGACGTTCTTCGAAGAACTCCATGAAGGTGACCGCGAACTGGAACATGACGAACAAGTCATTCTCCAGAATTCGATTGGTAACCTGATCCGTAAGATTAAAGAAGGCCGTGACGACCCAACCAGTCGTTACAACGCCTCTCTTTAATCCGAGGACTGGGAAAAGTTAGGGGGCTTCGGCTCCCTTTCTTTTTTTGTCTTTTCTACCCTCTTCTTCCTTTATATGTCTTTTCAGAGGGTAGACCAATGGCCGTTCAAGTGCCAAGTCTGAGTGCTTCCGGCTGGGTCGGGAACATTTCAGAGAAGCTGGATAAACTGATCAGCTATTTCTTTTTAAGTGACTTCTCCCAGAGTCACCTGTATCAGGGACAGATTGCCTCCCTGCCGAACCTGATCAAGGAGTGTGCGGACAACCGCCAGTTACTGCGCTCAGAAACCAAACGCGTAGTGATGAACTTCATCAACCCCTACTTCGATACGATCCAAGTAGATGTGACGATCACGGCAGTGGATGACACCAACCCTGACAATATCAACCTGCGGGTAGATGCCACGGTAACCCAAGACGCCACTATTTATAGTGTCGGTAAGGAGATCCAAGTCATCAACTCGAAAGTCGTTGCAATCTTTGATGCCAACAATGGTTAGAGGAAAACCCGATGTCGAAGAACCAACCGAGTCATGAACAACGCCTGACCGCTATCGAAAAGCGCCTGGACGGGCTGGAGAACAGCCTGCTGATCGGTATCCGTGACCTGGGTCTGGAAGTCGTCAAACTGCTGGGTATGCGCCAAGCGGTGAGCGGTCATGACCATCATCACGAAGAGCCTGCGGTGCCTCAACTGGTGTTCAAGGTTTTCGAGCGCCTGACCGAGAATACTATGTACCGCATTTACCAGGATGCGTATGACCACCCGGTCAATCCTGGCAAGGTACACATCCACACCCGCCGTGAAGTAGACGGCATCCAGTTCGATGAGCTGGAAGTAGACGAAGGTCTGGCTGCACTCCTGACTCACGAGTTCCAGCAACAAACTGGCGGCACCGTGAATGTCGCATTCTATGTCGAAGTGTATCGTGCGTCGGCTGAGCCGATTGACGAAACCTCCTTCATCATGGACCAACAGCCTGCTCTGGAAGTGGAGGTCCAAGAGACGTTGCCAGGCCGCCAAGGCTTCGAACAACGTCCAGCTTTGGTGCGTCAAGCACCGAACCTGCCGAAGTCTCTGCAACCGGCCAATCAGCCGAGCCCGGAACTGCCTGCTGTTGATCAAGGCGTGTTCCAGCACCTGACTCCGGCGCAACAAATGCAACAGATGGTTGCTGGTCTGACTGAACAAGTCCGTGCCCGCACTGTCCCCGATTCGCGTGCCGGTTTGCCGGGCGCGGGTCAGTCGCGATAAAACGTACCGCTACTCACCACGTAACTCTTTATGCGAAAGACCTAGGGTATAGAGCCCTGGGTCTTTCGTAGGAGGACTATCATGAACCCACTTAGCAAACCGGTACCAAACGACGACAGAGTTAAAGAAGCCTTCGCAGTGTTAGAAAAAGCATTCGAAGAAGATCTTCCTCGTGTTCAGGAGCGCCAGTTCCGTGACACCATTCTGCCGTTGATTCTGAGTAAAGAGCCACCCAAGTCTTTCGAGCCTTGGTTGAGGGTCTCTGACTCGGTTCTGCGCCCCATCGCTGTATACGAAGGACAGAATTTCCTGTTCAAGTGTCCAGCCATTGGTCGTCCCGTTAACTTCGGGATTCCACGCAACCCGCGTGACAGCATGTTCGAGCACATCTCGAAAGCCATGCAGAAAGACGACATGATCCCAATGCTGGGTCAACGCTACATCCAGAACGCTCTGGTGCAGCGTGTAGAAGGTCGTCGCCTGTACGATCGTGAAGTGTTGGAATGGCGTAAGGTCTTTGACTACTACGGATTGAAATCCCTAGACACCGAAGCGGCCGAAGTAGAGCCAGGCAAAGCGCCAGCTCAGAAAGCTGCTCCTGTTCAGTCTGAAGGATTCCTGTCCGATGACTTCGACCTCGCGTAAGCTGCGCATAGGTGAAACGGGGGATGTTCACCTAGCCCATCACAATACCCCCACCAGCCACGTCCTCAAAGCGCTCTACAAGGCGTTCCCGGATGATGCGGAGACTGGTGAGCTGGATATGATCATCATCGCAGGCGATCTCTACGACCGTCTGGTGATGCACTCGGAAACAGTGCTGATTGACCAGATTCGCCGCTGGTTCTTCTGGTTCCTTTCTATGTGTAAGCGTCGCGACATTGTCGTGCGTATTCTGGAGGGGACACCCAGCCACGACTGGAAGCAAAGTGCCAACGTGATCTCTGAGAATGAGATTGCAGCGATCGGGGCAGACGTAAAGTGGATTGAGAACTTGTCGATCGAGTACATCGAACGATTCGGAATCAACATTCTTTACGTACCTGACGAATGGCGTGTGGAGACTGACGATGTTTGGAAAGACGTTGTTCAGGCCATGACCGAGAAAGGCTTGGAGAAAGTAGACTTCACCATTTTGCACGGTGCGTTCAACTACCAACTCCCAAGTCATGTTCCAGTTCCAACCCACATCCCTGAACGGTACATGGGAATCACCAGGTACTTCGTCTTTGGTGGACACATCCACAAGCGCTCGCAGTACGGTAACATCCTAGCTGCTGGTTCTTTGGATCGCCTGAGTCATGGGGAAGAGGAAGACAAGGGTCACTACCGTGTGGTAGTGGATCGTGAACACGGGAACCACGAGATCAAATTCGTGGTAAACGAGAACGCGATGCTGTACAAGACCATTGACCTCAAAGGGCGTGAGCTGGAAGATTGCATGAACCGCATCCAAGCGTTAGCGGACACCATGCCTATCGGTACATTCATTCGGGTCCTCGGTAATAAGGGTGATCCTATCCAACTCGGCTTTAAAGAGGTCGAGAAACATTTCAACCTGCACTCGTTAAGTGGCAAGTGGGTCGATGGTGAAAAGATCACTCGTGAAGCAGTCAACCGGATTGTTACGCCGTTTACGCCCGTGGCTATCACGCCAACGTCGGTCGTTCCAATGGTACTGGAAAGATTGCGAGCGAGAGGGTTTTCTCCAGAGCACCTTGCGCTGGCTGAGGAATACATGAATGGATCGCTACTACCAAGTTCTGGGTAATCGTGAGATGGGTACGCAAGTGCCCGTTTCCATTGCAACAGCCTTGGCTTTGGAAAGTGCGATGGGGATCTCAGAAGACCACCCAGAGCACAAGCAGAAGCCGCCGCTACAATCAGCGACTGCGCTTTGGGTTAACCTGCGCACACTGATCCGTAACATCATGGGAGCCATCCCATCTCAAGATCAGGACAAAGTCTTCCCTGATCCGCTGCTAGACGCCCTGACAGCCGAGCTGAGAATCATCGCCTCGGCCGTTCAGATGAACACGCAGCGTCGTTGTAAGCTGGTCCCTTACGTCCAGTCGTATCACAGCCTCAAGTCGCAATACAAGAACTGCTTTATCAGGGAACCCAAAACCCCTAAGCAGGAATTCTTTGCGGAACTTGAAAGCAACGTGCTAAGGCGCATCCCTGAGATGCACTTGGACATGGCGGTCGTGCAGAGTGACATGAAGCTCCCGCAGAACTCTGACGATGCGTTGATCATTACCCACATGCCGCTGGACTTGTTGTCACGGTATGAGTTCTCCCGCCTTCGATTGCTGGAGTCCCACACGGGTAAAGTCAAGGCATACACCTCCTGGAACTCAAAGCTCACAGGCGGTAAAGAATTGTCGCGGATGCCGTTTAACCACGTAACCCTCCAGTTCTTTGGTGACGGCGTTCACTTCAACACCTTCCCGATGAAGGAAAAGAAACAGATCATCGAGTTAGCGGAAGCAAGGCGGTGGAATCCCACTACCTCGTTGGACAAGATGCGGATGGACATCAATGCTGAACCACTGCATCCAACCTTCAAAGCGATCCTGTTGTCGATGTTTTAAATAGGTCACTGTAACGGTTTACAGCGATCACTCATCATTTGTACGCAAGTTGGAGATTTACAATGGCTGGTCAACAAGGTCGTTTCCAAGCACCACCCCGTCCGAAGAACGCCCTGGACGAATTCAAACTGCGCCTGTCGTGCCCACCTGTGCAAGGTGCGACTAAGCCTGGTTCCTGGGCAGTCTCGTTGGTAGCGAACAACCCGCGCATCGACGTCTACACCAACGTTCCGAACGACAAGAACAACGGCAACATTCGTGCTGCCATGGACATGAACGCATTCTATCTCCTGATCGAGATGATGCGTAAAGCCGTCACCCTCGACGACAACCAAGTCCTCAAGCTGCAAAACCTGAACCACGTCTTCTTCGGCGGCGAGCGCTCGGCTGAGCCTAAGCTGGTTTCGACCACTCTGGTTGGTCGTGACAAAGATGGCGTGCTGTTCCTGGCCTGTGTGGCCAAAGACCGTCCGTACCTGAAGTTCAACATGCTGCCGACCAACTACCACGTCATGATCGACGTGAACGGCGAGCCGATGAACAAGCGTGACGCGTCGAACTACTACCTGCTGGGCTACGCCAACATGCTGCAAAACATGATGGCTGCCGTGGCAGCGACCAACTACACCGAACCGAAGCCGAAAGACGGCCAGGGCGGCGGTGGTGGTCAGTACCAGCGTAACAACAACGGTGGTGGCGGTAGCAACAACTATCAGCGCAACAACAATCAAGGCGGCGGTGGCGGTGGCCAGCGTCAGAACGATTGGGGCGGTGATGGTGCTGGTACCGGCGGTGGCGCTGACTCGTTCGGCGACGACGACTTCCCGATGTAAACCCCATAGAGAGAAAGGAGTGGATCAATACGATCCACTCCTTTCTCTTAGGTTATTGTCCTGAATCGAAGGGCTATGTGTCGCGTTGATAAAAGTCGACGCTAACATTTTTGAAGTATATATCATCCAAGTGCAGTACTTCGACTAGGAAGCTTGTATGCAAATTCTAAATGCTAGTGAGAAGCCCAATGAACTCACTACGGTCCGTATCGTGCACGGAGATGAGTCGTTGGACTGGAGCGTTTCGATCCTGTATCGTCGGAACAACTTCAAAGACCTGCCCAGTCTGTTCTTGCAGATTAACGCGTTCTTTGCCAGTTTGTCCCCCGAGAAACAGTTCGAGATCTGGCAAACGTATTGCCAAATCCACGAAGTGATCAAAACCGTTGCCGACATGGACCGCATGAAGATGCGTGTCACTGGGTTGGTTCGTGACTTGTACAAGCTCATCACCTTGGATGAACTCACGAACTGGATTCGCATGTACGGCAAGATCTACATGCCCACCACAACCAAAACGGAGTTAGACGACAAACCGTGGGAGAAAACCTACCTGCGGGATGATTACTACCCACTGGCCTACATGACTGTAGCCTTGTTGGGTATGGTGCCAATCTTCGGTGAATACGCCGAAGTGATCTTGCCTCAGGTTGGTAACAACTTGAAAGAGTTCTACACTCTGGGCTTGATCGGGAAATCGTGGCTGTACGAAACTCCAGCGATGGAAAGGCTGCGGGTGTACATTGAACCGTACGCTCAGGCCGAGAAAGTTTCGAACGGGGCGGTCTTCAAAGCGTTGGGTTCGGAAGCCCTGCCGACTTGGTTGCTGGCGAAAGTCATCGTCCGTAAAGTCTGCATCGGTGAAGTAACCGTTGAAGATAACAATTGTAGCGTGATCTCTAACGTTTACCATGCAATTGACACCAGCTTGCGTTCGCTGGATCGTAACTTCTGGAAAGACGGTGCGATCATCCCTAAGACTAACAAGTCGCGGGAAACTGAGGAAGATAACATTTCCTCGGCAGAGAACTACAAGATCAAGCAGGAGGTCTCCAACGGCGACATTGTAATGTTGTCTGTTTATACGGAGAACTATCTTGGTATGGCAAGGAAGGTTGATCCAACCATCCCGCCAGAACTGGTAGAAGGTTTCGTGGGGATTCTCACGAGGATGACTGGGATGCGCATCGAGCAACACCACATGACCATGTGTCAGTGGGTGATGTCCAAGTCCTTGTCTGCACGGGCTATCCCAAGCCTGAACAAACCTGCCCTGTTGCGCACCATGGGTGTTACCCAAGCGCTGCTGTGGCATTGGGACTTCAAGGAACTCGCGGCCTTGATGAGCGCACAGCCTGTCGTGCTGGCTGATGAGTACTCGTTGGGCAACAACGATTACCGTGCGCGTGTGTCTCGCGAATACGTCGCGGCTTTGCTGGAGCGTTACCCATACGCACAGCGCCAAGGCGGTAAAGCGAATGCTGGTCAAAATGATCGGCAAAACAATGTGGCCATCAAAGCGATCAACATGTTGGTTAGCGAGATGTCGAAGAACTACTGGAGTCTGAACCTGCCTCAGGAACTGCTCCCGGAACTTTCCCGCTACATTGTTAACGGCGATATGGTCCTGCCTGCTGAAATCAAAAACCAGTTGGCGCGCTTGATCCTTGAGCGTATCCCGGCCTAATCTAAACTCACTGACTCAGAAGGTCAAATACGAAGATGTCCAATTTCCAAATCGCTAAGTTGTTGTTCACACCGACCGGTACGTACAACGACCAGTATCTGCGTCCGTACTACATGGGCGATAACGTTGACACCCAAGTGATGTCGATGTTGCAGGAAACTACCCGCGCTGGACGTCAGATCAACGCAGGTACGTTGTCCGGCATCGGTGGGATGATGCTCAAGCCGAGTGCTGACATCTTTACTCAGGTTCAGATCGCCAATGGTTTCGGCGAGCAGCGCCTGCGTTTCATGATGGAAGTACATTCCCGCGCCATGGGCGCTAACCTGATCACCTACGTGTCGGGCTACACCGACTACCCTGGTTTCCACCGCGTGGATAGCCAGAACACCGTGATCGACCCGAACCTCAAGCTGTACTTCGACAAGTCGGTCACCATCCAGCATCTGGGTGAACGTACCAACGTGATCGATTCCAGCCACCTGTTGTTCGGTGCGTACAACCCAAGCTTCAACGCCAGCCAAGAAAACGTGGCGATGACTATCCGTCCAGAAGACATCTTCTCGGTGCTGGAAGTTTCGTCGCAGACTGGGGGTGCTCACTACGCCGACGGTCGTCTGGTCTTTGCCGACCTGATGCCGAAGAAGTCCAAGCTGGTTAACGAAATTCCGAACCACTACGCTGCTTCGGTGATGTCGAACTTCCGTGACTCGGTGGTGAACGGGTTGGGTGGTAACTCCACCATGCCTGACGCCATGCAGTACGCCATCGGTAACGTGGCAGAAGGCGTAATCACCGAAGACCCACTGTTCCATGCGATCTGCAAGACGCTGAACTTCAACGAGGACGGCAGCATCACTTACGGTGCGCTGTGCAGTATCTCGCCGGGTCTGGACAATGTCACCGCAGTAGCTGGTGGTCAGTCGCAGTTTGCGCATAGCCTGCACAACCGTGGTTCGACTGCCAACTGGAACGCGGCCAACGGTGAAACCCTGGCAGCGATCGCTGTAGCCACTCAGGTACCGGCACTGATGTCGGACCTGTTCCTGACTGGCGTTGTGTTCGTAGCAACCAACGACACGTTCGGCGGTGAGTACGTAGTGGACGTCAAAGACTACCACGCCTTCGCAGCATTCGACATGACTCGCTACATCGAGATGTTCAAGCAGCGCTTGATCGGTTCGGTGCTGCGTGGTCTGTCCCACAACAGCCAGATCAAGTTCAGCTTGACCGGTATGGTGGACATGCACGGCGAAACCTGGGTGAAAGTCAGCATGCAAGGCGGCGCTGCCCAGGACTTCTGCGCCCCGACTTGTGCTTCGGCATTGTTTGCCCCAGTGCTGTCGTACAACAAGGAACACGTGTTCGGTCTGGTGAGCGACTTCGAGACGATCGCCCGTAACCTGGACATTCAACACCACGCGCCGCAGGAACCACAGAACTACCAAGTTCAAGTGCCAGTCCAGCAGCCAAACTTCAACGTAGGCTCTCCGCAGAGTCAGCATAACCCATGGGAAGGAAAACTATGACCATCCTCGAACTGTATCGCGCCATTCTGGCAGCGAACAACTTCGTGGTCGGCGAAGACAATCTCGTCAGCTACGTAATCGGCGGCGAGAAAGTCCCGGCCATGTGTAACGGGAAGCGCATTGTCTTCCCGGCTGCACCAGTGCTTCAAAACCCGGACTGGGAAAACACCATCGCGTTCCACCCAATGTCCGAAGCGATCATTCGTGGCGAGTCCCCGATGATCCGTAAGCTGAAAGTCGCGGTGATGGCTCGTATCACCACCGTGGCTTCCTGCCTGCTGACCGACCTGATGGGTATGGCTGTCGATACCGACTACCACAAGAAGCTGTCGCCGACTCAGTCGGAGTTCTTGTCGTTGATCGGTGCGGTGAACGCTGACACTCTGAAGAAGCTGAACAACCTGATGGATGTGATCTCGATCGACGGTGAACGTCGACTGATGTCCCTTTTCATCAAGCGCGGCGGCACCTACAAGGGCAAAGGCTACCAGCGTGTGGCAGTCGTGGACTTCCCACTGGTCGAGCAGTTGAAATCCGAAGGCACCAAAGCCTACGACGTCAACATGGGTTCGCTCAAGAACAAGAAGGCAATCCTCGCGCTGTTCAACTACATCCTCCCGGATGCGGATGTCGCAGAAGCCTACTCGTTCGGCAGCAACAGCATGGCCGCCCCGAACCTGCACGCGTTGTTGAGTTCGTTCGTCAAGATTGCCAAGAAGCTGAACAAGATCACGCATCTGTTCCGCAAACACCTGGACAATCCAGACGAGCTGCACATCGACTTGGCCTTCGCCGATCACATCGACGATCTGGCACAGTACCGCGACATGATCCCGTCGCTGGCTGGTAACGAAGGCGATGTGGGTGATGGTCACGAAGGTGTCAAGGCTGCGTTGGGTGTTGTTTCCCATGCACCGAAAGCCAACGTGAACCGCTTGGCCCAAGCTGTGGTAGATCGTGAATCCGCTGCACCTACTGCATTCCCGCCGCAGAGCAACGACCTTCCGTTCGATCCACCGTACGCCCAGCAGTCCACCACTCAGCAAGAACCAGCGCCAGCAGGCGGTACTTGGAAAGATCTTCTCGCCAAGTCGCCAGCCCTGCAACAACAAAACGCCGCGTTCCAGCAGGCGAACCGCTTCGCTCAGCCAGCGCTGTTCCAGCAGCCGCAAGCTTTCCACGCACCTGTGCAGGTGACCCGTGGTGGCTACGCCCAGCCGCAAGGAACCAGCTTCTTCAACACCAACCAGAACAACGGCTTCCGGGGCCAACAAGGTCCGAGCCTGTTCGGTCAGCAACAACAGGTCATGTTCCCTAACGGGATCTGACCTGACGGCATAAAGAAAAGGGAGGGGTCAAAGCCTCCCTTTTCTTTTTATAGCTTATTGACAGTGGTTGCATAAATCCGACGGATGTTCTCAATAACTTCTGCCGGTGGATAGAGGAACTGATTCATGGTACTCAGGAATTCCCGTGGATCGGTCATGTCATTGACTCGCATGACAACCCAGTGTAGGTATTCTGGGACGTTTTTAGCCTGGAGCATCCCGTAGAAATCGTATTCGTACTTGTACGCCAAGTCGTTTTCGATCTCCACGAGTTTGGTTTCCTGCATGTTGCGCAGTAACCCCAGATGTGTTTCGAGCACGCGCCTGAATGCTTGGTCGTAATAGACCTGTGCACCAGGGTCAATCATCTTCTGGGCAATTGGCATGGCCATAGTAAAACCTCACATCCAACAAAAATCATTTGAAACCTATACTATTATTGGGACACTGGCTTCGTGCGCCTGTTTCAATGGTAACAAAACTCCCTCTGTCAGGAGCGTTTTATGGACGATACACCCATTCCGCACTATTCGAACGCGGACCCGATGGCGACAGACTACCAACTGTTTCCAGAGATCACCGGCCAAGGCAGCATTATTACGCACCTTCGCGCCAACAGTTCGTCTCGTGTGCAGATGGTAAACTCGCAGTACGGTCAAGCGCTGGTAATTAAGGGAGCTACACCTCGTCGGCAACAAACCGGCACTGAACGCGAATTCGGTCGCTTTACCTTTGAGAAAAGGTTTGACCGCAATGTGAACATCATTGCAGAGATCGAACGCTATCCGTTTTCCATTGGTGTGGACACCATTGCTGAAAACCCTGAAACTGTATACATCTACGAAGATGCGGAGACATTAGAGATTGGGGTCCTGGTGGTTCCCCGGTTTAACTGCAAACACCAGTACTTTGGTTTCAAGTACCAGTTCAACAAAGACGTGACCTCCAAGCTTTATGCCGGTGCTAGCATCCCTGCTGGTTCCGTGGTGGCACGTTCCTCGAACCACGACAAAGACGGTAACTATAACTTGGGTCGTGAACTCAAGGTGGCGTACATGTCGATGCCTGGGGTTATTGAGGACGGCGTGATTGTGGCGGACGATGTTTGTCCACACCTCGTTGCAAAAGGCTTCAAGAAGTACACCGAGTCGGCAGGTTCTAAACACATGTTCCTGAACCTGTATCGCGACAAGGACAATCCAGGACAGTACAAACCGTTCCCGGACATTGGCGACTACGTTCGTCCTGACGGTCTGCTGTTTGCTACTCGCCCATACGACCCACTGCTGGCTCCTGTAGAAATGTCTGTGGGTGCTCTGCAAGAAGTCGACTACGTCTACGACAAACTCACCTACGTTCAACCGGGTGCGCGAGTTATTGACGTGCAGGTGTATCACGAGGATACCAATCGGAATCCTCCAACACCGATGGGCATGGAACGCCAGATGAACAAGTATTATCAGGCGAACCTTAAGTTCTACCAGAAAGTGCTGGACATCTACTACAAGCTCAAGAAGTCTCACGGCGCTAACCTGTCGTTGACTCCAGAGTTCCACGAGCTGATCTTCCAAGCACTGGGCTACGTAAACAAACCTAACGCACAGGGTCAGCAGGCCAGCAAGACCTATCGCCGTCAACCCCTGGATGACTGGCGTGTGGAAATCACCATTGAGTTCGACACCCACCCAACGGATGGTGCCAAGCTTTCTGGTGGTCACGGTAACAAAGGCGTAATCTGCCAAGTGTGGCCAGCCCACCGTATGCCTGTCGATGCTGAGGGTAATCGGGCTGACATCATCATGGAACCGTATTCCGTGATCAAGCGTATGAACTTGGGTTGTATGTACGAGCCGTATATCAACGCCTCGGCAGACCGTCTGACCAAGAACCTGCGTGAAATGTTTGGCTTTAACCGTGATGGTAGCGACGTTCCTAAGGAGGTTAAATCGTTGCTGCGCTTCCAAGCACCACAAGCTGGTGTGCGGTTGGACCCAGAGAAAGTACAGCTAGCGTACAGTGCGTTGCTGCGCTTCTATCAAATCTGTTCGCCGTGGATGGTGCAGATGATGATGGAGCCGGACTATCCGAACGCTGGTGAACCACACGTGCTCTCCGTACTGCGTGACGGGATCTACCTGTGGATGCCGAACAACAACCCGGTTGACTACCCGACTATGGTCGAGCAGTTGAAGGAGGAATTCCCTCCTGTGTACGGTCCGGTCAAGTTCATTGGTTATCTCGGTAAAGAGGTTACCACGGTCGAACCCGTACTTATCGGTAGCGCTTACATCATCGTCCTGGAGAAAACCGGTGGCGATTGGTCTGGCGTATCGGCAGCGAAACTGCAACACCACGGCATCCCAGCCAAGATCACCAAGTCTGACAAGAACAGCTATCCGGGTGCAGCTCAGCCTGTGCGGATGACTGGTGAGGCAGAAGTGCGTCTGGGCGCGGCAACCTGTGGCGGCGAAGTCTGGGCAGATATCATCGATCAGTCCAACAACCCGACAGTCGGTAAGGAAATCCTGGCAAACATCATGCGAGCCCCGAAACCTACTGACATCAAGGAAGTTATCGACCGGAAAGAGTTCCCGGTGGGTAACGGTCGAAACAACGTGTTCGTGAACCACATCCTTGAATGTGCGGGCATGCGCTTCGTCTATAAGAAAGAAGAGTCCTAAGGAGGTCGTATGAATCGTTATTCTGCTCGCGAGATCTACCAGCAGAGTGAGGAAGATGTCTGGACCTTCCCGGACGACAAGTTCATCATTGAGTACGATGATGGTGAACTGCTGGTTGAGCGTGAAGCCACGATCTACGTGTGGTATTGCGCTTTGTTCAACCGGCGCTACCCGCAAATCCCCCACCTGAAGAAGTCTCACATGGGTGGGGACCGCCTGACCAAGGATACATTCAACGACCTGATGGCTGTTGGGCGTTCCTTGGCGGTGGACCACTGTACTGCTAACGGGATTGTCTACGACAACGAAGAGTGGTCGCGTGCAATCTACGATACGCAGCAGATGATCTATAACAACACCGTGACGATGCAAGAGCGCCATGTGGCCAGTATCTGTATTACTGACTTCATCGACGTAATCCGTCATCCGAAGATTGCAGCGGCTAACGCCAATGCGAAACCGACTCAGCAATCCATCGATGAAACTTATCGTGCTGTGACGGCGGTGTTGAAAGATCCCAATGAACTGGCCTACAACCCAATCGCTAAGGCTGTGAAGTCTAAGCTGGTGAGTATCGGTCAGACATTGCAGGTGGTTTCTCTGCGGGGCTTCCTGACTGACGTAGACTCTCGGATCTTCCACGATCCGGTAATGCGGAACTACACCCAGGGTCTGATCAGCCTGTACGACGCGTTGATCGAATCTCGATCGGCATCCAAAGCGTTGGAAGCTGCAAAAGACCCAGTGGCAGACTCCGAGTACTTCAACCGCCAGCTCCAGTTGGGTTGTGGTACGCTACAGCGGGTGCACTACGGCGACTGTGGTTCTACTGGAACCATGCGTTGGAAGGTAACTGCGGGGAACTTCCAGGCGTTGGAAGGTAAGTATCGGGTAACCCCTGAGGGTCTGTTCCCGATCCTGAAACACCAGCGTAACCTGATTGGTACGGAGATCGAGGTCCGCACGGTCCTCAAGTGTCGCCACCCCGATCGTTATGGTGTCTGTTCCACCTGCATGGGCGAGTTGGCTTTCTCGATTCCGCCTGGCACTGTATTGGGTCACGTCTCTGCCACAACCTTATGTGAGCTGGTGTCGCAAAGCGTTCTGTCTACCAAACACTTGGATGGTAGTTCCGTGGTCGATGATTTCTATATCAACGAACACGATCAGGCGTACTTGCGATTGGGTACAATGGGCAACGAAGTCAAGCTCAATGCTGAGTTCGCTGGTCTTCCGATCAAGATGGTGATCCCTGCGGATTACGCACCACGACTGCCTGACCTGAACAGGGTGCGGACGGTACGGGCGCTACCGCTGGAACGACTGTCGGAAATCGTGGATATCACCCTGGAAATCCCTGGGCCCGAGGAAACGGCGGACAAAGTTAACCTGTCGGTCTCGATGGGTTCGCGACTGTCGTACCTGACAGAAGAAGCGTTGATCTACATCAAGCGTAATGGTTGGGATCTGACCACACGCGGCGACTACGTGATTGACCTGACCAACTGGGACTACAATGATGTAATGTTCAAGCTCCCCATGAAACACACCAACATGGTGGAATACATGGGCGAGATCGAGAAGTTCATCAAAGCGGCCCCAACCCGGAAAGGGAAACCGCGTGGCAAACGTTCGCGTTACCAGACCTCGAATGCCTACTCGAACACCGAGGAAGCATTGTTTGCGTTCTACGGGCTGATCAGTTCGAAGCTGAACGTAAACATCCAGCACCTTGAGGTGATCATTCTGTCCACTATGGTGGAGAGCGTGGAGAAACGGGACCACCGCTTACCGCTAGACCGTGAGAACGGTGAGATTGGTTATTACGAGGACAACATGGATAACCGTAGCTTGGCTGCGTCCATGGCGTACGAACGTCAAGGGGCTACGCTCCAAGACATCCGTACCTTCATTCTGAAGAACCGTCCTGACCACCCACTGGACCCCTTGATGATGGGGGACTTGACTAGACAGTAAGTGTTGGAGGTAGGAAGTGTCGTGTTTAACCCCGATTCCACCTACCATTGCAAAGCCAGACTTGCGCATCATTGTGGCAAGTCATCACGTCCGTGTGGTTGATTTTGACCATCGGGTGAAATTCGCCCTGCTGGAGTTCTGTAGGGGCTTAGCGCAGTACGGCATGGAGAGGATGCCCAATGGGCAATTCAAACGTGCCATGCTGCGCGTCTTTGTAGGGGTAGCACACGACAGGTCATTCTTTCACTTCCATCGGAATGAGTTAGACGACCTGAAGCGACACCTGAAACTGTATGGCTTTAACGAGCAAAACATCCAGTACGAGTACTTAGTTGAGAACTACGGATTCCCTGCGGAGTTCGACGTAATTGACAAACGTACTCCCCGAGACGACCAGATTCCCAAGATCGAGTACGTCGGGCAAGACGGGGTCACGAAAATCATCACGGTTGATCCAGGCCGTGGTAAAACCTTTATGGCACTGACAGCTATCGCGAGTTATGGCAAGCGGGTATTTCTCTGCATCAAAGCCATGTATATCAAGAAGTGGATCGGTGACATCGAGGCTGCGTTCAAGTTAAAGAAAGGCGACCTGATGGTGTTACAGGGTTCCAAGCAGCTAGCGCTTGCGACGAACCTTGCTGTGGCTGGTGCGTTGGATGCAAAGATTGTAATCTGCTCCAACACCACCTTCTACAATTACCTGAAGGACTATGAGAAGTTCAAAGACGGCTTGCTCGACTTGGGGTATGGGTGCACGCCCCCGAACTTCTACCAAACCATGGGTTTTGGCTTCCGGTTGATTGACGAGGTCCACCAGGACTTCCATTTGAACTATCGCCAAGACCTGTACATGCACTGTCAGAAAGCGCTTTCACTCTCCGGTACATTGGAAGGTGATGACGATTTCCTGAACCGTCGTAAGGAGATCATGTTCCCTAAACGGGAGCGGATTGACAACGGCGAGCGGGTGATCTACACCACAGTGGAAGCGCTGGCGTATCGGTTGAAACAGCCTACGCGACTCAAGTGGATCAATAGGGCCCGTAAGTCCTATTCCCACATCATGTTCGAACAGGCCCTCATGGACCCGAAGAACAAGGAGTCGTTAAGGGCGTATCTGGAGATGAACGCTGACATCGTCCAGCAGAACTACCGCCGGGTAATGAAGGAAGGGCAGAAATGCCTCATGTACTTCGCCACGGTGGAGATGTGTACGTTGATGGCAGATTACCTGCGTCCACGTCACGCCGACTTGAAGGTGATGCGGTATACAGCAGAAGATGATTTCGATGAGATGCTTGAGTCGGATATCATTGTCTCCACCCTGAAGTCACTTGGTACAGCCCAGGATATTCCAAAGCTGCTCCATGTGTACATGACGGATGGATTGGGTTCCAGTCAGGCAAACCTACAAGCGATGGGGCGTCTACGGGATACGATCTTGAAGATCTGGCCTGATGCTATACCGACCTTCTTCTACTTGGTGTGTAGTGACATTGAAAAACACATCGAGTATCATGACCGTAAAGTGGAAACATTCCGCGGTCGTGTGTTGAGTCACAAGTTGTACACAACCGATTACGTGATCTAGTGGTGGGGGTCTACGGACCCCTACGTTTTATGCCAGCCTTTAGAAAGGTGAGGAGTATGGAACAAGTTGCTATGTTCGGCGAGATGACTAAAGACCGCGCCGAATACCTATTCAAGCTACCCCCGGATGCACTCTTCCGCGATCCGAGGATGCCAGCGCACTTGCGCCAGTTGATGATTGACGTCCTCGACCAGCCTTACGTGCCTTTCATGTTGTCCGAACGCCGGGCAATCCATGGAACCCCTTACAGCTTCATTATCCGTGGTGAAGAAATCGCGGACCACAATCTGCGCCACACTGTCCTCAAAGGTTTCAACTTTGCATGGCACTTGATGGGCGGTGCGTGGGTCATGGAGATGGTGAAGAACCTGGGGATGATCTTCGCGACGTACTTCATCGCAGAAGCCTACGAACAGTTCTACATTACCTTCTATCAGCGTTACGTCATGAAGGAAGTCAACCCCACTAAAATGTACGCTGTGGTGGATGACTATCTGGTGGTAATCCTTGCGAACATGCAAGCCAACTTCCGTAAAGAGGTGGCGATACACATGATCGGACGGGTGCTCCAATTCATGGCTGCGACTGTAGATCAGACCCAAGCATTCTGCCAACGGGTCAATGTGGTGACGCAGCACATCAACTACAACCACACTCTCCATTGAGTGCGGCATAAAGAGCCCCGGTTTCCCAGGGCTCTTTTTTTTTTGCTACTATGCCGCCTTACAGCGAGTAGAACTCGGTCACGCGCTGTTGGATGGCGCCGTCACGGAAGCCAGCCAGGGAAGCGGTCAGGTCAGCTTGCTCCAGGCCCAGACGACGGGTGGCCGGATCAGCAGTTGCCGACAGCAGGTTCAGCATGCGGTTGAAGTTCTTGCGATCGTTGTTCGGGATGGTGAGATCCGCGAAGTAACGGTAGATGTAGCGATCGTTCAGAGCACCACTGCGGTTCTCGTGGACGAAGGCCAGCAACATGGTGTAGCCCTTGATGAACTCAGGGCCTTCCAGTTTCAGGATCGCGTCGATGGTGCGCCACAGGATGGTCTGCTGGGTTTTACCCTCGATAGCAGTCATCGGTTGCGACGGGTGCATCGCCTTGGCGTAGTCAGCGAGCTGGTTGGCCAGAATGGTCAGGGTCAGGTTGTTCTGTTGCACTTTGATTTCAGCCTTGGTAACAGCGACAGGAGCCAGGGTCACCGACGGGATACGAGCGTGTGGGGTGACTACTGGGGTGTTGTTCGGAGCATCGGCTACAGCAGGCAGGTCGCCTTGTGCAGGTGCGTCAGCAACGGCTGGGACATCGTTGATCGGAGTGCCGTCGCCGTCATCCCCTTCACCTTCGTCCTGACCTTCGTCACCACCCTGATCTTGTTGACCAGCGGTCAGCGCCGCGAGGGCCGCCAGCGCTTCTGTGTCCGAGCCCTCATCGGAGTTCCCAGCACTCTCGGAGCCTTCGGAATCGGTGCCGCTCTCGCCCTGGCCTTCGCCGCCGGTCTCAGGCTCAGTGGAGTCGCCTTGATCAGTGTTGTCGCCAGCGCCAGTGCTATCCAGCTCGTTCTGGTCCTGAACATCCTGTTCACCCTGTTGTTGAGTTTGTGGTTGGGTGGTGTTGTTTTGCTTGCCCATTGGGACTGTCTCCGTATTGAGAATGAACTGCTTCAGAAGATAGACTTCTTGAAGTCGTATTTAGCGGTCTTCAAAGACTTACCGTGCATCGCGCCCATGAAGATACCCATCATCTGGGAACCTACGTCTGCTGCCAACAATCCGAGAGAGGTTGGGTTGAGGGCGTTCTTTGCGCCCATACAGCATTCGCAGAAGCCGGTTTTCGGAGTCCTACACAACATGGGTGTTCTCATGTTGATAGTTTTACCGATCTTACTTTTAAGGTAAGCTTCTTCTAAGAGCTTCGCCCCTTGTGGAGTGTTCTCGTAGAAGCCAGCAAACTCCTTGTAGTTGTCTTCTGTTACTTCCTTGTCCCAGCCCAGAGTAGACCCACAGTCCTTCTCAGCGATAACCGTGTTCTGGAATACGCGACCCAGGAACTTTACAGCCTCCCCACCGAGTGCCGTGTCTCGACCACGGTTGTACGAACCTTCACGCAGGGAGTTGACCATTGATGGAAGCTTCTCGATCTCCCAGCCTTCGTTCAGGGAGTTCTTAATGAAGTCAACGTCAGTGCCTTCCTGGAACCCAGCTTCTGCACCGTGCATCAGGAAGACCTTCTTACGCACAACGTCGTAAGACTTGTTCGGGTTGACGTAGAAACCGTCACCGCCGTCCGGGTCCTCAGCCATCCACTGTTTGTCGATCTTGATCAACTCAGCATCGATCATCGAGATCACAGCAGGATCGTTCAGACGGTCCTTGTACTTCTCTACCAGCTTGTTTCGGATCTCAGGGATGCGAGGGTCAGTCGACATCGTCCGCGGCGTAGCAGAGGGCACACAGAGCTGTGTGAAGCCCATCAGTGCAAACATCGCACGGTTGAACTTCTTGTACTCTGAAACGTAGATCGGGTTCAGGTCATTGGGGTCGTAGTTCTCCCCGTTGTTCACAGGGTTCGACGTCAGACGCGGCTGGATCAACGACTCCACACCCTTCGGCGTCAATCGACCCTCGAGGTAAGGAATCTTCTTACCCATCGAGTAGATCAACACGTAGAAGTTAAACAGCAGGTTGCCCGCTGTGGTAGTGATCGGCGCAGCCAAGTTCGGAACACGATCAGGGGTGATCTGGATCTTGTCCTTGAACGTGAGTACTGGACGTTCAATAGGTGCGTCGTCGAGTAACACCAGATCATCTAAGTTCTCTGGGTTACGGAAGAACACGTTCTTGTCAGTCTTTACGATCTCGTAAGGAAACCGGTACTCTTTCGGATCGATCAGCAGGCTGAACAAACTCAGCACCCAGATCTTCTTTTTATAGGCGCCAGCATTCAAGGCGGCCAAGTAGTAATCGGCGACTTTCATTTAGTGGGCACCTGGCTTAAGAGTTGTTGACAGTGACGCAACACAGCCGTAAGGGTAGGCATGTGGTGGATCACGTTCTCTGCTTGGGTCTGAGCCGCTTCCAGTAACTTGTCGTCTGGTACGTTAGACGCCAGCACGTAAAGCAGGTACTGTTCAGCCAACAGTTGAGGCTTACGGTTCCACTCCATAGTTTGAGCGAGTGCCGCTTCGTAACGCGCTTGGAAGCGAAGGATCAACGGCTCCAACGGTAACCCTAAGGTAGCCCCGTCTTCGATCTCGTCAATCAACCATGGGTTCTGTACCTTGAGCAACAACGACTTGGTGCGCAACAGAATAGCGTTGTCCGAATTGTCGATTTGTTCCAGGCTGTCAGGTTTGGTGATCTGCTCGAGGATACGTTTGAACAGCGCTGGACTCACCTCTTTCACAAACAGCAAGTAGTCGGCCCACGTGTATTCAGTGAGCAACTCCAACATGTCTGCCAAGCGCTGCTCAGGATCTTCTTCCGACAGACAGTGAGCTTCGATGGTCTCGATGTCTTCGAAGTTGGTGATCTGGTTGATGCCGCGCTGCATAGCAGTCAAGTGACGCAGGTTGATGTCGATCCCTTGTTGCAGGGTCACACCGAACTGGTTAACGCAAGCCTCGAGTGCGTCTTCCAGATAGTTGCGGATCTTGGCCACAGTGGCATCACGACCTACACCATCTTCTACTGCGATGATGTCTTCGATGTCATCTAAGTGAGTGACCAAACCGGATTCACACATCACTCGAGCACAGTCAACCAGTGACTCGGTCGCCTCGGGTGAGATGTGCTGATCGAGGTAGACCTCTAGTTCATCAATAGTCATAGACTGTCCTATCTGTTAAATAATACACCAACTTCCAATTATAGGAAAAGTGCCTCTTTTCTTTTATTCAGTCCACTGGCACGTAACTTTTTACCACAGGAAATCGAAAGCAATGTCGAATCCCCAACAGAGTTCGCGTTATCGCGGACCGAACAATGTGGCTCAACTCAAAGCCCACAATGATGGCCTCTCCGTCTGGATGGGTCTGGATGAACTGCTCGCCGAGTGCAACGCACTGCGCACCAGCCCGTCCAACGCACTGATTCTGATTCGTGACAAAGAACTGGTCAAACGTGCCGTGCAAGATCCGAAGGGTCTGATGGCTGCGGTTGAAGTTCTGAACCGCGACATGCACACCTACAAAAACAAGCTGGAAGTCATCCACGCTAAACATACCGAGCTGGCGCGTTCGCAGCAAGGTAACCCGACTCTGGGTCAAGATGACCTGCTGGCGGCGGTGTTGTCTATCGCAGAAGAGTACAGCGAATGGATCACGTCATATCAATTGGTTGTGATCCCGGCTGCGTTCAACGTCACCGGCTTCTTCCAGCCTGCTGATGTCGTGGCCGCCGCCCAAGCTGCTCCGGCCGCTGCGGTACAAACCCCTGAACTGTCCTCGCTGTAAGGAGTTGTTACATGCCCATCAATGATGACGGTCAAGGTCAAGATCTACCGGCCGAAGAAGGTCAAGCAGTAGAGTCCACTGTTAAGCCTTCCCTGGACCCAACCTCGCAGAGCCATGACTACCAGGCCAAGACCCACAACCTGAACGTCACCCAGGAAATTCCTCACAGCCGTGCACCGACTGAAAAGGAACTCCAGTACATCGACTACGAAGCAGAGAACGCCACTCTGCAACTGCTCGGTGGTGACGCTTTCGATCTGGGTGCTCTGATCGACAACTATCCGAACATCAACGCTGCTGGTGACCCGACTACCCGTCTGTGGACCCAAACCCTGAGCAAGGGTCAGAACGTCCTGATGCGTGGTAACCCGCTGGCTGCTTCGATGAACCGTGAAGGCTCCGACTGGGCTCAGTTCATCGAAGTCGAAGGTCAGAAGCTGGGCGCTGCTCGTCCGCGCTTCGATACCAGCGGTGGTGCACTGACTGGTGAGCGTGCGCAGATCTACGCTGCTGCAATGACCGGCTTGGGTTCGATCGTTTCTGTACCCCTGTGGCACACCGGCATCTGGCTGAGCTTCAAGAACCCGCCAGAAGCTGCGATCCTCGAACTCGAGCGTCGCATCGCCAACGACAAGATCACCCTCGGTCGTTTCACCAACGGTCTGCTGTTCTCGAACACCTCGGTGTATCAGGTTAACTACCTGCTGAACTTCGCGTTCACCTACGTGTTCGAAACCAACGCCAAAGAGCTGAACATCGACTACCTCAAGTCGATCATCAAGGTCACCGACATCCCGACCATCCTGTGGGGTCTGGCGCTGGCAATGTACCCGAACGGCTACCCGTACGCTCAGGCGTGCGTGAACACCGACGCGTCGTGCAAGCACGTGATCAAGGAAATGCTCGACCTGGGCAAACTGATCTACACCGACAAGTCCTCGCTGACTGCTTGGCAGAAGCGTCGCATGCAACAGCGCAAAGCTCGCATGACCGACGACGACATCAAGCGTTACGAGTCCGAACACGTCCGTGGTGGTCAGCGCCGCGTGGAACTGTCGGAAGTGGTTTCGGCCACCCTCGGCGTTCCGAACCTGCAACAGTACGAAGACTCGGGTTTCACCTGGGTCGGTGGTATCGTCGACATGATGGAGAGCGCTTTCCAAGTGCCTCTGAAAGGCGACGAGCGTGACAGCTACATCAGCAACCAGGGTCGCCTGTCGACCATGCGTCAATACGGCCACTGGGTGCAGGAAGTGCACATGGGTAACGGCGATGTCCAACTGGGCACTGACCGTGAAACCGTTGAGGGTCTGATGGCGACCTTCTCGACCAACGAGGAACTGCGCAACAAGTTCATCGAGGAAATCGGGAAGTTCATCGACGACTCGACCATCTCGCTGGTTGGTCTGCCACGGCACAACTGCCCGGCCTGTAACTTCCCGCAGATGACTGCTGAGCACAAAGCGCACCCGCACGTCATTCCTCTGGACGTGGCTCGAGTGTTTTTTTTCCTGCTCTCCCAACGCATCAGCAAAGTCCTTTCAAAAGTCTCCCTCTTGTAATCGATCCAGAGATTCGAGAGCACAACGATCGACACGTGGCCATGCCAGGCTTCGGACTGCAACGCGTAGGTATGAAAGGGCAAGTCGAGCACCTGTTGGAAACCACGGGTAAACTCGATAGCATTTCCGCCCAACTTGTATTGCGTGACGCATACGACATTGATTATGGGATTTACGACCACATCAATGATAAGTCTCGTCCGTTGGCATTGGCAGCTCACTTTGATAAAGAAGACTACCACGAGTACGGTGGTCTTTACAGAGCGATCTACCAGTACAACGTTAACGAGATCTATAAGCGCTGGGGTTACACGGTCGATCAGTTCTTGAGTCTCCCTCGAGAAATCCATCGACTGATCCTGCGAATCACTGCTGAGGATGCTAACCGGGCTACCTTGCCTACGGAACAGCAGATCCGGCAGTTACAACAGAATCAGAATACGAGGAAGACTTGATGATCCGTTTCGAAGGCGAGGGTGACTTGTTCTCGTGTGGGGTCCAGACCATTGCTTGTCCTGTGAACACCGCAGGTACTTTGGGCAATGGTTTGGCGCTCCAGTTCAAGATCAGGATTCCTGGGCTGCTTGAGTTCTATCAAGCAGCTTTGCGTTCAGGTGACTTAGCGGTAGGCAAGCTTGTGACTTACGACGTCGGTCCTTTCCGCGTCTTGTTGTTTCCCACGAAGCAGCATTGGTCCAAGCCGAGCAAGAGAGAATACCTCGAAGCTGGATTCAAGGATCTGGTTGCGCGGTATAAAGAGTTGGGGATTACCGAACTGGCGATCCCTGCTCTGGGTTGTGGGTACGGTCAGATCGACTACATCAAGGTCTTCAAACCTTTGGTGCAGGAGTGTCTGGCTGAAACCGAACTTCCTGTGGACATTCTCTTGTTCTGAGGGCCTTCGGGCCCTTTATGCCGTCTGTCGATTGAAACCTTTTTGAGATACATATTACCCGAGTGAGGAACAACAGTTGTTTATTCTCACACACCTAAGCTATCTATGAATCCTTAGAAGGAAGATGTCGCATGTCTCTGCTCCAACCAGTTATCGAAAAACTGCACGCGGACCGCAACCAGGTTATCATCGATCCACACGGTCGTAACATCGAAGTGTTGAACATCGTTGCTGCTGCGATCTTCACCATTCGCGACGTTCCGAAGATCTTCCTGTTCTCCAAGGAAATCTACGCTCCACTCACCCTCAACAACAATCTCATCGCCCACCCGAACGATCGTGATTTCGTACTACAAGTAGTCGAGATGAACGAAGACGATGCGATGGCCCTGAATCTCTATCAGGATCGTGGTGGTCAATCTACGTTGGACCGACTGTTCTGCGATCTGGCTGGTGGTCGTTATGATCACGCCAACATCAAACTGCTGGAGTTCATGCCCGCTATCGAAGTGGTTGATCACTTCTATAGTAACGCTCGTGAGGTCTTCGACGCCGTCGAGTTCTTCACCGACCCTGCGGGCCTGCTGCACAAGCCCAAGATGTTGATGGGTCTGGAGTGGACAGAAGATCCTCGTGGTCCTCGTTACCGTGGTCAGTCCACTGGTAAGAAGCATCTTCGCTGGGGCAACCAGTTGGTGTGGACCGAGTCCGGCGATATCTACTGGGTTACTCGAAAGAACGGCAACGGTAAGCCAATGATCATCGGCATGGGGGCGGTGGGTAGCGCTAACACCCACACCGAACTACTGCGCTTCTACCGCGAGTTCAACATGCACGGTTGGGCTGTCACCGCCATGTGGCCGATGCCTTACCATCTGCCGAAGTCGAAACCGGCTGACCAGCCTGACGAGTTCAAGCCAGCACCGCAGCACATCAACGAAGCGCTACAAACGATCCTGAACGCTGATACCAGCGAGCTGGGTCACGCCACCATGGTTCTGCTGGGTGCGATCATCACCAAACACGTGCCTGAACCGAAGGTCGATATGTACGCCAAGTACGAAGCCCTTCTGGAACGCACTATCGACGAATACATGGTCATCCTCGACGGCATCGGTGCCAAGAAGCGCACTGAGATCAAGGCCGGTTTGATCGCGATGTACATGAAGCGCTACCGCGAAACTTTCCCGGAAGTGAAGTAAGCGTCATAAAGGGGTCCTTTCGGGGGACCCCACTAATTAGATCCTCAGAAGGAAGTAATCGTGACAACAGTTGCAACCAATGGACACGCGATGTACGCCGACAAGCGATCGACGAACATCAACCCAAACAGCTACGCTTGTAATGACTGTGGTTCCACGGGACACAGTAGTAAAGAGGAATCCACGAAGATCACTCTTCTGGATAAAGATAGCAAACTGGACCACCGGTTGGTTGAAGGTCGCAAAGCTGTCTTTATGGGGACCTGTGGGTCTTCCAATATGACGTCCTTCATTAAAGCTATCTGGACAGCACGTTCTGATCTTAAGTACATCGTTGAGGCTTTCAACGCTGTGAATATGGAACGGACCAACATCCCTGACGGTCAAGCTTTGATCGTTACCGAACACCACGAGGTCTACCGATTCAGTGTTAGTCCTCGCAAGAAGTTGATGTCGTTGCGGGAGATCCCTCAGAAGGAACTTCCTGTAGCGATTGGTTCTGGTGCACCGTACTTCCAAACCTATCTCGAGTCCTTCAAGATTGGTTGGCTGTTTGCTTTCCGTATGGCTATCCATCGGGATCGTCATTCCAGCACTGACACCTACAGCGTGGCTGGTTGGAAAGCGGATAAAGAAACTGGTGATCTCAAGGTGGCGATGAAGGAACGCGTCCGTCCGGCTCAGTCGTACGAAGACATCTTGAAGATTGCACAGCGTAACATGCGTTTGTCGTAAAGCGACACATTAACTTAAATCCTAAGAAGGAAACTCCTCATGGCTACCTCGGAACAAAAGAAAACTGTCCACATCCGCCGCGTCATTGCAACCATGATTCGCGGTAAATCCAAAGAGGTCATTGACGTTCGCCGTTACGCGTACTTCGATACCGCCTTGCCTCGGATGTTACAGTTGGCGATCAGTTACTGTAACGAAGGCGACTTCATCGAATTCGCCAGTATTGAATTCGGGTACCAGCTTGGTATCTTGCATATCCGCAAGAATGGTCGGTTCGAGATTGAGATGAGTGACTTGGTGAAAGCCAGCCCGACTCTCCTTAAACTCATGACCGAAGACACCAAAAAGCAAAACGCTCTGGTAACAGCAGCGTTGAAAAAGGCCGGTGCCCGTTTATAATGGGCATAAAAGCAGGGGCCGCATCCCCTGCTTTTTTTTTAGCTCAACAGGACGATTAACTGCTCGTCACCAACGCGATCGTGGAGCCACTTGTAGAACTGGTTACGGCGAACGTTCTCGAAGAAGTACAGGGCGTCGTCAACGATGGTCTCGTTAGCGTTAGCGAGCAGGATATCCTGCTGGCCATTCTGTACGGCTTTGATAGCCTTCTGCACTTCCTTAGTGGTGTAGATGCGCGCTACGGTAGAGCGAGGCATCTCCTTACCGCAGTGGTGCGTGTAGTTGCTGGCCATGACGTCACGAATGGATTCGTTGTGGACAATCATGATTGCACGTTCGTTGGAGACCAGACGGCGCAGTGCACAGTAGGTCCGACCCGACTGACGAGGTACGATCAGTCCCACGGTGCGGAAATCTTTCAGCAGAGTCACGCCTTCTGCGCGAGCCCACTCTGCTTGTACACGACGTTCTTCAACAGCTTTCTCAAGCCCCTGCATGATCGTATCGTAATCGATCGTCATCTTGGTGGACATGTTGTTCTTCCTGTGATTTTGGGAATAAATGCCCGCCCCGAAGGGCGAGCAGGATACAGGCAGCCGTGAATCCGTTTTATTACGCTTCCCAGCGATACAAGGATTCGGAGACCACACTAAGGCTGGATCACCCCCTTGCGAGCAATGTTGACATTGCCTGTATTCACTACATACGTGTAAATCGGAAACAAAAAAATCTCAGATACATATTACACTGGTGAATAGACTGAGTTATATCGGTCCCTAACCTTTCGTTCTTAGGAGAACATCATGCGAGAAGCCGTCAGACTTCTTATCCATGCACTGATTTACAACTACGACAACAATCTGGAGTACTCAAACGCGAGTCACTACACGATCGTTGCTGTAGATCATCACCCGCCTTTCACAATTGCACATTCCCCAACTGGGTTCAAAATCAAACTCGCACTTGATCATGGGAACCAATTGCGTCGTGAGCCTTTGCCATCCGCGTCGGTAATGAAACTGATTGAAGCGATTCGACCAAACACTATCGAAGAACTTCGAGACATAGTTTACCCACCACCTAAGCAAAAGACTGACAACGCAACAGTCCTGTACTTCAAGTACTTGCAGACTGATCCTGCTGAAGAAGTAGTCATCAGGAATGGCGAAATCTTCATCATGGGCTGGACTGTTGAAGAATTCGTCAGATTGTGCCCAATGCGTTTCCAACCAATGAAAGAAGAGCGCGAGTTCATTCAAGGTTTGGTTATCGCTGTTAACAAAGCAGTAGATCAACTCACTCGTGGTGGGAAAATCGGCAGGGGTCCTTCTAGGGTCAGCATTCAGGTTTCCCACGTACATCGTTTACTCACCGCAGTATCCCGTTTGCCCGGCATCGACATCAATCCAAAGTCGCGCCACTAATCTAAACTCAAATCCTCAGAAGGAAATAGAACCATGAACAAATTCGTTAAAGCCCTGATCGCCGCTATCGCCCTCGCCGGTATCTGCTCTTCGGCATTCGCTATGTACCAACTCAAGGACTTCAAAGCTGAGCCTGCTCAGTGTGAAGCTGGCTGGTGCACTGTGAAACAAACCGTCATCTTGGAAGACGGGTCGTTCGAACAAACCGAAGCTAAAGTGTGGGTGGGTAAGTAATGGATAAGGAAGCTGAAAAGAACGCAAAGCTGATTCACGATCTGGAAAACGTGGACCAGCGTGAACTTGCCCGCCAGAACTCTTTCCTGCGCTGGCTGGTGCTTGTTTTCGTAGTAGCCTTGGTGTTGACTGCAATCTTCTTGCCGCACGTTGAGAAGCGTCCTGCGGCCTCTCAGGAAGAAGTGCAACACCTTAACAACTATTCTGAAAGTGTTACGCAAACGTGGCACCGTAAGGATCTGTACCCTGTGGCAACACAGGCTAACGTCAAAGTCGTGAAGTACATCTTCTAGGAGGTGTACATGCGTGCACAAGACGAAGCAATGATGATGATCGCTGGTTTGATCGGACTGTGCATCATTGGTATTGTGGTAGGTGGTATCGGTGTGGGTGTTCATGCGTTTATTCACAGGAATGATCCTCCCGAGCCGCCGCGTCAAAAGTCCTATCCTACTCAGCGTTATGAGTTCGACGGGGTGTGCTGTTACAAACCTATCAAAGACAAGGAGTGAAACATGGGCGTATTGATTCTGGTGTTGGTGGTGTTCGGTTTGTTCGTGGTCTGGAAAGCCAGCCGTGAATACATCCTGACCAAGAAAGAAACCTTCTGGACCAAGGTTGCACTGTGGGGTGTCCAGAACCTCTCGCCAACTGGGTTCTTCTTCATCGCGCTGGCGCTCGCCATCTTCAAGGTGTGGGTGTTGTTCTTCGTGGTGGTTGTAACCTGGATCGTGTATCGCATGATCCGTAAAGACCTCTCTGACGCAGGTCTGCTAAACGCGTAAGACCCCAAAAAGAAATAGTCATTAAGGAATGACAAGAATGAAATCTCTTTTCGCAGTAATCGCTCTGGTAGCTTGTACTTCGGTGCAGGCGAACGTTGGTGCTCAACCAGTAAAAGCTTCGGCACAACCCGCCTGGGTCAAGGACATGGAGGTTATCCATTGTTCGTCAGGCGACTGCTACAACTACAAAACCCGTATGCAGTACTTTGACTACGACGGTCCAGAAGGTATCACGGTCGCGTTCCCGATCGAGAAGTACCCGCCCGAGAAAGTCAAGGCTATGAACAAAGAGGTCACTGAGTACCTCGAGCAATACGGGATTCCAGACCAATGACTGATACCGCCGACCGCGTAATCGTAAAGAAGGATGACAAAATCTACAGCCACGCTGTCGATGGACTGATCTTCCGAAAGAAACAGTTCCTCGATGAAGAGACTGGGGTTACCACCATCCTTTACGACGAAGCAAATGAAGAAGAACTCGAACACTGTAGACGTGGGATCTACGAGAAGGTGGAGAGTCGGGAGTATAACTACTCCTTGGTACGGCGGGTGATTGACAACGGCTGGGTGTATTATCCTCTGCCTCTGGTGTTCAACACTGAACGCGCTCGTGTACTACAAGGTCACAAGACGGGTACGCAAGTGCCCTGTGGTCGTTGGGTGCGCAGAACCAGGGGCAAGGTCCTCACAATGTTCGAGGAACGCTCGAAATAATTTAACGGGGTCTACGGACCCCTTCTTTTTTGTAGCCCATTAGAGGGGCTGGGGAAATGGCAAGTAACTTGAAAGAAGAAAAGCAAGAACGACCGAACTACAAACGCTTGATGTGCGGTGGTCACCTCTGTCGTACACAAGCCGCTTATCGCGATCTGGTAAAGCGTGAACACAAAGAGGAAGGCGAACCTCTGGACTACCCAACCAACTACCCGAAGAAATACCCGTGTGTGGTGTGGACGTACTTCGATCGTTGGGGCGATATGGGCGTTCGCTGGATGTGCTTGGAGAACTACAAAGACAAGCTGCTGGCACAGTTTCGCGAAGTACAAGGGGAGTGAGTATGGGAGACGTTTACCGCCAAGTAACCTATGGCGTTTACATCGTGCGTAACCGTCAGGGTTTTCGTGAAGCCACCGGACGTCACTATGGTCAGGAGTGCAACCCTCGCCAGCCCGGTGGTGTAGAAGCAAACTACCCTTGTGTTGTACATTTCCATGGTCAGCTCCAAACGGCTGACTGTCCGTACTTCTATTGGTTTGATATCGAGAAGTACAGAACCCGCCTAGAAGAACAATTGGGCAAGTTCGATAATTTTTAGTTCTAAGGAGAACTGTATGCAAGTTATGTCCGTCAAGAAACCTGGTGTACCTGAGTCCTTCGCTGATCCGTTCCCGCTGATGTCTTTGCAGGATTGGAAGCAATTCCAAGACAAAACGTTCGAAGACTTCTTCAACGAACTCGTTCATGACGCCAAACAACGTGATGCCTACGTCCGTAACAATGCGTGGTTCATCCTCACATCCGAGAACGCAGACTACTTGGCCAACTTCCTCAAGGACAAGAAAACTCTTGAGGTCGGCGCTGGTACTGGTTACATGGCATCGCATCTGCGTAAGCGTGGCGTTAAAGACTACCGTGCGGTGGACATGTGGTCCTCTTGGTACTGGACTCACGACATCGCCAACTACGGTTCCGAGTGTGGTGACGCGCTGGAAGTGGACTTCGATCCATACGACGTAATCGTGATGACTTGGCCACCGATGGGTTCCGATTTTGCCCATAAGGTTGCCAAGAAGATGCGCGTCGGTCAGATCCTCATCCACGAAGGTGAAGGGTACATGGGGTGCACCGGTAACGATGCGTTCTACTATTACCTCGATGCTGCTTTCGAGCGTGATGGGGAAATGACCATGGAACTCGAACGTCACCATATCCGCTTTAGTGGTATGCGTGATAACTGGTCTGTCTTCAAGAAGGTGAAAGACAAATGAGCCAGGACTCCGGCGTTACCGCTATCCGTAGCGTGTTGTTGGCGTTCAATGGTCTCAAAGCTGGTCAGACCATGAAGCGTCTGTACGACAAGTTCTATCATGCGGAGCTGGCTAAAGGTAGCCAGTTCTTCATGGAGCTGCACATGGATGCCATCGACTGGGACACCTGGACCTTCGAAGGCTACAAGATCACCTACTACAGCACTATCCTGGAGTGGTATCACAACCTGAGCATCTTCGGCGTTAGTTCCCAAGGCCTATGTTTGAAGTGGACCATGGGGCTGGCGAAGAAGATGCACGGGAACATGCCTATCGTCTCCTGGGAAGCGATCTACTACATTGGGGCTGTTCGTCCCGACGGTAAGGTGGTTCGCTTCTTCCCGCACCTGCAATACGTCAAGGAGCGTCCCCTCGTGGAAGTCTTTGACGAACTCCTACAAATTCTTCGTCACATCGATATCGAATTCGACGAAACTACTGATGCTAAGGAGCATTAATAATGCAAGCACATAAAGGCGCACGCGCAATCTTCCAAGTGGCCCCAATGCAAATGGCTTCGTTCTTCGGATTCGGTTTTGAGGCCAGCAAGCAGTTCAACCCGTACCAGGTGTACGAGATCTACGTCTCGTCGATCCAACTGCCAGAAGGCGTGCACAGCTACACCAACCTCGAAAAGGTCGGGCACCCAGAAGCAGAGAAAGTCTGCACCGGGTTCATCGAGTACCTCGTCAACAACGACTACGGTCGCTACGTCGAGCCAGAAGAATACAATGATGCCCCGATCGTGGGTAACCTGTTCTTCGTACACGACCTGATCCCCACTGGCGCTGACCTGCGTGAGTTCCTGATCAAGGTGGCCAACACACCTGAGCTGTACATCGAGCAGTTCGAAGCAGAAATGATCGCCACGGCTTTCCACACCCGTGAGTTCGTCGAAGCTGCGATTACTCGTGATCTGTTCTTCGCAGGTCTGGCTGCTCGTAAGGACCTGACCCGTGATCAACTGGTCAAGACCATGCAATCGGTTGAACGTGCGTTGGTGCAAGATCGTACTGATCGCCTGATCGCTGCGCATGGCTTTGCTGCACACCACGTAGAAGCCAACGGGGATGTCGCTCAGTTCATCTACACCACTGGTCTCGTGGACAAGGTGGGCTATGAGCTGTTCATCTCGGCGGCTCAGCCTTTCAACGTGTTGTCCCACGTGATCCTGCTGTTGGCTCAGTCGACTACCCCGTTGGAAGTGGGTGTGGTTGATGTGGGTCTGGCTCGTCCAGACGAAACTCCGGTCCGTGCTCAACTGGTCGAGTGGGAGAACCCAGACTACGATAACGTGATTTGCATCACTCGTGGCGACAAACCGCGCGTTCTGCAAATCCAACTGGCCGATGGTAACAACCACCTGCCGGGTGAGTTCGCGTACGACTCTGACTTCCAACAACCAATCTACGGTGAAATCAAGTGAACTGGCGTGTCAGCTTAGAACCTGACACCGGTACGCAGCATATGTCCATGTCCACCCTTGAAGAGTTCGAAGTGGACTTCTTCGAGGATGGCGAGGACCTTGTTAGTAAGGATGAGGCCGACCGCGTGTTTGCTCGTTCTCACGTTAGCCTGTTGCAACATCTACCGGGCTGGCGCGCTACCGTTGACGCTGTGGGTGCTAGCGAAGGCAGAGAAGACTACTACGTCTTGACTGACGAACTGGCGATGTTAGCTACTGTCCGCACAGGGCGCTTGGCTTCGGTGAAGTCGTTGATCATGCGCAGGAATTACCCTGCTGCTGAACTGCGTCGCTTTATCTGTCCTGAACCGATGCCGGTGCTGGATAACTTCTTCGAGAAATATAAGGACCATACTTTCCAGTTGGTGTTCTTTGATTTCGAATGGGTGGAGTGGTCGATCCGGGTTGACAATGTAACTGCGTCTGTCATGTTGGAATACGACACCGACGACTTCAGTGAACCTGTCAAGATCAAGATCGATCGCTTCGATCACAGTCGCGATAATTGACGGCATAAAGAAGGGGCTTGCACCCCTTCTTTTTTTTTGCCTTTTATGCCGCCTGTTCAGCTTCGAAGTCAGCCAGCAACATGTCGAAGTTTGGTGCTTGGTAGATCGAGCACGCAATCTCTACAGCGTTGACATGACCACCAGTCAGGTTGATCCCCGCCATCCGTTGTGTACGGACGTCGATACCTGCGATCTTGTACAGCTCACGACGAGTTGTCTCACGCGAGATGTTCAGGATCACCTGTACGTTCGGGTAAGTCGATACAATGTCCAAGTCAGCCACGTGCGTACGGATGTAGGTCCGTACGTCTGGCATCTCTTCCAGCACATTGATCCCGTTATCCACAGTCTGGTGAGACGGTAGCGTAACGATCCAACCCTTCATGTCGGTGACGTACTGGTCGTACTCGTGCGCCATTTCATCCGAGCAAGAACCCAGAACGAAATCGCGCTCCAAGCAGAAGAAGTAGAAGTCATCCACGAGTCGCTTAGGTTGCGAGTTGTAGATGGTGTACTCCGACGCTTTGGATTGTGTCGAGATAACCAGTTGTAGGTCTTTGATCTTCTCGTCTAACAGTTCTACGCCAATGCAGTCGAAGACGTTATAAATGCTGTATTCGACTTTGTAGTGCTCCTGCATGAAGATGTGCCATTGCAGACCGCTATAAGCATCAGCCTCGGCGAACTTGAGCTTACCCAGGTTCTTGAGGTTCTTCTTCATTACAGCATCCAAGCCGTAGCTTGGTTCGTTCTGCTTGGCCATACGAATGCGCTTGTACACGCACATCGAGTCGATCAAGAAGAAGCTGGCAGGACATTCGGCTACGTGCCAACGTTCTGCTGGGTGAATGGAATCCACACGACCCGTTGCAGTTACCTTGGTCGCATTGCCTTCCTTATAACGGAAGAACTTGTATTCCTCAGGTACGGATGGATCAGAGAACACCTGAGCAGGATCAATCCCCTCAGCCTTCAACACCGCCAAGCACTTTGGAAGGTCGAAGTTGATGTTCCATACAGACACGAAGTCTGGTTGCCATTCGTGAGCCCGCTTGAAGGTTTCCACCACCGCTTGACCCGGAGTATCCACCACCTGAACTTCCATGGTGATGTTCCGAGCTTTGAAGTGTTCGCTCAGGTACTTGTCCGCTGCTGCGTGTGCCTTCTTCTCGAAGTCTGGAATGCTACCAATCCACTTCTTGGTAACCGCCAGATACACCTTGTCTTTAAAGGTGAGCGACATACAGATCGGTTCGCTACCGTCGCCTGTGACCACATCAGTCTCGATGTCGAATACGGCTACCCGGTTAGGGGAGTTGCAATCTGGATACGCTTTGCGGAAGTCCTGCTTGTACAGCGTGGCACTGGTGATGTCAGTACCGTACAGGTAAGGGTTGCGTGCGATGGTCCGTAAACCACCTTTTAAACTACCCCGCCCTAATGCTCGACCAATAGCAGGAATCAGGTTCCGCTGGGTACACGTGAACGGTTGCAGTCTGCTGCGCTTCTGTTGAGTTTTCTTCTCCTGATAGTTCTGCTGACGCTCCAAATAGAACGTGCGTTTGTAGTTCACTTCCAGATCAACAAACGGAATCAGATCCCCGTTTTTCATGTGCGCGACCTTCTTGATGATCAGCGCATCGTCCCGAGAATCCGGGTTGTTTGACTTGGTGTAAGTTACGTGTTTGACTTCGTAACCTTTAACTTCATCTGGGTTAAAATTCGGTTGGTTCACTGCCCGTTTCCTTTAGTAGCCCATGCTCAAACTATCATTATGAGTCATCTTTTCTAACAGCCCACCCCCGAGCCATGGAGCTGATATGTTAACCAGTAAACGACTTTCCATCGGCCTCGAGGCCATTCAGGTCCAGAATGATGTCTTCTTCAAAGAGCTTACGTTGGCCTTCCAACGCATGCGCACGGAGAAGGCCTACGAAGGAGACGCCCTCAAGCGGATCGGATTCGAAGAAATCATCAAGCGTCACACTGGCCTCAAGGTCAAATTCAAGGTCGAGAAAAACAATGACATCAACGCGTATGTCATTCCGCCGATGGTCGACAAGAACAACCCGCTGATCTACGATTGGTGGAAACCTCACATCGATAACACCGACGTGAAGAAGTTCATCAAAGCCCGTCGCAGCGACATCATCAAGGGTTCTGTGGACCTTCAACAAGGCCGGGTGTACGGTATCTTCACCGAGATCGAACACCAGCTCACTGTTTATAAGGGTCTGTGTGAAAGCACCCTGTTGTGTGACGAAGAACGAGCAGCCGTAACGCTGCACGAAGTGGGTCACCTCTTTACCTACTACGAGTTCCTCGGTCATACATTAACGACGAACGTAATTCTACACGCTGCCACCCAAGCGTTCTTCAAATCTGACGATCTGGTAAAACGGACTCAGATTCTGGACGAGGCTTGCAAGGCGTTGGAAATCTCGCTGGATGACCCTGAAGCACTGGTAAAGTGCGACAACAAGGAAGTCTTCCAGACCGTCGTGTTGCGTAAAGCTATCCTCGAAGCCAAGTCTTCCCTGGGCTCGAACATCTACGACTTGACTGCTACCGAAGCGCTGGCTGACCAGTACGCTATCCGGGCTGGCGCAGGTCGTTATCTGGCTACTGGTCTGGACAAGATCCACCGTCACTACGGCGGCGACGCCTCGTACATGTCGACTGGCATGCACATCTTCGCTACTGTGGTCCGCGTGATCCTGTTCTTCGCCCTGTTGATCCCTACCTGCGGTCTGATCCTGCTGGTGCTCCTGATCAACCCTGCCATGAAGCTGTACGACGATCCAGGTGCCCGCCTCGGTCGTATGAAGCGCGAGCTGGTTGCTTCCCTCAAGCAAAAAGACCTGCCAGCCGATCAGCGCAAAGCAATCGTCCTCGACATCGAAGCGGTCGACGCGTTGCTCAAGAACATCGATGACAAGCGCACCCTGATGGAGTTCTTCTACACTTCCATCTTGCCGAGCGGCCGTCGTCAATACGAACAACTCCGCTTCCAGGTAGAACTGGAGAAACTGGTGAACAACCAGCTCTTCGTGACTGCCGAGAAACTCACCAACCTGAAATTCGCATAGGGCTCCCACATGCTCCAGATTAAACCTATCGCCGCTGCTATCCAACGCGCTTTGGATTGTGGCGAAGTACAATTCGCTGACCGCACCAAAGTGGTTAGCCTGTTGGTGGCCGACGCCCTGGCAGCTCAGCTTCCTCTCCCATCGAGTGCTGTGGACCATCCAGAAGCCTGGTACCGCAACACCCTGCGCATCAACATCGGTCAAGCGCTGAACGTGATCAACGAACAGCACGTGATCGACATGGACATCGTTGAAGGTCTGGTGTTCAAACTGTGGATCACTCGTTACCGTCTGTGTCACGATGCCACTCACCCAGCGGCCAGCTCCCTGCTGAAGAACATCCTGCTGTGCGGTGAAGTTACCGACCCAGTTTCCTGCGAGATCGCAAACCGCTACAAGTGTGTTTACGAGAACCGCGACCTGATCGAGGTCTTCCAGACCAACGCTGTATTCTAAGGAGACTGGTATGACCCTCAGCTCTACTACCACCGGTCTCCCCGAATACGAAAAGCCCGATACCCTCGATGAAGAGGAGATCATGCTGTCGATGGAGTCCAAGGTTCTGGATATCGACATGGTCGTCAACGCCATGCGTCGTGAACAAGGCGTCAGCCTGTCCATGATCCAGCCGGTTCAGCACCTGCTCCCTGCCCACTTGAAACTCAACAGTTTCAGTAAGAACCCCACGCTCACCAACTACTCCGTTTCGATGGAGTCGATGAGTGGTGCAACGGCGGCTCTGATTGGTGGTGCTGTGGCAGCTTTCGTAGCCTTGGTGACCAAACTGATCTTCTGGTTGGTCGGTATGTTCAAAGCCAACGACAAAGCTTCCAAGGAAGCCCAGAAGTCGGCTGAACAGATGACCCAGTCCATCAAGTCCACTCGTGACTTGGAGAAGATGGTTTCTCTCCCCATCCGTCGTGACTACGAGGAGCGCAAGGCAGAGAAGCTCAAACCAATCTACGATGAGATGGCTCAACTGTACAACGGTGTCCTGCGTGACATTCTGGCAGTTGGCCCAATCACTCGTTGCTTGGTGGCTGCTGACTCCACCATGGCGATGCTGGTCACCAAGATGAAGTTGATGGCTTCTCTGATCAACACCGAGTCCAAAAAGGACAACTCCGGTGATGAGATGGCGATCAACCGCGTGCTCTCGACTCTGAACGATATCGAGATCCGTGACACCGATCCAACTATCCGTAACATCTTCCAAGTGATCCACCGTTGCTCCAGCAACCCAGTCGATTACCAAGAAGACATGCGGGAAGTCATCGACAGCCTGAACTCCACCATCGCTCAAGCCTACTCCAACACCTTCAACGGTGACAAAGTAGTTGCTGAGCTGGAAGGCTACTCGGTTGAGAAGTGTCCGCTGCGTAAGATCAAGCAACCGGGGCAACTCGAAGGTCTGCTCACCGAAGTGAACCGTCTCGAGAAGTCTTCGTTCAACCCGAAAGTGGGTACTGACGTTGACCGTGCTCTGCGTAGCTGCTTGACTTCCATGCGCAAGATGATCGACGTGGTGCAGAAGTACGACGCCATGTTGGCCAAGTGCGAACGCATGCGTAACCACTTCGTGGAACTCAGCAAGCGCGCTGCAAACGGTGGTCACACCGCAATGGTGGCTGCAATCACCAGCTCGGACGATGAAGACGCTAAGCAGAAGCTGCGCGACTACAACAAGTCCAAGAAGAAGTGACAGCATAAGGGGAGGGCCTGCGCCCTCCCTCTATGCCGTTAGTTACCGTGTTGGATGAATAATACTTCCACGGAGTCTTCCACCGCGTAAGTGCCATCAGCCAATGCTACCAGTTTCTTACGAATCCCAAAGCGTGCAGATTCGTCTCGCAGCGACACGATGTCGTAACCTGGAGTTCCACCACCCAAACCAGTCACCGACACTGTGTGAACGTCGTCGCCAGCAGCCAGCTCGATGCGATCAGCGATGTCCTTGCTGCTCACACGGGCAGACGCAAAGGCTTCGTGAATCACTTCAATAGCAGTGCTCTCGAGGCTCTTACGCAGCTCAGCGTTCTTGTAACCAGTCTCAGACAAGTAGTAGCGAACCGTCAGAGTCTGTTCAGTGTCAAGATCGATTTCGAAGTTATCCATCACCAACGCTTTGGCGTAACCCGTGGTGATCTGAGGATGGAAGAACAGTTCCGTCTGCTCCAACAGTCGAGTCGAGATTGGGGCAATGTCGTCTTTCAACCACGACACGATAGTGTTAGGCACACTCGCAGCGTAGTCTTTAGAAGCCGCCTCGGTAGCGAAGTAGTACAGACCATCCATCAGGAACAGGTCAGTCTGACGCAGCATCCCACGAGGGTTAGCTGGCACCGGATTACCTTGAGCATCGATGATCACATCACCCGCACGGTACTGGTAAGTCACCTCGCCAGTTGAGTCACGAACGATATCCCCCTTGGCATGCAAGAGGGTGAACTTCGGCTTCCCGTCAGCCCCCATCTCCACCTTAACAGCACCCGTTACCGGATCACGTTCGTAAACGTTTTCCTGATAGGTTGCCATTACGTCGGTCGGATAGGTCATGTACTCGATAGACGAAACTACCGAACGGTTGTTCAACCAGAAGCCATCCAAGGTGTGACCCAAGGTGACGTTCAGTTGCTCGTGGATCAACCCGATGTATTTCTCAGGCAGCAAAGAGCTGTCGAGGATCGTGTCAATCTCCGAGGAGACCATGTCGAGGTAATTGTAGTCAGCCGCGACGTACAGAATATCCAGCTTGCCTTCCAGTGGGATTGGGCAGTCCTGGAGTTGACCGAAGATGGTGAAGTTGTTGATCATCAGACCATGGTCTTCATCCACGTCGTAGTTGGTCAGGATCTTGAACTCGTAGATCCGTTCGTTGGTATCGACGTCACGCGCCAGCAGCGTACCGTTAATGTACGCACGAGCCGTTTCACCTTGAGCCACGAAAGCCAACTGAACGTAGACTTGATCGTCACGCAGTAACTTCCACTCTTCACTGGACTTGGTCTTGATCACCACACGGTAACCTTCGTCGATCTTCTCGAGGGCAAAGGTATCGGTAGCAACAATCAGACCCGTGGTGTCGTTCTCTTGAACAAAGACTTTCGATTCAACTTCCGGTGCATCGAGGTGATACATGCGGCAGTCAAAGATGTCGTTGTCAATGTCCCACACGTAGTAGAACGGAGACGCCAGGTAACGGTTCTGCTCCAGCTCGGGAAGGAACGCATCAGAGCCACGCATCGCCAGCAGCTCATCGGTACGCATCTTGGAGACCAGACCGTACTGACCATTGTAGCCTTGGAACAATACCTTTGGCGTAATGGTCAACCGCAGACCGTTGTCACGAATGTACTCGTGGGTCTTCAGGTCATCGAACGAAGCTTGGTACGTAGCCACGGTGGAAGCCACACCAGCAATCACCGAGCCATCCGTCGGAGGAGGTAACACACGAGTTGCCAAGAACTGACGGTTGGTGATCAAGTCGATGTTGGTCGACAAGTTGTACCCAAGGTTCGACAGAGTCGAGGTCAGTTGTTGGTTAGTGATCGGCAGTTGCTGGGAACCCAGACTGTTGGTGATCACGCGCTCACGCAGGGCTTCAAACGACAACGCTTCACTACCACCCGTTACCACCCGGTCAGAGAACACCGACACAGAACTGAACTGAGCCAGCGGTGCAATGAACACACCGTTGTCATCATTGTCCAAGTCCACCCAACGAGCAGTATAGGAACCTGGCTCGTAGTTGTTCAGGATCAGATCCAGTGGACCTACAGTGGTGTAGATCTCCAGCCGCAGTTCGGACTCAACCGTACCCGCAGATTGGTAGATCATGGGGATGCTGACTTCGAGTTGGCCTTCCAACACCTTGAGTACCGCAGTGGGCGTCATCGGGTCATAGACCTGATCAGTGTGGGTGGTCGCCATCTCTACCCACTCACCGGCTGCGTTAGCCATGTAGACACGAGCGAAGTAGAACTGGTTATCGAAGTTGTAACGCTTGCGGAACGCTGTAGCCGAGACCAGCTTGGGATACTGAACGTCGATCTTGACCTGAATCACAGGCGCATAGATCAGCAGGTACTTTTGACCGTCGATGTTCATCAGTACAGTCTTTGCCACGTTCGAGGTCAACGACATCAGTGGGGACTGACGTGACACGTCGTGGATTACCTGCAAGCCTTTGTTGGCCATCACACGCAGTTCGATCGGGTACTGCATGGTGAAGGTGTAACCCGCCACAGTGAACTCACTGTTACGAGGGATCACCATCTTCTTCATCCCACCGGACCCCGTAGGGACTACACGCTGGTAGATCTCATCCAGCGACAGCAGAATACCGATCTCGGTGCGAGAAGGTTTAGCAAACCGGTCGAGGTAGTCCCGGTCGGACATGTGGAGATAGATCTCCTCCTCGGTCAGTGCCATGCTCCCGTACTGTTTACGCAGGTTGGCTTCGTTAGCAGCCATAGCAGCCGCTACGTTAACCGCACTGGATTCGAGCAGGAACATGAAAGGGTTGGTGGGGTCTACAATCACCCGCTCCCCGTTGCGAGTCTCTTCGAGAATGTTCAGGGCTAAGCGGTGGATCGCAGAGGGGTTAAAGCGAACCGCGTCAATCGCGGCCATTAACTCAGCGGTAGTCGTGGTCATGTGTTAGCAGTGCCCTTGAGGAGGTCAGTGATCGGGGAGAGGTCCACACCCGCAGAAGGAGTCGCGACAGCAACGCTCACCGAGCTGTTGTCAATCGGTACCCACCACGTGAGTTCCATCGATTCAGGATCAATGCGAGGATAGCCGTTATAGTTGTAGGCTTTCATCTCATCAATGCCATCGAGTTTGCGGTAGTAGCGGGAACGATCGTTATCGTCACCTTTCATCTCCGGGTTGAAGATCTGCACTACAGCGTTGAACTCTTGAATGGTGATAGGGTCGTTGTAGTCGGCACCCATCGCTACGAAGCGGATCTGGATTTGATCGTTGTCTTGGTTATAGACACCCTCGTTCGTGAAGTTGAACGCGTTGCCCAGTGGAGAGTTGACAGGGAAGGCGGCACCACAGGCTGCGATCTTTTGGACGTACCGACGACTGGAATCGAGAAGGATTCGATAGATCCGAGTCTGGTAGTCAATGCGTCGCTCCACGAGGTTGTTCGGGTAAGGAACCATCGACCCCTCGTAAACCCCCGACATATAGTGTAGCCAAGTCGAGAAGATCGTGGAGATTGGGTCACCCTCGAGACTCTTAAACGCCGCGTTCAATTCGTACGTTTCATAGAAGCGAGAGCTACTGTCCACCATAGCCCACGACTCACCGTAGTTACCGGGCGTCGAACGGAAAGTCTCAACCGAAAGGTCAGGCCAACCCCCTAACGAAATCAGGCAGTTCGTCAAGATCGGAATGAAAGCTTGCTTCTGATCAATCAGGTCACAAGTCATCATTTGGGCCCCACGACGAGGGTCTCCCATCTTAAAAGCTGCCGGATCTCCGAGGTAAGGATCGAGCGTCATACGGATCGCACGCTGGTACGTATTCATGGCTGGACCGTCGCCGTCGAGCAAAGGGGTCAGAATTCGCTTAGCTGCAATATTATCGTATGATAAGTTCAGGTTAGGGCGTGTGAAGAACGTCAAGCCCTGGTTATCTTTGTTGACTGGTAACGGGTTTCCGAAACCTCGGTGGTTGATGCCTTTAAGGTTATTGATCGCGGCCTGCGAAAGATCACCTAGCCCACCTGCCTTTTGAATGATGCTCAACACATCTTTGATAGTTTTAGCCATTAGTCACCTTCGAGGGATTATCAGTAATGATGAATGACATTGTGACTGGCCTTAATATGGCCAGTAAATTGACGGACACGATGCGGGCCGCGAAGGCTGGTTCGTTGATCGAATACACCCAACCTACTCGCGTGGAGCCGATCGTCCTGATGGACGAATCGCTCATTCGTCTGCCCTATGCCAACGACATCATGCAGTCTCTGACCTCGCTGTTCAGTGGCTACTACCTGCAAGCGATCGCGCTGTCGGTAAACGTTGGTAGCGTGGATGTGATCCGCCTGCTGGACAAGCTGAACCCCAAGCGCAACGCGACTGACAACCTGATCAATGGCGTCTCCAACGGTGTCGCCACCATGGTCAGCCTGGAAGATGCGCGTTCGTATCGTTTTGCTCTGCCGGTTCCTGGCGGTCGTGACGGTCTGCAAAACCTCAACGTGAGTCTTGAAGACATCGACGACGTGATCCCGGAAGGCAATCCGCCAACCCTCACCAACGGTCGTGACACTGTCTCGATGCTGGGTGAGCTGACCAACCTGTCTGTCGGCAAGATGCTCGAAGTGAACATCGAGTCCGAGGGTAACAAAGCTACCTTCCCGATCAACGTCCGCCTCATTTGCAGCGGCATCGGGACCAAGGAGCTGGTTCATATCTTAAGCGTCGGCAGCAAGAACATCTCCGTCAAGGAACGCTTCCACGCTTGGCGTGCAGGTCAACTGGAGTTCGTTCGCGACCTGCTGCTGTGCCAAGACCTGATCGATGCTCACAAGAAAACCCTGGCCAAAGACCCAACCGGTCTGTACGACGAGCTGCGTAAGCGCCGTAAGGGTAACAGCATCTCTGCCATCTTCTCTGGTCAACCTTCGGTGGCCACTGCATCGAACATCATCGTGTGTTCCTCCAATGCGGTGAAAGACATCGAGCGCCAGGTCGGTGGTCGTCTGAAGGACTTCCGCGTTCGTGAGAAGCTCTTCCGTGAGACCTACTGCATGATCCTCTGCGTGGTCGATCCTGAGTGGGAACACGTCACCTTCTACCACCGCTCGATTGCTATCCCAACCGAGATGTCGGTAAAAGAACTGGCTGTCTCCAACAAAGGCAAAGGTCCAGACGTAGCCGAGATCCTGAAGGCTTACCAACTGGGCAACAGCCCCGCCATCTAACTCGAGGTCACCATGAAGTTACAAAAGTTTCTCGCTCTGATGTTGCCGACCTTCGAGAAGGGTCGTCTGATCGAAGAGCTGGCGGTCGTCAAGAACGAACTCAAAGAACTCACTCTGCCTCCGCTGCGTGAAGCTTCCGAGTTCTACCGCAACTCCAAGTTCAAGGGTAAGCAAACCCAGAACTACGACAAGAACTTCCTCAAGATCGCCAAGATCGAAAAGGCTGGTGGCAACTACATCGTAGCGTCCTACCAAGTCCTGTCGAACATGGACGACAAGATCGAAGTGTTGGGCAAACTGATCGACCGTGCGTTTGCTAAAGACGTGGGTTCGACCAGCATCAGCTTCTTGCGTGCGAACATCCTCCAGTATCTGGAAGTGGCGTCCTTCGCTTCTCGTTATGCTCGTCGTCTGTTGCTGTGGACTCTGTCCGAAGAGCAATCGGAAGACGGTCCGTTCCGAGTACCGAAAGCCATGTCCCGTGCTGAAGAGCGTTGGATCTGGGACAACCGCGACAACTACGCGTACTGCCTCAGCATCCTCTCCATCGACGTACGTCGCATGGAAAGCTCGTTCCAAGCCATTCCTGATATGGTTGTAGCACCGGACGACGTATCGACCGTAGAAGCCACCGTTGGCGCTACCAAGACCGATCCGTTCCACTTCGGCATCATCCCGGTTCGCCTGAACCCGATCTACTATGTCCGCATGGCTATCGCTGAGTGGCAGGTCAACCGCTACAAGGCTGCTGTAGAAGAGAAGCGTGCTCTCGAGTACCGCTTGCTCGTTCTGAAAGACGGCAGCAAAGATGCGAAGATCGAGCAGGAGATCGTCTATACGGAAGGTCGTCTGCAAAAGCTGAACAAGAAGCTTGCTGAGATGGAGGAAGGTTTCAATGACTAGCCGCGTATCGGGTGACCTCTACCCTCGCGGTTTCATTGCTCCCTCTGATCGTATGGACATCAGTCGTGTTAGCGGTAGCGCTGACGTTAACACGCTGTACACCAGCTTGATCGAAGGGACTGTCGACCGCAATGGTTGGACGTTCCAAAAACGAGCCCTGCGTGTAGCGATGGGTTGCTTCAACAACTTCGCTCTGTTCCTCAATACGCAGAAGAACAATCCGTTTCTGTACGGATATAATTATGAGTTTCTGCTCGATACCCTTAAGTACATCCAAACGGGTCGTCGCCGGGTGTCTGTTCAGAACTGGTTAGCCTTGCTGACTGAGAACCCTAAACCCAGTAATGATTATAGGGAGCGTAACGCCAGCAAGGAGATTCGTGAGTTCTACCAAAAGGTAGGAACCGCCCCGAGCAAGGTGGTTTCCGAATGGATCTCCCATCCAGAAGGTCTGAACGACTTGGTGATTACGCTGTACATCATGTTTGGTGAATGGCGCAATCCTAAGGCTAAGGGCGACGACCCTATTGACCTCCGGGCCCTGTACGCGAAGTTCGTGTAAAGCCAATCTGTGTAAATGTATGTATGTTATGCACGTGTGCATTTACGCATCAACAATTGTTTATCGGAGTTACTCCACATGTCTCAATCTCTGCGTCAACTGTTCGTCTCCATGGAAGACGACACCGTCAACGAAACCGACCTGGTCGTGAGCCCGGACGATACCGTTGAGCAAGAAATCGCCGAAACCGCCGAAGCCTTCGCCGAGAGCGAGCAGTCTTCCGACGACCAAGGTGAGCTGGAAGAAATCTCCGACGGCCTGGAGTCCATCTACGTTTCGATGGAAGCCGCCATGCAAGACGGTGGTCTGAACCCTCAGGCTGCTCTGTTCATGCAACACGCCGTTGGTTCCTACACCCAGCGCCTGGGCCTGAAAGTCAGCGCCGTTACTCCTTCCCTGGAATCCTTCGGCGGCCAGTCTGGCCAAGCCGCTGCCACCACCATCTCGATGGAAGGCATCAAGGAAACCATCAAGAAGATCTGGCAGGCCATCAAGAACGCCGTGGCCAAGGCCATCGCTGCGGTCAAGAACTTCTTCGCCAAGATCTTCGGCGGCGCCAAGAAGCTGAAGTCGCGCATCGAAGCTCTGAAAGGCAAGACTGCCGACGCGGTCGACTACCAGGGCAAGAAAGTCAAGGTCTCCGGCGGCGAAGCCATTGCCTACAAAGGCAAGGTCGACGGCTCCAGCGTTTCTCAGGGCATGGCTGTTCTGGGCGAACTGGTTCAGGAATCCTGGGGCGAGCTGGCTCCGGCTGCTGAGAAGTACTACCAGCACATCGGCGCTGTTCTGGCTGACCCGAAAACCCAGGCTGCCCTGGAAGAATCGGCCATCACCAAAGAAGTCGAAAGCGCTGAAGGCATGTTCTCGCCTGTCGCCGTGAAGCTGTCCGGTCGTTCGAAAGAAGCTGCCGGTGGCTGGTTCTTCTCCACCAGCAAGGAAGAAGGTCCTGCTGGCGACGACGCGACCAAGGTCTCCCTGACCCTGGACCGTAAGAAGCCTTCCATCAACGAAGGCACCGAGATCGACTGCCCTGGTCCGAACACCCTGCGCGACATCCTGGGTCACTGCTCGACCATCGTAGAAACCCTGCTGGCCAAGGGCTCCTACATGGACAAGCTGAACGCCGCTCGTGAGAAGGCTGTTCAGACCACCGAGAAGTTCGTGAACGCTGCCGAACAAGGCAAGCTGGGCAAAGCCTGGTCGAACGCTACCGTTAACCGCGGCCTGCGCAAAGCGACCAAGGACCTGACCCGTCCGCTGCTGCAAGTGAACAACGCTGGCTTCAGCGCCGTTCGCTCTGCTCTGAGCCTGGTTGAGCGTTCGATCGCTGCCGCTGGCAAGAGCGAAAAGAAAGATGACAAGAAGAAAGACGACGCCAAGAAGTAATTCTTGAAGTCGACTGATTCAGTCGTCTGAGTAAAAGCCCGTCCTTCGGGGCGGGCTTTTATGCCGTCTGTAACTGGAATGAAAAAGATTTGAGATGTATATTACTCTGGTGTAACACTGGTACCAAACCTTCTAATCTCAAAGCTCAAGGGAGTTTTAACTATGGCCTTCACTATCTTCATGTACTTCATTCTCGTCTTCGGGTTCTTCGTCGTCCTCCGTGGAATCTACCTGTTCGAGAAGAAGAACGACAGTCGTGCTGTCAAGTTCCTCATCACTACCTGTCCTGACCGCTACAAGATGACGGCCGGTACAGCGTTGTTCCTGTTCCTCGCTGGCTACTTCGGTATGATGGCGTTGATCCCTCTGATCATCGTCAACTACGTTGTGGGCTGGTATCAGTTCTTCAAGGTTCGCAAGTGGGTCCGTGCCTTCAAGATCGGCGTTCCACCGAACCACCCTGCTAAGTAACACCCTCCGTCAAACCTTTAACTCAAGAGAGTATGCAAATGGAACAGCAAGAAAAACAGCCCGTCAAGACCTTCCCAATCGCTAACCTGGTGTGCGGTCAGTTCTTCGACAAACGCTACCTGATCACTTCGCTGGAAAGCGTGATCGAAGGCATTGCAAAGCTCAGCCCTGAGTTCGCTGCCGACATCAAAGAAGGCAAAGGCTTCTCTCTGATCCTGAACCCGATCACCTTCAATCAGGTCAGCGGGCCAGAAGCCAACGCAATCAATCAACGTGTCCTGGCGTTCCAACAACCCCGCATGCTGAACATGGGCATGTCGTACATGGAACAAAGCCCAGCGGCCTACGGCGGTCAACCGTACCTGTACGAGAACTTCGGCATCGTGGCCCACGGTTGTGATCGTGTCTTGATCCTCACTACCTCGCTGTCCGGGCCTCTGGGCATGCGTCAGGAAGTACCGCTGGTGTTCGACCTGATGATCCGCAGCCTGCGCGGCGAGCTGACCGGTGACGTTGCCTCTCATGGCTTCGTTGCCGAATAAGCGACGGCATAAGAAACACCCGCTTGTCTAGGGGTGTTTTTTTTGGTATTTTCCTACTACCTAGCCGTATCAAATGCCCTTAAAACACCGCTGTTGTCTAGGGGCTCTTTATTCCCAATATAGCCAGCCTATATGGCTGGTCCTTATGCTGTTGTTCTCTGGGTATCCTATGATCTTACACTGGAGACCCGACATGCCCAATATTGTCGTTGAACTACCAGAGACGTATAACTCCATTACCCGTCCAGCTATTGTCCAGGTAGCGAAACAGCTCATTGGCATCATGAGGCTTCCTGAGGATACGGGTTTTGAGTTCTTCGGTGCAGCCGAGTCTCAATTCCAACCAGGCTCTACGATGACGACTAACGGGATTCAAAACAAGTTCCCGTTCAATGGTCGTATCAACATCGAAGCAGACGAACAGTACATTGAAGACCGCACACTGACTTCGGCAGTGAAGCGACCTAACGTACCTTTTATTTTCTACGATCAGAAGTTGGACGTTTATGTCAAACCGATCTACGTTCAATGTGAGGTCACGATTAGCTTCCGCTACCGGGCACCTGATCGCACGATGGCAGAAAAGTGGCGTGACGAATTCCGTGTGCGCAGCTCTCAAGGGCGCGTGGAAATCCTTCACGAGATGGACTACCACTATCCGGTCCCTGATGTCGTAGCTATCATCCTTCACGAGATCTTTGAGATGCGTGAGCGGGTGGAGCCTTACGGTGAGGAACTCGGCAAGTGGGTGAAAGACCACATCTCAGGCCGTGCTACCCAACTGACTACCCAAGCCGGTACTCAACCCATCATGGCGATCACTGAGCGTCAAGCAGGCATCGTGGGTGGTTTTAACTTTGTAGCACAACCAGACAAAGGTTCCAAGGCTGGTGATGGTGCTCCGTGGGAGACTGGTTTCGATTACACGTTCCAGTACGACAAAGTAGTGGGTGTTCAATTCCATTACCCCGTCTGCATCCACAACCAACTGATCGACGTCAAGTATCGCAGTGAATACTCGGTCTACGAGTTGATCAAGCGTGCACGTCGTCCTGCTAACGATCGGTACTACTACGACCAATTCACCAACCTTTACAAGGAACGCACGCAGCCGCTGTTAGGCAATCGTATTCCTGCGTTTGATGATTGGCTACCAGAGTGGCATCACTCACGCACAGCGAGCATGCTAGACGTTCTGGTGGGCATTGGTGAGGATCGTGGTGAGTTGTTCAACATCAATGAGTTGGGTGACTTTGAATTCAGTCCTGCGACGTTGCGGTTCCTCAAGAAGGAATGGCCTTACATCAACCGACTGTACGATTCGATCTTCCACTTCGGTCTGTACCGTTGGGGTAAGCCGATGCCAGACGGTACGGTGCTGATGGACGTAGACGGCAACCTCACCTGCGCCTTGGACATGAACCCTCGTTATATGTACCACTTGCGCTTCGGGTTAGTCACTGACCTGTCTGTACTGTCGCCGGGTGCTATCGATCGGTTGAAAGAAGACGGTGAGTTCTGTACTGAGGTCATCAAAACTCTGTACCCCAACAAGAAACCCCTGCCTCCGTTGATTGGTGGTCACTTCCCTGGTGGCTGGTTGCAAGACATCATCAACAAGAAGCGGGAATCCCAAGTTCGTCGGATGTACACGGTAGGCGTTACCGGTATCATCGCTAAGAGAGGAAAACCCTAATGCCAATCTTAGACTCCAAACAGGGTTTGCCACCGAAGGCGGTTCCGGTAGAGCCGATTGCTGTGGCTCCCGAAGTTCGCAATCAGGTGGTGGACTCTCGTTACGTTCCACAGACTGCGTTACTGACTCACGTTGAAGGCGCTAGCTGGACTGTCGACTACTACAACCAAGTGCTCGATCTGGACAACGAAACCTCCGACCTGCAACTGACGCAGAAAGCAGTCTACCAACAGTACAAGTTGATTCGTCACTTGGAGCTGAAGGTTACCACCCCGCTGTCCTACCAGCAGCAAGACGCTGACCGCAACACTGTGATCACAGGTTCCGCTACGGTTTACGGCGGGACGATGCCTAACCAAGGCGACATCTTCTTGGCCGACGTAGGTGACGGTCGAGTGGGTGTGTTCACGGTCATCCGCTCTGAAAAGAAAGCGGTGTTCAAAGACGCAGTCTACACCATTGACTACGTCATGCGGGACTACCTGACCAAACAGTACAAGGACGACCTTGCACGCAAAGTGGTGAGAGACACGACGTTCGTTCGTGACTTCATCTACTACGGTCAGAACCCTGTCATCGCTACCAGCGAGTTTGAACAGATCGCTGCGTTGAACCAGGGTTACAAGAAGATGCTTAACCAGTACTTGGTTGACTTCTTCAACACTGAGTACGCTACGCTGATCATCCCCGACCAAGAGACCAGTGTGTGTTACGACCCGTTCTTCGTTACGGCTTTCCTGTCAACGCTGGACAACACTGACAACAACACCATCATGAAGATCAAAGCGCTCAACACTGATCGCTCGATCCGGTACAAAGAGAACAACCTTTGGACCTGTTTGATTGCTGCCGATGCTGACATGATCGACCTGTGCTTCCAAACGGCTGGTCTGGTGTCCTACCGTCAGTTCGATGAAAGTCCGTTGTTTGATGGGATCTACTACAGTGGCGTACAGGAAGTTGTGTTCCCTACGGAGCGTTCTACCCTGCGTCACGTCGATGGTCAGGAGGTCTACAACGATCCTCTCGTTCCAGGGCGCCTATTAGGCGGGCAGACGCGTTATAACGACTTACGGCGTGTGCTGGTGCAGTCGGAGATGAAAGGCTTCCATACGGCCTCTGAGGACGCTGTAGGGGTAGCTGCTCTGCCTGACATCCACCATGTCAACAAGGATGACTACTACGTGCTGTCCCAAGCGTTCTATGAGAACACTCCAGAAGGGTTCTCTAAGCTTGAGAAGCTGTTGTGGGACTTGCTGCAAGGTGAAGCCATCGACAAGACCGTACTGTTGTACTTGGTGCGCACCTCCAAGAACTGGTCTAACTTGGAACGGTTCTACTACGTTCCGATGTTGATGATCCTGATCAAGGTCGGCTTGAGGGATTACTGATGTTAGAACAAAAGCATCACACCGCTGCGTACAAGATCTTCCACTACTTCGTGGAATGTCTGATCCCGCAGATGTACCTTTACTCGCAGGAGTACGTTCAGAAGTTTGGACTGTACTCTTCGGGTGACCCGGATGTGGATGCTGCCGCTTACCAGAACTTGGTGAAGGTGAACTTAACGGTTCACCAGATGGCAGGTTACGCCGAACAAGGTGCATCCATTGCACTCGTTAACCCTGATGAATCCAAACAGATCTACGGATGGATCTTGGAACACATCAACGACTGGCAGGACGAAGTCAACCGAGACCCAGGGCTCCGTGACCAAGTACCTGTTAACGACCTTCGGATCTTGGAAGAGTTTGCAGCCCTCGTTTACCCGATGGCGCGTCAACACGTTCAAACCGAGGTGAGTACGTCTCGCCTGTTCCGCAGCTTGGATCGTCTGTCTCGCCGTGCTGTACGTCGTGACATGCAGACCCCTGTGGAAGTGTCGTCGAACATTCCGATGGAACACTCGATGATGGTAGAAGGTCTGGCTGACCAACTGATCCGTCGAGGCGCTAACGTATGATCGAGAAAAGTACGTTAATGAATGAGATCTCCAAGATCACCAAGGAAGGTGCGAAGGATGTCCATTACTTGTACGAAGTGTGGTTCCAGTTGCCCGACGGTAACACGGTGGCTCCACTGAAGTTCATGTCGGTTGATATCGTGCGTGACTTCACCCAAAGCTTTGCTGACTCAATCGTCATGGAAGTGGTGTTTGGTGCAGGGACATACGCCCAGAAGCTGTTCCCCTACAGGAACAACCTCAAGGCTGTGATTCAGCGTCAGTACATCGGTGAAGTGTCTGATACGGTGTCAGCAGATGCTCAGGTGGAGACCTTGATCTACACTGCAATCTTGATGGACGTTCGAGACCATGCCAAGGAAGGTTCGTCTCCCCTGCTGGACTCTGTTCAGTTTGGTGACTTGGGCGACATCATGAAAGTCCAGTTCCAGTTGATTGACAACGTAACCGAATGGCTGCGTGGTTGTACTGTGGGTGGTGTGTTCAAGCAAGCAACGCCTTGGCAAGTATTGCAGGCAATGCTCGCTGACCAGTCCAACAAGATGCCTCTGGAACGCGGGTTGTCGATTGAAGCCATTGACATGGTGCCAGCCGATAACACTGAGAAACGAGCCCATGTGGTCATTCCACACGGTACTCCGTTAGTAGCACTGCCTAACTACATTCAAGACAAGTGTGGGGGCATCTACAACAGTGAAATCGGTTTTTACTTACACCAAGGCTCTTGGTATGTATGGCCTCTCTTTAACACACAACGCTTCGAAGCTACTCCTAGTGGTTTGACGGTGATCAACGTCCCCGAGAACCGCTTCCCTGAGATTGAGCGTACGTTCCGTCAGACAACCAACCAGTTGATCATCTTGGCCACTGGTTCGACTCGATCGGTGGATGCGTCTAACGCTCGTCAGGTAGGTGAGGGTAACGGTATTCGTTTCACAGATGCCAAGTCCATCTTCGACAGCTTTGGTGAAACCATCGAGAACGTGACCACCCTCTCACGAGGAAAGAACGTTACCGAGGTGTTGTTTGAAGAAGCCAAGAATGGGTTAAACCATGTTGTACAAGCGGCGGACAAGATCTCCAGCAACTTGATGTCTGCGTTGTCAAAGATCTCTTCTCGTAAAGGCCAGCCTGTGCAGGTCAAATGGGAAAACTCTCGGGGCAGTTTGATCTACCCAGGGATGCCAGTCCGTTACCTGTACGAAGCAGGTGGTGAGACCAAGGAGCTGTTTGGCGTAGTCACGATGACTCAAGACTACATTCATCTAAAAGGTACGGGATCAACCGCTCGACGTTATGTCAGCAACACCTCCCTGACTTTGTTCCTGGAACCAGACAAGAATGAGCAATCAAGTTAAACCGTTCTTCGTGGCTTTTGAAGGTCCTGATTTCTGCGGCAAAACCACTATGCGTGTCGAGGTGGCGAAATGGCTGCGGACTCGTATCTCCAACGAAGTGGTAGAAACCCGTGAACCGGGCGGTACCCCATTGGCCGAAGAGATTCGTGAGCTTCTGCTCAAAAGGCGTGACGAACCGTTCAACCCAATGGCAGAACTGTTCTGCTTCATGGCTGGTCGGATTCAACACACCGAAGAGATGATCAAGCCAAAACTTGAGTTGGGTAACGTCGTACTGAGCGACCGCTACACCGATTCGTCTTACGCCATGCAATGTCATGCTGTGGACGATTCTGTGGTGGACACGTTGGACTTCCTCAAGGTCGAAGAGATCGCTCTTAAAGGGTTCCGTCCCGATCTCGTGGTGTTCCTTGACATCGACCCTCGTGTGGCAATGGCTCGTCAGTCTGATGTCGTGCGTGCCAAAGACCGCATCGAGTTGAAAGGCATCGAGTACCACGATGCAGTGCGTGAAGGTTTCCAAGTGCGACACCCACACACCACTGAACGTTCGCTGGTGTTGGATGCAGAACTTCCGGTGGCTGAAAATCTCGAGAAGATCAAAGAACACCTGGAATTGTACTTCCTGTGACAGACAGCATAGAGGGAGGCCCGAAGGCCTCCCAATATGCCGATTACTTAGGCTTCAGGTTCGAAGCCGTTCATCTGACCTTCGATGCCACTCAGGTCTTCAACCGGAGCTTTCAGCACGACGGTGGTCTGACCCACGTACAGCAGGCTGTTGGCAGCGGCGGCGAAAACGATTTCACCGTCGGTGTCAGCATCTACTGGCAGGACCAGGCCGGAGACGACGACATCAGCAGCAACTGCGCCGAACAGGGCAACCAGTTGAGCTTTGATCTGTACGTCAGTGGCGTCCAGAGCGACTTGTACGCCAGACACAGCTTGAGCGGCGTTAGGGCCGGTCACTGGGTTCAGACGGGTGTAGTCGATGGTTTTGGTACCAGTCTTGCCTTCACCTTCGACGGCAGTCAGGGTAACCTGAGTGTTACGGCCACCAGCACCCACGAATACGCTTGGGTTGCCCAGAGTGAACTGAGCAGCGGTCAGCGACAGACCAGGGTTGGCGTCCAGGACCAGAGCCAGAATGTTCTCGGCACCAGTTTGAGCGACATTGATTTTCATGGGGATCTCCACAGGTAAACAGAGTAAGACGTATGTCCTACTCATAAGATATTAAAAAATACACAGAAAGTCTGGCATAAAAGGGCCCGAAGGCCCCTCTATTAAGGTCGACCCATATACTCAAGGCCACTGAGCGCTCGTACAATGATCACATTGCTGAGTTTGATCGTACCTGGGATCACAGACAGCAGGATCTCCCCTCGATAAGCCAAGGAGCCTACAGAGGCTTTCAGCTCAACAAAGGTCTCTTCCTCAATGTCTTCAGGTAGGACAGTGGCGACATCAATGTCTTCCAGTTCTAACGCAGAACCGTAATGGGTATTGAATGCTTCCATTAACCGGGCGTGGGTCAAAGGAAGTGTGACTTCGATTTCCGTCGGGTCACGTAGGGTTTCAAAGTCAGCCAGATCAATCCGATCATACCGAACCTTCACCTCACCAATCGGTTTTCGATTAGGTTTGGCTACAATCAGAATCTCGGTGTTGGCAGGATTGTCGTCGCCTACCTGAGACTCTGGGGTCAGCGCAACTGGCGTACTGAACTGGATGTCATCAAGTGTTAACGACAACCCGTTGGTGTCGTTAAGTAGAGCGAGTAACTGCTCTACTGATTTCATTCCAATGTGGTACATGGCAAAGACGCCTGCATTTAGAAAATGGGTTTGGGTTTAAGTCCCGTCAAATGATACGTCGCCGAGCACCTATCGTTATAGACGTCCCTACTACAACAGGAGTTATCAACGTGCTAGTTGATCACACTTTAAGCCCGCTTCAGAACGTCATCAACCAGATCAACGAGACCAACGGCACGTCGTTTACTCTCGATGATTTCGTCCTTAAGGACCTGCTTCAGATTGACACCAGCGGCGACATCACCGTGAAGAATTCGTCCCTCACGGTGGAAGCAACTCTGAACAACGAGTTCTACGGTACGCAGACGCTGAACTACCGTCGTCTGTATATCGAAGAGATCGTCAAGTCGACCACCTACACGCTGCAAACGGGTGACACACTCCAGAGCATCATCACCCTCATCGCTGATCGCTACAAACTGATCGCTGGTGAGTTGGAGTTCGAAACCGGTGCGGTGTTACCAACGGCTGCTGGCGAAAGCAAGACGCTGCAACTGCTGGCCAAAGACGGTAGCTGGGTTTACCTGGGCGCCGTGGATCTGACGATCCGTAAGCTCTGAGCATAAGGGGAGGCGGTGGCCTCCCTCTATGCCGTCAAGTCGCTGGCTCGAATCCATTCATTGCAGTAACTTGAATCCAGTCTTCCAGGCTAGTGGTCACCGAGAAGCCGTCCATCTGATCCACTTCAATCAGCGTACCAAGGTCATTGGTAACCTCTTGACCGATGAGAATCGTGGTACCTGGCTGATACAGGTAGCTGGTATTTGCCACCCGCAGTGTAAAGCCCGGAGTGTCTGGTAACAACGTCCGATCGACCACATCCCGAGGTTCCAACTTCAATCCGAAGAACGCGTTGATCGCCGCTAAGCGACCATGGATCGACGTAGCACCACCGATAACCTGAGAAGTATTCTTTCCTTTAAATGCTTCTTCGAGTTTGAACCGGTTGTACTGGATTGTTACGGTACCCTGGAAGTCAGAGTTCGGATTTGCCGCCAATGTCACAGCGGTGTTATATCCACTGGTGATGGCCACAGGGTTCCCGAAGGTTGCCAAAGCATCAGTGACAACAACACCGAGTTCCTTTTTGATGGCCAAGCGTAGTGTCTCTAACCCGTTGAGACTTGAGAACAAGGAAGGAGAAACTGCCGCTTCCAGAACAAACACTGAGACTTTACGCAGGTCGACATACGGCGGCGTCTCTGCCAGCACAAACATGCTGGTGGAACGGATTTGTGCCGCTGGTGTTTCTGCAACGATAGCGTAAACAGGAGCGTTACGTAGGTTGATCTTCTGCTCAACCGGAATCGCCGCGTACGCCGGGGCGTTACGAAGATTGAATGACATAGTTCACCTACGCGCTAGGAGTGACCACCAGCTCCAGTGCGGCCATGGAGGCTTTGGTGAGAGCAGCTCCACCTGGGGTTTGGGTTAGAACTGGTACCTGCTTATCGAATTGCTGTGTATACACGTCGCTGGTAGGAGTGTAAGCGGAAGCAGCACTTTGACCATCAGTGTGATCCCAACGAACGTTCAGATTGCCCACGGTGCCACCATCGCGCCACGCGGACGTAATAGCGCTGAGAGCCAACACCTGATCACTGGACTTAAGACCCGAGAGATCCAACTTGCACTTAAGTACGCTGTTGGCAGGGTCGCTGGACAGATAATCGGTGCGCTTATTAGCACTGTTGTTCGTAAGGTTCAGAATATCCAGAGCAGTTTTACCACCCTGAGCCGTCCAGTTTGATAAGTCTACTTGTTCGTACGGTAGCCGCTTCACACGAATTGGTCCCAAACGGATTTTCTCAGTTTGGTCCGTAGTCCAAGCCACATACATGTCCTCCCACGAGAACATGTAATCGCCCTGTAGCCAACCATTAACCTGCGCGGCGTGCACCAACGTAGCACTACCAATGGCAAACTGGCAGGCAGGCCAAGCTGCTCGAGTGAACCAAGAGCCCATTGCAGCCGTGGCAATCTGGTCTCCATCACGGTAGACGGTAAAACCATACCCGGCCACACCGTCGTAGGGGATGATTTCAATTTCGAAATAGGCCTCACCCTGGGTCGTTGGGAAAGTGTAAATGACGTTATCGGCACTAGCCCCCCCATCCCCAGTTACCCGATCGAGCTTCATGCCAATCGGGATAGCCGCTGAGGGCGTACGGTTACCTGGTTTATACCGGAAACCAATACACGCTTTTGCGATGTCACTACGGTTGGCCCACAGCGTTCGGTTAAGAATCTGAACCATCCCCTCGGCCGATCCGTTGGTTCCTGCCGCCATCAAGCCATAGCGCAATTGAGCGTCTTTCTTAAAGATTGACATCAATTGGTGGGCACCTTGCTTAACGGTGTACATGTCCCAACCGGTATGCAAGAACCCCGCACCTACCCGTGGGTTACCGAACCAGTCATCGAGGTGTTCGATACCAATCGGTCTTACTTCTTTGGCCATGGTAGCCCCCTTTAACTATTGACGGGTTTGAGTTTGACGGTTGCAGCAGCAAGACTCTCGATAGTCCAAGCACCGCCGTTAGGTGCTTTGCTAGAGAGTAACTGTCGGGTATACATCGCCATGGCGTTTGCGGCCGTGGCAGACGACTTGCTACTCTCGACGCCTGCGGAGGTGATCGACGATTCTAAGTTACCTAATTTGCCTGGCGCCTTTTGCATCGCCACGTTGAGCGAAATCCCCTTGATGAAACCAGTCACCTGAGACGCATCGAACTTCAGGATGGCTTCCGACGCATTAACATCAGTGGTTACCAAAGGCGTCAACCGGTCAGCCGCACTGGTAGTCGGGGTGTTCAAGACATCTTTTGGCGTTCCCGAACTCGCAGCCCAAGGACCGTTGAATTCCGAAACCGGCAACACCTTGACAGTCTGTGGACCTAACCAGCCAGACATTTGACCATCTGGGGTTTTCTCAAGAACGTAACCGTCTTTGAGCCACAGCTCCAACGCACTGCTACTGCCGGAGTTATAGGTTCCCCACATCAGGTAGTTGGTACCTGCTTTCAGAGCGTTCTTGACCGCCGCTGACAGTGCTACCGCAGCAACTTCCACACCATCGACCCGCGCCCTGAATAAGCTGTTCGCCATGTCGATACACCACTCAACGTAGTACTCAGTATTGAGTTGGAAGTTACCAGCAATCGCGGTGGAGGCAATAACTTCCACCGCCGCCGCACCTTGTATGGTCATCACGGTTCGAGGAATGGAACGGGCAAACTTCAACCGAGCACCACCGAAAGCTACGGTGTTATCGTCTACGTTGATACCGGCAGACTGCAAGGGTCGTCCGACCGCCATGCAACGGTTACCCGAAACTGAACCAATACTACTCAGGACCAACCATCCATCAATAAGGTCCAAAGAGGTTACGCGAGCGTAACTGTTAGTGTCCCCACCGTACACCAAGTACGGAATGTTCCAGCCCGACAGGACAGCAGTATAGCCCTGTCCGATAGTTGCCGAATACTGGTGTGAGAGGTTCAGGAAGGGTTCAATATCACGAAGGGCCATCTCAACCTCCCACGTTGTAAGTCAGGAAGATGCGACCTACTGGCTTCACGGATTCTTCCGGGAAGTCCAGGATCAACACTTTCTGCATGTTGCCTTTGGTTGGCAGACCGGTGTTGTTGTCACCGTGGAAGAACACAAAGCAACCAGCGAGGGACCACTCGGGTAGTTCCACTTCACTGTGCCATTGGCCCTTGCCTTCTTTCTTGTCTTTCTCGTTCAGCGCCAGCGCTAACAACTCGCCAGTTTCCGGGGTGATGATGTCTCCGGTTTTGAAGTCCGAGAGAATGTCATCGTAACCAGTCAGAGCCAGACGGAAGAAATAATTTGCCCAGTACGGATCGATGATAGGCATGTCTTAACTCCAGTTAATGGATTTGGTTTTGAACAGATCGGCCAATGGAATCTTCGAGGAGAGCACCAAGGTGTACTCGCCATTCCAACCTATGGAGTCTGCTTTCGCCTTGAGTAAAATTCGCCCGTACGCCCCATCATCAGTGACGAAGGTTTCTTCGAGATCGTCCCGAGTGAGGTAGATGCCGTAAGTGTTGCGCAGCTTGGGTAACAAGTCGTATACAGAAGATCCGACCGGTGCTTGGGGCGGATACTTAGGACGCGGGTAGTTCCCGATATTGGCCAAGGTGAGACGGTTGTAGGCTAGTACGACCGTCCCTTTATACGCCGTGTTGGTCCGGGCCATGGTGACGCGGATCTTGGAATTCAGTGTAGCTCCAGGGTCGGTGTTGACAATGGGCTTACTGAAGATCACGTCATCAAGGGTGAACTTGGTGCCAGCTTTTTTGTTAAACCATGCCAACACGTCCAAACGTGAATCGTTGTAAATAGACATGGCTTACACCTTGTAGTGGAACAACAGTTTACCATAGAACCAAGCGTCCCCAATAGTGGGAGCCAAAACTGCCACTCGGTTAAACAGTCCGCTGTTGGCTTCGGGTACCGCTGCGTTTGGAATAGCGTAACGGTTGAATAACAGGTTCTTCAAGCCACCCACGTTGTCCACGGAATAGTCAAGACTGTTCCAATTGTACTGAGGAGCAACAGTGTTTAACACCGCTGCTAACTTATCCAATTCAGCCTGACCCGAAGTCAAGGTGTTGTTACCCCAGGAGTTGAAAGAAGTACCCATGAGATCGGTGAAGTCAAAGTCGTAAGCGATGTACTCACCTTGTGGTTTGTACGTATCACCGAACTGAATCAAACCTTCTGGCCACGCTCGCCCGTCTAAGGTAGCGGTTGAGAACATTTCACTGATCTCTCGACGTCCTTTACGCCACACTACTGCAATCGCCCCTATGTAACACTGGGACGTAGCCAACGCGGTGAGCGTGGTAGTGGCGTTCACGTTCAGAGTAACTGGAGTAAACGTGCTGGAGGAAACGTTGATGCCATGTTGCTTGAGCAGCAGTTCCTGAACCTCAGCCCAAGGCAAGGTATTCACGTTACTGTAGCGGGTCAGCTCAATGGTCTGGTAGCGGAACAGTTTGGACAGGTCGATCCGACGGTATCGTAGAGTCTGACGACCGACCACATCCAGAGCATTCGGTGCAGCCTTAGCAACGATGGTGGTGTTTGACTCATCGCCCCGAGTATAAGGCAGTGCAACTGGCGCCTCGTAGGCAATTTGATTGGGGTCAATGTTTGTGAAAGCATCAGGGTTGGCCTGTACGATCAGTTCTTTGAGCAGCGTCTGCTCGGGCTTGCGATAGTCTGTGTCGCCAGCCGGACGCGGTAGTTTCCCACTGGTATCTACGAGAGCATACCCGAAGACACTACGCGCTTGCGTCCGACCCGCTGACCGACTTAACGCGTATGCCGGAAGGCTACGGATAGTGGTCATTGACAATTACTCTGGAGTGATTTTAATCGTGGTCTCAGCCAAGTTGGCGTTGGACCAGCGACTGCCGTCCGGTGCTAATGGCCACGTCCGCATGGATCGCCCTTTCAAGGCAAGGTCCAATTGAGTGCGACGTTTGGGCGAAACAATCCCATTACGTTCCATCGACACATCGGCCGCAGCGTTGTTGCTGCTACCCTTTGCGTTGAGGATTAATTGGATAGCTTGCACTGCATCGTTGTTTGGAAGCGCTGAAGAAAACTTCAAATCCAGGGTTCCAGCGCCGAGGCTAGATTCAACCAACGCCGGATTGACCTTGTCAGTCGGGGCAGTCAGAGCAGCCAACAGAGAACCACCATCAGAGGCAGCCCAACCATTACCCACTGCCGATGTCAGGGTCAACGGACGGACTTTCATGTCGCCCAAACGACCCGACATACCGTCACCGGGTAGATCGTCGGTTACCCAGATATCACGGATTGCCACATAGCCTGCGGTGTTGGCAGGACACGGTGACCAATAGATGCCGAAGTCACCGGTTTTGATAAGCGCGGTGCTGAGTCCGTTGTAGATGGCGGAACCTAACATCACTCCGTTGACGTAGGTGTAGCGATAGGTCGAAACCAGATCGAGCACAATCTCAACCAGGCACTCGGTTCCTTCTGGACTACCAGCAGGAAACAAGTTGGCAAAGGTTGCCAGTGCGTGAGTGCCCGTAGTGCTTGGGTTTGAACCCCACAAACACAGGTTACCCAAACCAGCAACAGCCGGTTTCACCAACTTGGCTCGATAACCAAATGCGATTGCCGTAGCTCTACCGCTATTGTCCAACAGTGGGCGTAAGTCGATGTGTGCGTACGACTCTGATCCTGGCGCAATGCCTTCTGGAACGGTCAGCCATCCATCGTTGTTGACGATCAATCCTTTACCATAAGTCGGGAAAAGAGGGTGACGCGTGATGGCCCAACCAGATTGTGCCATCCAAGTATCCACTACGTTCTTGACGCAGTGTTCGAAACCAATAGCAGCCCTTAACATAAGGATCTCCTAAAAGGGCCCGAAGGCCCATGCGTCAGACGGAACCGCTATCAATCGGATCGTTGTAGTGCAGGGCCATCCGACCTTTCGGCATGGTGACACCTGGACGCAGATCCAAGAGCAGAGCGTATTTGTAGTTGCTGTTGGTCAGCAACTCAGGAGTGTTGAGTCCGTTGAAGAACGGCACCGCACCTTGTAGGGACCACGCTGCTTGTTCGGAAGAAGCGTTCCATGCACCTGCACCGGTCGACACGTCGTACAGGTTGATCGCAGCGGCGAGGTCTACAGCCTGTTGTCCAGTCAGAGGTACACCTTCTTCCAGATCTAACAACAGATCGTAGAAATCGGTGAAGTCGTAGGAGTACAGGTACAGGGCACCGTACACGTCGGCATCCGAACTGGTTGGGTAGTTCAAACCAGGCATGTCGTTAGCAGACAGCACGCGGTCCAGAGGAGCACCACCTTGACCAAAGTTCTCGATGGTGACACTACCAACCCAACCGTAAGAACCTGGCTTTGCAGTCAAGGTTACGGTGTAGGTACCATTGCCGTTGTCGGTAACGGGACTGTCTTCAATGTCGTCAGTGGTAAAGTTCAGTCCGTTATAAGTAGCCAGCGTATCCATCAATTGGTGTGCGCTGGTTGGGTGGTCGGCACGCAACGTGAACCCACCGATCTTGATGATCTCTTTGAGGTCCAGTCGGTCGTACGTCACCACAACAGTGCCTTGGTAGATGCTGGTAGCAGAAGCCGTCAAACGTACCGCAGTGTTATGCGGGTTTGCCACGCCGCGCCACGTCCCGTTGATTACCGATGGGGCGCTGAATTCCACATCGGTCATGGCCAACGTGGTAGCGTTCTTGGCGTTGATGTAGTTGAGAAGGCTACGCTTCGATTCTTGCATGTAAGCTGACATAGCCTAGTCCTCAAACGTTGAAGTGGTGGATAATGTGTCCCGCCGCCCACGGACAATCATCTGGTACAAAGACGATCAAGCAGCGGTTATAGAAACGGCTGTTGAGTTGAGGGAACTCGGTACTAGGGAGACTGACACACTGGTGTTGCATTCCCACAATGCTACCTGGGTGAGTTTTGTAGTTCTCCCCAGCCACGTAACCGCGCAGGTTAGTACGGCCACCGGAGACCGCGTTGATCGCTGCTGTCAACGCCGCATAGACGTTGATCCACGTAGAGTTCCACGAGAAGTTTGATTTTGCGAACACCGGTGGTGTGTACCCGGCCGTGATCAGCGTCTGCGTGAAGTCTAGTCGATACGCTTCACCCGACAGGATCGGAAGATGCGTTTCATCGAACACGTTACCACCTGGGAACTTACGACCATCCAGATCCAGACTGGTGATCATGTCCACAAAACTCTGTGGGGTGTTGAGCCACTTCAGAGCGAAGGAACCAATGTAGCCCAAAGAGGTTGCTTTGGTGGTGACCGTCACGGTGGTGGTGTACTGACCATTCTCCAGCGTAGAGCCACGCAGGATATTACCGGTGTTGACGTCATCCTCAGTCAGGTTCAGACCGTACAGGCGGTTGATGTCAGGCAACAGTTCAAAGATGGTGAAAGCCAGTTGACCAGCAGTAACCGGGTTGCGTGCTGCGTACTTCTTGACCAGTACCGTAATACCACGGAACATCTTGGACAGGTCGCGACGGTTGTACTTCAGCGTTTGTTTGCCGATGTAGTCGTTGTTACCTGGTGCTGGGGATACCACGATCGAGGAGTTCGATGCAGGGTACACAGCGTTAGCGATCACCACCGGGTTTGCCAGCACACAGTTGGTTGCCGTCAGCGGTTTGGTCAAACCAGGGTTCGCCTGGTTAATGAGGTCGTAAACCTCTTGTTTCGGGGGAAACTTATAAATGGCCATTACTAAATCTCTTCGAGGACGTTGTAGTGGAGATAGATCGGACCCAAGAGTTTGGAGTTATCGTGAACAGCCTGAATCACCACACGATCAAACTCAGGGTTAGCGTCGGGAACTTCCGAAGTCGCTTTGTCCACGAGGTAATGCGGAGACCAAGCAGGGATGCCCATGTAAGTAGCAGCCGCTTGAATCACCGGCCAGTTGGTATACTCTCGGGTCTTGGTCAGAGCCATGGCGTCCCGGACACAAGTGAAGTCCTTGTTCCACGTTACCATCCGGGCAGACATTCGGTAGTCAACTTTCACCGGATGAGTCAGCTCTTGCAGGTTACGGTTACCGATCACCTGCTCTAACCATGACTTACCGAACTCAAACCGGACAGTCGCAACACCAACGAAACCCAACGAGTCAGGACTCGCTTCCAGAGTCAACTGCGCGTACTCACCTTCACCCAACTCTGGGATGGTGATCTCTCCGACGTCAATCGCCGTCAGGAAGAGATTGTAAGCGTTGTTCACCAACTCCAAGAATGAATCGGGGGTTTGGGGGTCAGGGGTACGAACCGTCTTACCGTCCAGAATCTCAGTGAGGTTGAGACGACTGTACGTCAGATCAACTTGACCAGAATAACCACGTCCTGGAACACCAGCGACAGTCAGGACTGTTGCACCCGACTCGTCTGCTGGTACAATCCCAGTGAACCGAACGTTGATGTCATTCAGTTCGCGTTGTGGTTGGTTGAGGTCGTTGATCAGGTCCAAGAGTTTCTCTTTGGAATCCATAGATCACCTCTTAGATGTCGGTCTCAGCCGGAGTGTAGTGGAGGAACAGACGACCACTGTAGCCCAAGCAGTCAGCACCCAGCCGGATAATCATCACGCTCTCGTAGTCCGAGTTGGCTTGTTCAGTTCCGGTAGTCAGTCCGTTGTACTCCAGAGTCGCACCGCTCAACGAGAAACGATTCTGACCAGTGATTACCCATGGGTCGTTAGTCAGGGTAGTGATTGCCTGAGCAATACTTTCCCAGTCCACCGACTCAACAACGATGGATGACAACACAGGTTCCAGCGGAGAGAAGTCTCGCCAGTAACTGTAAGCCCAGCCGAAGGGTTTACCCTCGTAAGGATCAGGGAAGTTCAAACCAGGCAACGTGGTGACCGTTACCAGTTGGTTCATCTGGAAACGACCAGGTTGCACAGTGAACTCTACTGTACCTGTCCAACCATACGAGTTGGTTTGTGCGGTTAACGTCACCACACCAGTACCGCTGGCCAAGTTCAACGGACCGTCGACCAAGTCACCTTGTTCGAATGCTGTACCGTAAGTTTTGTTGAAGGCTTGAGCAAATTCCCAAACGGTAGTGACCGGTGGGAGACTCAGGGACGCTGGAACCAGTTTGAGTAAGTCAGCCAGATCCAGTCGGGTGTAGCGAACCGTCACTGATCCGTCAAAGGTACTGGATGCGTCCTTGGCAGAGATCAGGATGGTGGTGTTGGTGCCGTCGCTTGCAGGAGCTACCGGAACCGGGTTACCGAAGACGTATTCGGACTCGATCAGAGTCACGCCACCGTTCAACGCTTTGATCGAACCAATGATCGCAGCCTTCGGTGTCTTATAAAGAGCCATTGCGACACCTCTAAGGATCAGTTGTAATGGAGGTAAGCGTCACCCGTGTAGCCCGCAATATTCGGGTTGGGGTGGATGATCACGTTCTTGAAACTTTGATTCGCTTCGGGGAAACTAGAAGTCAGCCCCCACTTGAGCGTACCGATTTGTGCCTGAGGCCAGTTTGGGAAACCGTAGCTGGCCAAGAGAGTCCGCGTTGCGCCAATGTTGGCCCAGTATCTGTAGGGTGCGTAGATCGGTAGCGAATTCTTCTCGTCGGTGAAGTCGATCGAGTAGGTGGCCATAGCCAGCGCCAGCGTACCAGTCACTGGGGTAGTGTGGTGCTTCAACACATCCAGGGTAGTAGCGGCCACTACCTTGTTCAACATCGGGCGAACACGAGTAAAGGTCACAATGAAGGAGCCTTCGTAACCCAGTGAGTTCGCCGTTGCGGTAATCTGGATGTTCAGTTGTTCGTTGTTACCCAGCCAGTCGAATTGGACATCGACCACATCAACAGGCTCAAGGTTGATCCCAAGCTTTTTGTTGATGACAGGTAACAGTTGGTGGAGGGTTGGGTAACCGATGTCGCGCAGTTGTGGACGGATAGTACCGAACGCTTTGGCGAGACTCAGGCGCTGGTAGCGGAACTTGACGTAGCCCTCATACGCGCTGTCATACATCGTTACAGCAGGGATCTCAACCAGCCCGCCTGACAAAGTCTTGACTTTGCCGAAGTACAAGTCCCCTACTTCTAGGGGTTGAGCCAGACTGTTGGCCTGATTGACGAGTTCGAGCAGCGCAGCTTCGGACGATCCCGGTAAGAGGTTCATTGGTTAACTCCTGGAAGTCGAAGTGCTTGAAAACAGCAGAAACGGAGGAGAGGCCGTAGCCCCTCCTCCGCTCAGCGTCAGGGTTTCTTACGGAGTCACTGGCGCTTCGTAAACCAGACCGTTCAGAGCGGTGTTGGTCAGGACGGAAGCCAGCGGGATGTCAGCACCCTGTACCACGATGTCGACGGAGCCGATGTAGATCAGCGAGTCGGCTTTAGCAACGAGCTGAACAGTGTGCTCTTCGTTCAGGCCACCGGTGAATTCCGGGATCGGAGCGTCGACGTAGTCGTCGTCGGTCAGATTGACGCCGTACTTGGCATTGAATTCGGGGATCAGGTCCTTGAGGGTCTGCGCGTTACCCAGGGGGAACTCGGCAGGTGCAGCGGCGATGGTCGGAATGGTCGACAGTGCAACACGGTTGTACGTCACAACCACCGAACCAGAGTAGCCACTGCCTTCGGCGGCGGATACGGTGATCTCGGTGTTTTTCGGCGGACTCTCACCAGTGGCAGCAGTCGGAAGGCCAAACGTGATCAGCTCTTCGGTCAGTGCCAGCGGGGTGTTGTCAGCATTGATCAGGTCGATAATGACCTGTTTTGGGGCTTTGGTTAAGTCAGTCATGATCGCTCTCTTCGAAGGGACGTAACGGGTGGGCAGTCTTGAGCCCAACATACAATACGATAAAAAATTACTGACGCCTTAGACCGGTAATAAAAAATATCTCAGATGTAGATTATAGACTAGCAATACCAAGGAGATTCTAATGGGTGGCGATGACGAATTGGAAAAGCTTCAGAAAGCTATCAAGAAGGAAGAGGCAAAAGTCAAGCGCTGTGAACGTTTGGGTTTGCGTCACAAGAATAATCTCTTTCCCATGATCGAGAAGTACAAAAAGATGGCTGCTGCAAGGGGACTGCTGTGACCAATAAAGTAAAGGATCTTCGTCTGTTGCCTGACGGTACGTACGAAGTGGTGCTCGGCGCATTCAGCGATCCATTTCGCAATGGCTTGCAATACGACGCTGAGTCGGTACGCGAAGCCTGGGTGAGTCGTTGTCGTGAAGGCCGCGAGATGTATGTGGAGTACGGTGCTCCACGTTCTCGTGAACCGAAGCTGTTCTCGGCCGAGGCAGCTATTAAGCGCATCCACACCATCGATGATTCGCAAGTCTGCGGTCGACTCCACTTCCCAATGGGAATGGATGAAGATCACATGACGGCTCGATTCATGCCGACAGGTCCCTATGGCGATGCGGTGCGCAAGATTCTGGAAGACCCAGAAGGTGTGTTGCACTTTGGAATGCGTGGTCTGACCAAAGTTACCACCTGGCCTGAACGTGCCGTATCCAAGATCATCACGTTCGATTTAATCAACCCTCCTAAGAAGGAAGAAGAAGTGAGTGTAGCCCCAACTGTACGGGTACTCCCTGAGCCCGCTCTGGAAATCGAAGTACGCGGTAGCATTCCTGGTATCGGTAAGACCCAGGTGACTGAAATCATCCGCCGGGCTCTTCTGCAAAACGGTTTCACCAACTTGGATGTTGTTTGCCAAGACGGCGACATCACCAAGTACGACGGCCACGAGAATCCTGATCTGGCCAATGGTCGTCCAGAACTCAAAGTCACCCTGCTCGATAACAACGCTAAAATCACTGGAGTAAAACAATGAAACGTTTCCTGATCGGTGCCTTGCTGGCCATCGCTTCCACTGCTGTACTTGCTGTCCCACAAGACCTCACCTTCTGCACGGGTGGTGAAGGCGGTGCGTACGAAGCCCTAGGTCAAACCATCGGCGGCGAGATTGCTCGCAAGACCGGCGCCAAGTTGGATGTCGTCAACACTGGCGGCTCTGTCGAGAACGCCCAACTGATGAAGGAAGGCGACTGCGTCATGGCCATCATGCAGGCTGACGCGGTAACCTCCTTGGGTCTGCCGCGAGATATCGCGGTGACCAACGCTCACACCGAGGCGGTCTTCTGGATTCACGGGAAGACTGGCGTCAAGAACTTCGATGACATGAAGGATGAAGAAAACCTCGTCCGGGCGGTTGCCTTCGTTTCGGGCTCTGGCGCAGAAGTAACCGTGCGTAACTTCGGTAACGTCTCGGAAGACTTCAAGAATATCAAGACCGTCGAATTCGACGATTGGTATTCGGCCGCTGAAGCTGTGAACCAAGGCTTCACCATGAAAGGAGGTATCCGTATCGAAGTCGGTGGCATGATCTATGTGGGTCGGCCTGGTCTGATCACCAATGAAATCACTGACGACTTCAAGGAAACATTGAGCATCGGTGAGATCAAAGCTTCGGCCTTCGGCAAAGCCAAAGATCGCAACGAGAACCCTCTGTACTTCGCTTGCAAGATCGACAACAAAGGTGACTCGGGCATTCCGTCGGACAACGCCTGGACCAACATCAGCACCTACTGCATGTCGGCCCAAGTGGTGTACAACAATTCGTGGCACGCTGACCTCGAGAAGAAAGAAGGTCGCAACGTCAAACGTGCTGTGGCCAAAGCCATCAACAGCAACCTGAAAGCTGTGCGCCAGTGAGCTTCGGTGAATGGGCGGGTATCCATCTGAAACGTTGGTGGCCCCTCTACGCGCTGATAGCAGTCTCGATGGTTGTTAGTTTGGCCATGTTAGCCAAGGCGGAACAGAAAGAGTTCCGTAAGGCAGCGCTGGCTAATCCGCAGATCATGGCCGACAACTACGAACTGATTGCGACCATTGGTGACTGTAAGGTCTACCAGTTGATCAGTCAGAAGTACGTGAAGATCACCATCTGCGAAACCTCCAACGCAAGTATGGCGGCTTACTGATTCAGAGGGGACTTCGGTCCCCTTTTCCTTTTATGCCCGGAGTTATAAATGAAACGGACCTTACCTGACAACGTAAAGCTGTACAAAGGAACTGTAGTGGAGATGATGCAATTCGTTCTTCACAATCCACCTGTGGGTGGGGGCTGTAAGTTTGTGACGGGTCTGGATACTTCCGAGGCTCTTAATGAGCGTTGGGAGCTTTCTTTGGAAACGGTGCGGGAAGAGAACTGTATCGACTGGACAACCTTCACCGAAGAGAACAACATCAGCTTTGGACATGGTTGGCGTAATCAAAAGTTCGATGGGGGTGGGGTAATCAATGACGGTCCGACCATGACCTTCATCGATATGCAACAATGGGGTGAACGTTTCCCCGATAACGACGTGTACTTCTTCACTGACGATCTTAGTATCGCCGGTCTCTTTGACAATATCGGATACGCACCGAGGTCTCCATGTTCGTAACAGATTACCCGAAAGACTTTGTTTACCCTATCGAGGTACAACTCGGTAGTTTGCGTCAATCGTTGTCAGTGGCGAATAACGAAAGCTTTGCCAGCGTGATCTTCATGACGCAAAGCAAAGAAGAATCCCGCATTCCTTTTAAGGAACGTGTGGATTCTGCGTGTAACGTGGAAGGCATCAATCCGCGTGACATGCACCACAGCTTCTCTCGTCATCAAGTCTACTACCGTGCGATCTCCAAGGGGAGCGAAACCACGATCGACGAAATGGCGGCAGAGGTGGCTGAGATGTTCAAAACCACCGGCTACAAGAAGCAACTCTTCTTCACTGACTTGAAAGAGCTTTACGAAAAGCTGACTGGGGGTAATAAAGAACATGGCTAAGCTATCTATGAGTCGCGAGCAGGAGAAACTGTTTCGTGGCAATCCGCTGGAGATCGGTAAGCACTACAACATGACCGGTGGGGGCGATCACGGGATTGATCCTGATGCTCGACCCTTCATTGGTCAAGACCTGCTGGTCACCCAGCTTTTGAAGTCTGGTCTGTATATCACCAAACTCCCTGATGGTCGTGTGTATCCTTTCCCAAAGTCCGCCATGTGGCCGATCGAGGAAGAAACATACGACTACCTTGGGCACCGCAGCACCGTCACGAAAACTGTAAAGAGCGGTCTACTACTCGATGCGTATCACCGCGCACTGGACACCCGTGATACCACGGTGGTCTACGTCACCTTCGAAGACATCGAGCAGGTACACGCCAACGTAGAAGGTGTATTCGAGGAACTGGAACACAGTGCTGAACAGCTCATTGAGATCCTCGAAGAGATCAACTCGTCTGTCGTGTTTGTTAGCTTCGACGTAGAAGACTCGCTTCCAGAAATCAAAGAGAGCCTGCGTATCTTCACCCAGCATGAAGGCATCGTAGCTTTCGTTACTCCTTCCCTCACTCTCGAAAATGCAATCAAGGAACTGTTAACGTGAGCATCAAACCAGACAAATGGATTCGCCGTAAATCGGTTCCACCAACCCACCTGTTGTACGTAAAGCCGGGTTCGAGTGAGATCAAGGAACCGGCGTGGGAAGGTATCACTCACACCAAAGACCAACTGGAAAGCTTGGAGGCTCGCTTCTGGGCTGTGCGCTTGAAGGAAGACGATCCGATTCGTACCGGCTTCAAGCCAATGATCGAACCGTTCGAATACGGTCAGGTTCGTAGTAAATTCGTCAAGAACGAGGTCCTGAACAATCGGACAGACAAACTGATCTCCTACGGCACTTCGTCGTATGGTTACGACGTACGTTGTGCTGACGAGTTCAAGGTGTTCACCAACATCAACTCGGCAACGGTCGATCCGAAGAACTTCGATGAGAAAGCATTCGTGGACATCAAGTCCGACGTGTGCATCATCCCACCGAACAGCTTTGCACTGGCTCGTACGGTTGAGTACTTCCGCATCCCACGGAATGTCCTGACCATCTGCCTGGGCAAGTCGACCTATGCTCGCTGCGGCATCATCGTCAACGTCACCCCGCTCGAACCTGAGTGGGAAGGTCACGTGACGCTGGAGTTCTCCAACACCACCAACCTCCCTGCAAAGATCTACGCCAACGAAGGCGTTGCGCAGATGCTGTTCCTGGAGTCTGACGAGGCCTGTGAAACCTCGTACAAAGACCGTGGGGGCAAGTATCAGGGTCAAACCGGGGTAGTGGTTCCGAGGATGTAACGATGGAATGGAAGGACATCTTCATTGTTGTACTGGTAATCGTACTGTTGCTGGGTCTGCTAGCGTTTGCGGTGCGACACAAGTTCTACTCGGACTACATGCGCGATCTTGGTCGTGGGAGTCTGCGCCAATACGCCGATGTCTGGGACGTTCAACCGGCCGACGGTGGTAACTACATGCGGGTTACGCTGATGGTGGCTGGTGTGACCGGCAACCCGGTATATGTGAATGCGATGGAGTGGGAACGTTATGGTCCTGATCCTTACGAACGCATTGCAGTCTGGGAAGTGGGTTGTGGCATTGCGCTACAACCGATGAAGAATCGAAACATCCTCGCTGCACGCACCAAACTTTAATCGCTTAGGGTCTCTTCGGGGACCCGCATCTATTTGGAACGGAATACCATGGGCTCTAAGAAGAATCAACCTGTCTACTACCTCCGTCCGACAGCTAGTCACAACTTCAACAAGTCAAAGCCTCGTGAAGTAGTGTTGGAAGCCCACATCGACAAAGCTGCGGTCGAAGAAACATTGGAAATTATTCGCAAGAAACCCTACATCTCACAAACCTTGATGGGTCGGTTAGTCCATCACGTGTGGCGTGAGTTGAAGGTGGATTACGACGATGCGTCTGCATTGTGTTGGCAAGCCTTGGGTTGGCCTTCCTCTGCGGCGGTCACTAAATCCTGTATCGTGAAAGAAGCGCACCTCAAGGATACCTTGGCGGCTCGCAAACGTCACGAGAAATCCATGCAAGAGCAGGAGGACGTGAAGAGTCGTAAGAAACTCTTGAACCAAACAGGCGTTGGCTATTACGGTTTGATGGGTGCTGAGTTCGGTCGCAACTACTTCTTCAATGAGAACACCGCGTGTTTACATGCGTTGGAAGAGTTGTTGAAGGACTATAACAACGAACACATCCAAGCTGGGGTCGACCACTACCCTCGCAAGATGGGTTGGGAAGAGTATCACCTCGCTTTTGGCATGTTCTGGCACGCAGTCATTCGCCTCAACAAAGCCAAGGGCATAAGCTTTAAAGAAACCGGTATTGAGTCCGTTAAGAAACTGGCCCACTACCTCTTTACTTGGAACTTCCGTCGTTACTTGGACGGTGTGATCGTTAGCCGTTACGCACGATTCCTCCCTCCACTGTATCGTCACCTACACATTGCGGCCCACCTTGACAAGAACCCAGAGGTTTTGATTGACGAGGAGTACCCGTTGTTTATGGATGACGATGAGGATGAACTCCCTCCTGAGCCACAAGAAGAGTTCAACTACGACGACTGTCCGCATTTGGTGGACGAATTTGAAGAACCGGGCGACAATAAAGGAAATCGCTAATGACTGCTGTATACGGTGCTCTGTTTGGTGTGTTGTGTGCTGTGCTGCTCAGCGCTGGTATTGCTGTGTACTGTGGCGTACAAGAGATTGGTTTTCGTCCGAAGGAACTGCTTAAAGGCCTGGCTCCTATCCTCCGTGACAGGCGGTTGAAGAAACCGTTGGTGGAGATGGCGCTGTGGTTCGGGTCCTACGGGCTGTTAATCGGGATGGTTTTGTCTAGTGGTGCGTTGAAGTACGCTGCGGTGTTTATCCTCGTGTGCTACATCGCGATCACCATGCTCTACCGTTACGCGGTTGCACGTAGACAAGGTGTGGGCTATCAACCACGTGCTCACTGGAAACAGTTCTGGGCGGTACGTGAACACATCGATGAACTGAAGAAGGTAGACCGTAAGGCGTACACCACCTTCTACGCCGCCAGTATCTTCGTTGGTTTGTTCTGGTACTGGATTGGTATCTTCGACTCTCTGGTCAAATAACCTTTCGGGCTCCTGCGGGAGCCCTTCTATGCTTGAGGAAGCAAAAGAAAATGGCTGCTGAATTGCCAACCTACTTCATGGTGTTCCTGTGGACCACTGTGTTCCTGATTGTATCGTTCCGCATTTTCCATTCCGAGTTGGGCTTTGATTGGCCTGAGTGGAAAGCGCAGATCGAAATGCTGTGGCGTCAAAACCACGGCGTGAGCATTGTCCGTCTCTGGATGGGTCTGGTAGTGCTCCATGTAATCCTGTTCCCCATCATCTCCTACGTCAACTACACGAAGTTCTTCCCATGATCGGTTTCCTTCTAACAGTCTTGATTCTCTTCATTGCTCTGAACTGTGCGTTTTACCTCGGTGCGTACGCTAGGTCAGATGACGACATCGCTGAACTATGGCACGCAATGTGCTGGTCGTGGCGTCATGAGCCTTGGAACATCGGGCTGTGTACCTTTGTCCTGTTGTTTATGGCGGTGGTCTTCGCTGCGGTATTCCACCTAGCTTTCGTCCGAGATGTCCTGATGTCGTGAGGTGTCTATGGAAACCAAGTTCGTAATTCCTTGTCGTGAGCTGTTACAGACCATGTCAGGAGCTATCGAGCACAACTTGTGGTATTGCATTGATTTCGTTTGTACGTTTGCTATGCAGCACCCTGAGCGGCTGGATCGCAACAACATCGCAAGCCTGTTCAACCTGTATTTGGATATGGTTTACGAGAATGAAGATGTAGAGAGTGACGAGAAAGATACGGTTGGGAACATCATTGTGGAGATGTCCACTTTGGAGAACCGGATGTTCGTGGACTTTGTTCTCGAACTTTACAACCAAATCTATGCGTACGTGATTCCTTATATCCGAGGCGGCAAAGGCGTAGTCTTTGTTGTTGAGCATATGGAGGTTATCAACGGCGACAAGTTACTCATCAATCTTGATCTCGACGAGGCATCCCCATGCGACCTGAACAATATCCCCCCTTTGGACTCATTCATCTGAAACAAGATGGACAGGAGTTCCCAGCACTGGAACCGAACACTCGGTTCTACTTTGAAGAGTTCGCTGAGGTTATGGAGTTCTTCAAGAACAGTGCCAACTACCACCTGCCCGGACAATCCTTGAAGAAGATCGAGTTGCGTCGAGTAGAAGACTACTACGCCGTGACCCTGCGCTACAACAAGGACTACTGGGATGCTTTCAAAGTGACGGGACCTATTCCGTCTAGTCCTTATCTGGAATACAAAGTAGAGGACTGATCCCATGCCACCAATCTTCCGGGGGTGGTTTGCAGGAGTGGGGAGTCGTGAAACGCCGGAAGACATTCTGGCGTTAATGCGGCAAATTAGTTTAGCGCTTTATGCTCAGGGTTACGCCTTGAGTAGTGGGGATGCCGAAGGTGCTGACAGAGCGTTCTATGAGGGAGCGCTACAAAGCCGTTGGTATTTTGATTTGAAGGCTAGGATCTATCTGGCGTGGGATGGGGTGTGGGATCGTTACCATGACCCCAAGAACTTCTTTTACGATGCTACGAAGTTCCCTACTTGGGAGACTGCGCACAGCATGGCATCAGAGGTTCATCCTGCGTGGGATAAGTGTAAGCGTGGGGCAAAAGCCATGCACACTCGCAACGTGTTCCAGATTCACGGACACATGTTGAATGATCCAGTCCGTGCAATAATCTACTGGGCTAAACCAGTGGGCAAAACTGAAGTGGTCAAAGGTGGAACTAACATGGCGCTACAGATGGCGATTCGTGCTGGTATCCCGAAACGTATCAACCTTTACACCGATGAAGGGCTTGCAAAGGCTCATGCATTGGTTGACCAATATGGCAACGAATTGAAAAGGGCAGCGTAAATGGAATGTCAAGCTTGTAAAACCCGTGGTAAAACTTGGAACGGTGCTGATCCTAAATGTGGGTTCCGCGAAGGTCCGTTCACCGGGGATAACTGGAACTGCGCCTTGGCTAACGAAATCCGCGATTTGGCTGAACGTGAAGGCGACTACCGCATTAACCATCAGTGCGAAGAGAACCAACACTTCGCTACCATCAGTCTGCTGGATATTGATACCCTCCCTCGTGAAAACGACAAGGGCTTCATGAACTCCCAACCGACTTGCCTGTGGGTGGGTTGGTACAAATCCCGCGGTCGTACTGAAGGGATGTGGTTGATGTTCGAAAACGTTCCCCCTCGGCCACCTACCGAGGAAGAGTGCCGCACCATTCTCAACGCTTACGAAAAGAAAGAAGGCTGACATGTCCCTGATCGTCCGTCGGTTGAAAGAGTACCACACTAATCGCAGTCATGCTTTCGTGGGTACTCGTTGTTTCTTGTTGACTATCCCGGTTCAAGGACACCTCGCTTACTACGAGATTGCCTCGGGTAATAACCTGGAACACTATTGCTTCTACGCAACCCGCAACATCGATGGCCCAATGAACAGTACGGCTGCTGCTATCAAACGGACCATCAAACACCAGGGTATGGATAAGTTCATGCTCGACAATGCTCCAAGCTGTATCCGTTGGGATTCAGCGAGTACGATCGAGATGGACTGGTCCAATCCACCGAAAGAAGAAATGATGGCAGTGTTGGTGCAGATCAAGAATGGGCAACCAGACTTCTCTTCCCCAGCTCTGTTCATGTACGTCCCCGAAGCGATTCGTAAGCGTCGCGCTAAACTGATGAAGATTCCAAAAGGCACGGGTCCGATCCCGCATCGCCTTGGAGCCCCTCGCGCCACCGTCACCCCTATTAAAAGGAAGTAACATGAAAGTTGCAGACACCAAGAAACAAGTGAAACGTCACATCAAGCGTTCGATCGCTGCTAACAAGTTTGCGATCCTGAGCGTCACGGGCGTTCCGCAACACGCTGGTGGCAACGGTCTGAACTACTCCTACACCGTGGGTCTGTCCCGTCTCGGTATGCCGGAGCTGTTCATCTGCGGTGTGATCGACAACCGCATTCTGGGGATGATGCTCAAGAACCAGGCAACCGCTTGGATCAAAGAAGGCAAGGCAGAAGAAGTTGTACGCACCGATATCGTCAAACGTTCGGATGGTGATCCTACCCCGATGCGTTCGGCTATGCATCCGTGCAACACCTACCAGATGCTGAACCTCTACTGTGCTGAATTGAAACAGCGCGGTGGTGCAGATCTGCGTATCTGGCAGATGCTCTACCCTGATCCTCAGAACCTGCTGCCGGGTGAAGAAGGTTACGACACTCGCTACGTTCAACCGCGCCAAGCGCCAGCGGTGACCAAATGAGTAAGTTGGTTGGTTTGGCTTACGCATTGGTTCTTGGTTGGGAAGCGTTCAAGGGAATGCTTAAACGCCACTCTACCAACATCGGCTTGACAGTACTGATGGTTGGTGTGGTGGGTGTGGGTTCCGTTGGTGCGTACAAGATGCACGAAACAGGTAAGGAGCATGAGATCGATGCCCTTTACCTCGAAGAGCAGTATCTGGAGAAGAAGCGTTCCTTCGCCCGTAACTGTTTGAAAGAAGGTCGGGGTTTTGCTGCTAAAGGTGAGCAGATGAACCCTGAGGTGATCGAGGCTTGTGAGAACATGGCTACGGCTATGTATCCTGACAAGGACTTCTCGAAGGTCGCTATGCTCAACTGGGAGCGTCAGCAGTTGGGTATTGTTATTTACGAGTCGGACGAGGATCGCTGAAATGGTTGCTTGTGTATGCAGATGTAAGGGTAACTGCGGTAAGGTCAGTAATAAAGAGAACGCGATTGCCGGTGCCATTCTGTTGATCGCAATAATTGCTTTGGCGGTTGGCATTGCGTCTGTTACCGTCTTTAAAGGACGCAAACTCGAAAGCTTCTTTGTTACCGACCGCATGTTGGTTGATCCAGTTTGGTTGAAAGGAGACAACGATCGCAAGCGTGCAAAATACGCTATCCGTTGCCAAGAGGACTATGCTCCTTCCCTATCCACCAAAATCATTACTCAAGAAAAGGTTGACGCTATATGCGCCACTTCCCTGGAGTACAATTATGGTGAAAAGGATTGGGTGGAAGTAGCTCGCAATAATAACCGCTGGATCTCACGGGGGAAACGTCCCTATGGCTACTAAAGCAGTACGTTATTCAGACGGTACCCTGATGATGCCGGGCTCAGAAGCCTTTGAGTTACATCAAGCAGGGAAACACGAAGAACTCGCCAAGCACATGAAGCAGCTTGATGAAACTTGGCGCAAGCTGGAAGGGCGTCCGCCCAAGGGGTCGAAATGAGTGAGCAACAACTGATTACCGCGCAAGACGCAGAACTGGCTGGAATCGAACTGCAAATCGCAGCGAAGAAAGCCGAACTCAAACAACTCGAAGTCCAAGTCGAAGAGCAGAAGACTGAACGTGCTGTCGTAGACGCTCAGGCTAAAGTTGCTGTCGCTGGCTTGGGTCTGTTGGCTGTACTGGCTATCGCATCTCGACCTGTGCCGAAGAAGCGGTCGCTGATGCAAAAGATCTTCGGCTGATTAAAGAGGGGCTTCGTGCCCCTCTTTTTTTTTCTTACATAGAGGTTGTATTGAGTGAGAGTAACCCGTATGCAATAAAGAAAAGGAAGCCACATGATTTTGATTAGCAATCGCGGAGACGTGAACATCTCGTTTCCCGCTAACTCGAAAGTGTTGCCGGGCGGTGAAGTGCATCCGTACGTCGACCCTGCTGTAGCAAGTTGGAAAGCGGTCAACCTGACTGCTCACCTCAAGAACGCAGTGGACATCATGGACCTCGTCATGGTCACTGATGCGATCCGTCGGCTGAACCCAGCCCTCGAGATCCACTTGTTCATGCCTTACCTGCCGTACGCTCGTCAAGACCGTGTACCACGTTCAGGTGAGTCGCTGACCATCAAGCCGTTCTGCGACATCATCAACCTCCAGCGCTACAACACCGTAACCGTCCTCGACATCCACAGTGACGTAGGTGCTGCGCTGCTGGATCGTTTGACTCACATCACCTTGCCGCAGATCGTTGCCAAGCTGGATCGTCAAGTCTGGGAACGTGTGGTGCTGGTATCGCCTGACGCTGGGGCGGTGAAGAAGGTTGAAGAACTGGCCCGTTTGGTTGGTGTTACTCGTATCGCTTACGGTTCCAAACACCGTGACGTCGAAACCGGCAAGATCGTTGGCACCAGTGTAGACATCCCGTTTGAACCGACCCCTCGTCTGACCTGGTTGGTTGTTGACGACATCTGCGACGGCGGCTACACCTTCATCGAGCTGGCCAAAGCTCTGCGTGAGAAGCTCCAGCCTTTCGAGGCGGACTACATGCGTGTGAGCGGCGACAATGACTACTGCTCTCTCGAGCTGTTCGTCACTCACGGTCTGTTCACCAAAGGTTACGCTCAACTGCGTAGTCACTACGACCAGATTCGTACCACCAACTCGTGGCACCCTCAGGCGGCGTACAACAAACGTCCCGACGAAGTCAACGACGACAAAATCTACTGGCACCCTGTACAAGGACTTTACGCATGAACCTGTTTGCACCTAACGTTGCTGATGGTTACAAAGTTGGCCACCGTCCAATGTTCCCCGTCGGGGCGAACTTCACCTACGGTAACCTGACGGCTCGTGCTGACCGTCTGTTCCAGAAGTCTGTGTCGAAGTCTCAGTTCTGGGATTCGAAGGTCGTCTGGGCTGGTCTGCAAGGCGTCCTGCAAGAGCTGACTGAACTGTGGGATCGCAGCTTCTTCTCCAAGCCGAAAGACGAAGTCATCAAGCGCTACAAGCGTCGCATGGACAACTACCTCGGTGAAGGTAAAGTGCCTGTCGACGGCTTCGAAGCCCTGCACGACCTGGGCTACCTGCCGATCGAAGTGCTGGCGTTGCCGGAAGGTGCGCGTGTCAACATGAACGTACCGCTGTACACCATCTACAACACCCACCCCGACTTCTACTGGTTCACGAACTACCTCGAAACCTCGATGTCGTCGTTGATCTGGAAAATCGTCACCTGTTCGACCATCGCTTTCGAATACCGTCGCGTCCTGAAACACTGGGCGTTGATCACCGGTACTCCGAAAGAGTTCGTCGACGTCCAGGGTCACGACTTCTCGTTCCGTGGTATCGGTCTGGAAGACGTTCGCGGTTCGTTCGGTCACCTGCTGGCCTTCTGCGGCACTGACACCATCCCTGCGATCGACTACGCCGAAGACTACTACGGCGCGAACGTAGAGAAGGAGTTCGTGGCCTGCTCGATTCCAGCTACCGAACACGCCGTTGCTACGGCCAACATCCTCTCCGAGCTGCACTACGAGCTGGAGAAGCTGCGTGAGAACGACCAGAAGGTTGACGAGGAAGGCTACAAGCGCATGCGCCTGGAAGCCGAGAAGCGCTTCTTCAAGCGTCTGATCACCGAGGTCTACCCGAACGGTGCTGTGGCTTTGGTGTCGGACTCGTTCGACTTCTGGGGCGTCGTGACCAAGATCGTTCCTGAACTGAAAGACGTGATTCTGTCGCGTCCGAAAGACAGCCTCGGTCTGGCCAAAGTCGTGATCCGTCCCGACTCGGGTGATCCGGTTGAGATCATCTGTGGTGCTGAGATCTTCACCCAGGAAGAAGCTGAGCAGATGATGTACCGCCGTGGTCGTGATGACGGTCGTCGCAAGCACATCTACTTCCGCAACTCCGATGGTACGCTGTTCAAGGCTACCGATGCGCTGCACCGTAATCGCAACCGTTCGTGGGACGAACTGGACGCCGACATCCTCGAACGTGCTGGTCGTTCGGTGGTTGAGTCCTTCCAGGCCATGACTACTACTACCCGTAAGCTGTCGCCTGAGCGTCTGCCAATGGAAACCCACGACCCAGTGAAGCCAATGATCTACGGCTTCCTCAAGTCGATGGAGATCGAACTGGAATACGATCTGACCGGTCGCTACCAGTGCGGTTACCACATCGTCGCTCACGAGCTGACCTCGGAAGAGAAAGGCGCTGTGGAATGCCTGTGGGAAACCTTCGGTGGTACCACTACTCCAGAAGGCTACCGTCTGCTGGACGAACACATCGGCCTGATCTACGGTGACAGCATCACTGTGCAACGTACCGAAGAGATCATGCGTCGTCTGGCGAAGAAACAGTTCGCTTCCGGCAACGTTGTCCTCGGTATTGGTAGCTACACCTACCAGTACATCACCCGCGACACCTTCGGCCAAGCTATCAAAGGCACTGCGATCCAGATCGACGACACCCTCATCGACCTGTACAAAGCGCCAGCCACCGAAGGCGAAACCGCGAAGAAGTCTGCCAAAGGCTTCCTGCGTGTAGACCTGGTTGACGGCAACTACGTTCTGGCTCAAGAGCAGGACATGTCGTTCGATACCCTGGCTACTTCGTCGGGTGAGTTGAAGTCCGTGTACCGCAACGGTCATTTCACCAAGCGCACTACCCTGGGCGAAATGCGTGAACGCCTTGGCGGCGCCACCTACTAAGTAACAGCATAGAGGCAGGCTTTGGCCTGCCTTTTATGTTCGGAGGTTTTATGGCTTTCTCGGAAAGTAGTGCAACACTTCATTTCTACGCTCAACAACTGGACCGACTCAGGAAAGTTCCGTTGCCTCGTGATCTACTGTGGAGTGTCCCTACGCCGTGGGGTAAGCTGGAACTGCGCACCACCAGTTTCCGTGGACGCAAGTATTACGAACCGTTCCATGACTACAACTACTACGGCGATGCTGATTGCAACAACGTAGTGTTCTTCTTTAAAGTGGGTGACGATTTCCACGACCACCGTTGGTCGATTACCATCCACGATTACGACGACCCGAACCTTCCTGTGCAGTGGTCGTTGAACACACCGTCTCAATTCCGTGGCGGATTCCCTTCTGATCTGGAACGCAAGATGCGTGAGCTGATCGAGGGTATGTTCCGTTACGCCAAAGACATGTGCGGCTACAAGCCAGCCGTGTCTGACGAAGAGATGACTGCGTTCTTCGACGGCATCCGTAACAAGGTGCTGCAAGCTCGTGTGGAACGTGATGCTCGTTATCTGGCCGAGATCAAAGAGAACGAACGTCGTGCTCACGAAGGCGATTGTGACTGTGATTACTGTCAGCGCATTCTCCGAGTATTTTCTAACAGGGTCGAGTGATCCTGTGTCGTAATAACCGTAAACCTGAAAAGGAACCTTTCATGTCTAACGTTCTGAGCCAGTATGCTGGTATGGAAGCCGTAGATCCGACCACTGCTCCGAATCCACACAACATGACTCCCGAAGACATCAGCCTGCAAATGCCGGTTGAGTTCGGTCATGAGGAAGTCGATCCGAAAGACCGCATGGTCATCGGTTTCTGGCGTGACTCCATCGACGCCGAGTTTACCGTCCAAGGTCTCGAGTACCACAACGACCACACCCGTGACGTGCTGTCCGAGCGCTTCGAGCGCATCAAGCTGGACGCTGTGATCACCCGTCGTCGTCGCCTGGAAGAATCCAACCTCTTCCGTCACCCGATTCCGTACGCCCTGATCCACCGTTACAACGAAGCCAAAAACCAGATCGAGTTCTTCATCTACCAGCGCACCAAGCAGGTCGGTGAACAACTGCTGGCCGGTAACCACTCCATCGGCGGTGGTGGCCACCCTGAAGCTCAGTCCATGCGCTTCTACCCGAACTGGACCCTGAACGCCAAAGAAGCTCTGATCTCCAGTCTGATCGACGAACTGGATGAAGAGTTCATCTGGGGCGGCAAGACCTTCCAGGAACTGGTACGCGACACCGCGATCACCTTCTCCCAAGAAGGCTTCATCCGTGACGACTTCAACGCAGTGGGCCAACAGCACCTGGGTATCGTCTACTCGATCGGTGTTCCTCCACACATCGACGTCGAGTGCCGTGAAGCTGAACTGCTGACTGTCGGCTGGCACACGCTGGAAGAAATCGTTGACCCTGCGTCGGGCTTCAACCTCGAACGCTGGTCGTACATCCTGGCTGACAACCTGATCCGCATGGCGGCTGAAGAACGCGCCAAGGCAGCAGCCGAAGCCCAAGAGCAAGACGATATCGCTCTGGCTACTCGTCTGGAAGCTGAGCGTATTGCTCAACAGCCTGCTCAACCGCTGTCGCTGGAAGTGGCCAACGCTTACCTGGAATCGAGCCAATTCGATCTGCTGAACTGGAAACTCGAAGACGGTGAATTGGTTACCGAACGTGAAGGCAAGGCGTTCTTCGACGGTTACATCAACCACCCGATCGACGGCCGCAAGGCTATCGTGATCGCGCTGGACCCAGCCGACCCTGCACCTGATCAAACCATCGCTGCCATCAAGGCAGAGGTGAATGCTCAGTGGGCTGCGCTGAAAGGCGATCCGGTGGCTGTTGACGAACCTGAAATCGAAACCGGTGAAGACGGTTGTGAACTCGAGCAGGAAGAAGACGGCGACCTGCCGGATGACCTGGACGAAGAACCAGTCGATGAAGAAGTCCGTCTGCCAGAATCGGTAGAGCGTCGTGCTGACGGTGGCCTGAACGTCAACTACGGCGACAACCCGGAAATCGGTCGTGGTCTGTCTCGTCCGATCGAACTGAACCCTGAACTGCAACTCGCAGCAGTTACTGCACACGAGCGCAACATCCAGCAGTCCCACTCGGGTTCCGGTGACAACGTTGCTGGTGACAAGGTCTACGCTCGCGGTCAGCGACCTGAGTTCGCTCACGTTGACGAAGCTCCATTCCGTTACGACCCAGCGCCGCATCGCGATGCTGACGTCGGTGGTGGTGATTCCGGCGGTTCCAGCAGCTCCGATAGCAGCTCGTCGTCTTCCGACTAAGTGCTGAATAAAGGTGGGCCTTCGGGCCTACCTTTATGCCCCGATTTAAAAGTATTACAAGCGTATATCATCTAGTTGAAGTAATGCCTGTCAATTCTTCCTGAGAAGGTAAAGATGCTAAAAGTAGAAACAACCCTGAGCCCCCAATTACTTCGTTACCACATGCAGAACGTCGAAGGCTTCCGTCAGGTGCAACCTCTCGGTCCCTTGATTGAACTGAACCATGAGGAAACAGGGCGGACGCGTGAGATCGTTGTAACCTTCACGCGTCCAAAGAACACCGGCATGATCATTGTACTGATCAATGTCTACAGTCCAGTCCTTAAGGAACAAAACTTTCCAGAAGGCTGGGAATCTGCTGTATACGTGGGTAACTACCAAGACCCAGGCGACGTATACAGCATGGTGGAAACTTTCCTGGATGCGCTCCAAGCGTGCTTCATCTATGAAAGCCTGAAAGACCAACACGCCCACAAGGCGTCTATGATGGGCCACATCCTCGATCAGTCCGTCGCTTACGTAGTTCTCTAACCTCAGAAGGTGTATGCAAACATGATGACCCAAATCGGTACCGTTATCCCAGGTATGTTGCTCAACCTATCCAAGGACGAGCGCCTGACCAAGTTCGACTGGCAAACGAACGACCTCGGCAAAATCGAGTTGTGCGATCCGTCCGGCAAGCCTTATCCGATCCGAGTGACCGGTAGCTACAACACCAAGAAAGACATGCAGTTGGCGATGTTCACTGTAACTGTCAACAACTCCCCGATGGGTCACTACGCCACGGATAAAGACGTCAAGCCAGCACTGACCGGTATCGTCAAACTGGAAAGTACCGAAGACTACTTCACCCACTTACAGGACTTCATCGAAGCGGTTCAACATTGCTTCGTGTACGACGATCCAGGTTACGCCATTTTCGAATTCGATTTGGTGCGTGCTTGGCTGACTCGTGTTGAGGGTGTGAGCCGCAGTAACCCAATGACAGCGGTGTTCGACATGATGGGCTTCCTGACCAGCAAACCGATCACCTTGGGTTGGCAGGGTACTCCGCCTGAGCGCCCAGAGATTTGGCTGAATGCTCGTCGCTGGAATCTGGCCAAGCCTACCAGCGTACCGAAGATGGACGGCCCTTCCCATAAGGCATTCGGTGACTTCTCCCGAGAGGTCCACAAGCTCTGCCTCGAATTGGGTCTGTCCCATAGCCTCACGTGGGATAACGATCTCAAAGAGTGGGAACTGGTGACCGGTTCTTCCGACGATGTCCCTCGCGCCAATTTCACCTACGCCGACCTTGGTATGGTGTTCTTTGAAACCTTCAACTTCCTGTACAGTTTCGTGGAGAAGAAATATGCAGAAGAAGCGTAAACTCGTTCATCAAGAACGTCTGGGTCTGTTCAAACAGCAGTCCAACTGGAAGGCTGAGATTCAGAAGTTCGAGAACGACGGTTATCCCTACGACCAGGCTCTGGTAAAGGCGATGGACCATAACAACATTCCGACGCACGGTCACACGGTAATCCGTGGTACCTCCGCCGTCAAAGTTCTGTAAGGACAGAAGATGAAAGACTTGAATGAACGCATGCGCACTGCACGCAAACTGATTGAAGAACACGACAACAGCTCGCTGAATTTCTACACCTTTGCTCAGCGGATGTTGCTGCTGGGTGAGTCGGGTAACTACATGGCGGCTATGGCTGACCTGAACGACCCGATGCAAGTAGGCGACGCTATGTGTGCCTTGGACAACGCACGCATTCCATTCGAGTTCCGTCCCGAGGTCTCGGCCAAACTGTGGCGGCTGGAACAGCGCATGAAACGACAGTGGACTCCAGGCAAGTTGATTCCTGATCTGTCGGGCCCAAGAACCGTGGACGACCATGTCCGTGATCTGGTCCTGCGGATTATGGAACACGGTGTGGACAGCGAGACTCGCACTGGTGTGCGCTCTCGTGCTATTAATAGCCAGTCCTATACCGTGGATATTTCCATGGGCCAACTGCCGTCGATCTCCACCAAGTTCAACTGGAACTTCGGTATCAAGGGTGAACTGCTCTGGATGCTGTCGGGTGATACCAACGTGCGCTTCCTCAAGAAGCACAAAATCGGTATCTGGGATTCGTGGGTTAAAGCATCGACTGCTGAATACCGTCACCTGTCGATTCAGGAGATCTCTCGCAGCTTCCACGACGCGGGTCTGTTGGTTGAGTTCATCACGTACTTCGCCAACCTTACCACTGGCGAGATGCACCGTACGCTCAAAGCAATCGTGGCTGAGCACACCGGCAAAGACACTTCTCGTCTACTGGCGTTGTTTAGCGCAATTGTTGGCACCATTGCCGACGACTCTCCACTGGTCGACAAGTTCTACACCTGGGCTGAGCAGATGGGTGTGGCTACGCAGTACTTGACCGCTGGTGAACTGCCGAAGATCTACCAGCATCAGTGGCGGCGTTGGTCAGACATCCGTATCGTGGAAAACTACGATGCGTTCCGCGAGATGGAGAAGAAGGGTTACGAGTGGGCGCTGGGTAACTCCACTGAAACCGAAGAGATCGCTGTGAAGCGTGAAATCGACCAGGTGCAGAAAATCATCGACCAACTCACCAACAATCCTGACGACCGGGGTATTATCCTGACGGCGTGGAACGTGGCTGAGCTGGAAGACATGGCGCTGCGTCCTTGTCACACTCTGTGTCAATTCTTCTCCAAGCCGATGTCGGTGCGTGAGCGACTGGAGTGGCTGGGTACGTATAAACCTGCTGGCTTCGAGCACATGTCCGAAGAAGCTCTGAGCATGGCGGTAATGCACGACGATCGTCGCCATGAACACGAGTTCAAACAGCGCCCTGAAGTCTTCCAGTTCTTGGACGACGCCAAGGTGCCAACCCGCAAGCTGTCGTCGCATCTGTACATGCGCAGTAACGACGTACCGCTGGGTCATCCTTTCAACGTGGTACAGTACGCCATGTTGACTCACATGGTCGCTCAAGTGACTGGTCATGCTACCGATACCTTTACTTGGACCGGTGGTGATTGCCATATCTACGAGAACCAGTGGCCTGCGGTGCTCAAGTGGCTGGATCAGGAACCTGTGAAGGACTCCCGCCCAACCATCCGTTTGAACCCCAACATCAAGAATATCTTCGACTTCAAAATGGAAGACATCGAGGTGGTGGGTTACAAACACGCAGGCAAGATCGAATTCCCAGCGGCGGCGGTCTGATGTCGAACGTCTTCGATCTGTTTCAAAATACACGGGACAAGAATCAAGTGCAGGTGGATATCACTGCCGGTTTCTACGACACTACGCCGCAGCACACTGCTGAGGTGATACACCGTATGGAACAGCATTTCAAAGATATCCCTCCGTTTGACGCGCAGGCATTCATTGCTGCGTTTCGCCAGAAGCTGAAAGAGCCAGGACAAGCAGTAATCGTCATTGACTCGTTCTCTCCGATGGCTACTTGATTCTGCGGGGAGTCTTCGGGCTCCCTTTCCCTTTCTATTTATATCAAGGCTTTTGTTCCATGGATAAAACCAAACTCGCGTTGTTGGCCATCGCCGCTTCTGCTGCACTGACTGGCTGTGAACCAGCGCAACCCTCTGCTGACGAAGAGCGTGCTTACGTCGAAGATGAGGCACAAAAGCAGGTCCGTCAAACTCTGGCGTCCGATGAGGAAGATCGTAAGAGAACCCTCGCTGAACTTCAGTCGAAAGACCCCTCGGTCAAAGACGTCTACTTCTCGTACAACGAGAAAGGCGAGAAACAAGTCCACATCGTGAAGGAGACCGCAGACGGTCAAAACTCTGACACGATCTGGCCTCTGTTGGGCGGTATGGCTGCTGGCTACATGTTGGCTTCGGCTATGAACAGCATGGGCGGTATGAACAACTACTCGCAACGTTATCAGCCGATCGGTCGCAGTACCTACGCTGAAGACGAGCGTCGTCGTCGCATGAACTCCGTCAGTTCTGCGAACACCACCATGATGATGAACTCGGCACGTAGCAGTGTGCGTTCGTCGCCTAACTTCCAATCCAAAATGTCCTCGACTGTCATGTCGTCCCGCTCCACCGGCGTAATGTCCGGTAGCAGTGCGCGTGCAGCTTCCCACGGTTCGGCGAGTAGCTAAGTATGCAATGTCTGAAAAGGAAGATCGACTTCAACCTGAACAAAATCATGGTTGAAGAGTTGCCTTGGTCTCAAGGTTTCTATCGTGAAGGCGCTATCGCCGACGCGACGTTCAAAGAAGACGTAACTGATTATTTCCGTTACTTCCTCGACAACCAGCAAGCGATGCCATTCTACACCATCAAGCACGAATCGTGCGCTGGTCTGGAAACGCATTTCGAGCGTGCTTACGCCCAACTGGTAGATGCAGTAGGTCGCCTGTTCAATGAATCCCATAGCACCATCATGGAGTTCATGGGTTGCGACTTCCTGCGCAAACACCCGTTCTTCATCGACTACGCGAAGCACACCTTCCGTAGCCACACTTCGGCTCGCCAGTCGCTGTACGGTCGTTTCGATGCGGCATTCGACCCAGTGACGGAAACCGTCAAAGGTATCTACGAGTTCAATGGCGATACCCCGACCATGTTGTTCGAATCGGTCAACCTCCAAACCGAGCTGTGCAAACAGTTCACCGGTGACGAGGAAGACCAGCTCAATATGTTCTGGCATACGCTGATCCACGAACTCGAAGAAATGGGGCAGGTACCAGGCTACATCGGCGTCCTGTTCGAGAAAGACAGCTTCGAAGACATGGTGACGTCGGAAACGCTGGCTCAGATTCTGGGTCAGAACAACACCACCCTGTTCGCTGACTTCTCCGACATCGACTACGATCACGCTTGTCGTGAGAAACCGTGGTGCATCGGTGACAAGCGTCTGGACGTGGTGTTCGCCCTGTCGCCGTGGGAAGAGATGGTTGAGAACTTCCCGCAAGGTTATCAAGACTGGCAGTACTGGGCCAACAACGTCACCTTCCTCGAGCCTGCTTGGCGTTGGTTCGCTTCGAACAAAGGTATCTGGGCCTACATCACCTACCTGCGTGAATCGGACCCAGCGGGTTACGGTTGCCAGTGGGATGACGTAGCTACTCTGGCTACCTACACCACGCCTGACCACTTCATTGCTTCGGGTATGTCGTACGTACAGAAGCCTAAGGTTGGTCGCATGTCGTCCAATGTCAAGGTGTTCGGTGACGAGAACGAACTGGTCCACGAGTCCGAAGGTCCGTACACCGACGACTGCGTTTACCAAGCGTACTGCCCACCGGGTCAGGTTGAAGGTCGCAACAACTTCATCATCGGTATGTTCATGGTGCCGGATGCAGTGGAAGACCGTGATGACATGTTCGACTCGACTGCCGCAACGCTGTGCATTCGTGAATTCGAATCGCCCACTTTGTCGTGGAAGAACGAACGCTTCATCCCGCACATCATCGTTTAAGTAGCTTGGGCTCCTTCGGGAGCCCGGCTATGCCTTTATTAGGAGTCCTCAGATGGACCAGCAGTTGATCAAACGCATGCAAGATAACGAGTTGTTGGTACAGATCGGACAAGAGATCACCGCCGAACTGTTGGGCGTCCTTGCTCGCAAGGGTATCAAAGAGATGCGTCACGAAGGAATGGCGGTCATCCAGGAGAACGACGCCTACCGCATCGAGTGTCGTTGCGAACCTACCGTGGCAGAAGCCTTCGGACTCAAGACGCCGTTCGAGGTTGTTGTGCTCGTCATGGCTAGCCGTTGGGATATCGAGATGGAAGCAGCTCTCGAACGCATCCTGGCCAAGTACGGTGTGATTACCCCGTCTGACCTGTTGGCGATTCCAGACGAAGTACGGCGCAAGTTGGCGGTATTCCGACATGCGGTCAGAACCATCGCAGAGAACGGTGGCGAACCAAAGCCGATCGTGAACGAAGAGCCACCAGTTCCTGCGGTTGTCGAGGCTGCGCTGGAAGGTGAATTGATCGAAGACGTAGAAGAGAAATCTCCTGTCGACTACGAGTCCATCCGTCGCACCAAGGGTAACGAGGTCGAATACACCAAGATCGAAGCGTTGCTCAAAGGTGCGGTTGTATCTCAGGTGGTTCTGTATCCAACCGATTCCGACGAGAAGCCGGTTTGCTACCCTGACCGGAATGTCGCAACGATCGACGGGGTACCGATCGAACGTAACCTCGACGACGTGACATTCGACCGTCTGATGTTCGTAATGTCTGACGGTACCACCGCAATGTTCCAGCACGAACAAAACTGCTGCGAGAGCGTCTACATCGAAGACATTGAAGGTGACTTCATGGACTTGATCGGTCGCCCTCTGATCATTGCAGAGGCAGCCAGCCATTCACCGACGTACGGAGATGGCGAATTGGAACATGAATCCGAAACCTGGACTTTCTATCGCTTCGGCGGTTTGAAGGGTATGGTCGTGGTTCGCTGGATGGGTTCTTCCAACGGCTACTACAGTGAACGCGTCGACTGCGACATCTCCAAAAACGGTAAGCGTGAAAACGCCATTGGTTACGAAGCCGAAGGCACTGACGAATAAACCCTGGGCCGTCCTTCGGGACGGCCTCTTATATCCTTCAGAAAGGAAAGAAGCATGTCCACACTACTTGTTGGTATCCTCACTACTACTGTATTAAGTCCAGTTGGGGTTGCTGTATCAACCACGAATTTCCCAGTTAAGAGCAGTATTGGTATTCCTTGTGAATTCACGGCTAAAAGTCTCTTTGGCTACGGTGCCACTAGTAAGGAAGGCGTTTGGTCGCAGACTTCCAGAAAGACTATCCCTGGGAGCGGTGGCGGCTACGATGTCGTCATCACTACCATCCGCACCTTTGAGTGCGCCCAACGTCCGAGTGGTCGCTAAGATGCTAGCCAACCCTCTGGTCACCCGCATTCACGCCCGTCGTCGGGATCGTCAGCGTAACGCAGCCTTTGTTGCAGCCAACCTTTTGTTTATCCTTACATGCGTGAGCTATGCGTTGCATCAGGCTTTCGCGTAATCTAACTGGCTAAGGAGCCAAAGACCTAACTATGGAAATCATTTACCTAGGCCTCTTCAACGTTATCCTTTCTCTGGCTTGGTCGATTCGTCGTCCTGCCGAAGAAGGTTTCGTACAACACGTCATGCGACGTTTTGAGTTTTATTCGGGGTTTTGGGTAAGTCTTGGAATTGCGGAGTTGTGCCTCTGGCTGGTTTGGCTATGTAACTTCTCCCACAGACCGGGGATCACACATTGACAAAGATCAAGATCCGCCACACAAAAACAGTGAGGGAGCTGACTCACCAATACGATCGAGTCGGGGTGTACTACCTCAAGCACACAGACGTCATGCGCGTGGTGTGGACCCTGATGGGTTTCTATAAGGAATTCCCTGACCACTATCCTGTTTTGAAAGCAGGGGACTGGAAATGGGATTTTGAAGAACCCATTGAGTTTCAAGCCATGTCCTTCATCGACATCACGGGTTGGAAGATGTTGGTGATGGTAGAGGACGAGGATCGCTATGGGGCAACCGTAACGATTGCGTTCTCCGGTATGGCGCACATCCCAATGTTGACGGTAAGTGACATTGATTGCCGCTTCCTGAAAGGGGAGCAAATGTTGATCCTTTGGGAAGAACTCGTGAGAAAGAATGCACCACCGCCAAAGCCGCTCAGTCGTTGGCAACGTTTCAAGAACTGGTTCCGTCGCAAGAAGGGTTCCGATAGTTCATCCAGTAGTTCGTCAGTCTTAGATGACATCGGGGACGTGATCTCCGACATTGTCTCAGATTGACGGCATAAGAAAGAAGGGCTCGCCACCCTTCTTTTTTTTGCCCTTGATTGAAATTCAAAATAGAAATATATCATCTAGGTGCAACTCTACTGGGGTTTAACTAACCACATCCAAAGATGGAGAAGAAGTAATGCAGAAGCTCAGCCAAAAAGTAGTAGAACTCGCCCGGCTCGGTGGCGACCACCGTGACTATAAAGGAATGGAACCTTTCGACCCCAACCAGTTCGTCAACAACGTGATTCTCGATTGGGCTGCGGATGACGTGTTCTTCCGTGGTTTCGATCGCAGCTTCCTGCAAGCGATGAACATGCCAGGTGAGGTCACCAACCTGACGGTGTTCAAGAAGGAAGGGATGAACTGCTACTTCGGTTACCCGGAGTCGCGTTCGGCGATCATGAACCAGTTGGACCTGCGTAACTACAACGCAGAAATCACTGCTGCGGTAATGATCGTGTTGTCTCGTGCTGGCTTTGAATACCTGGGTGTCTTCGAAGCCCAACAGATCGTCGACTATCGCTACGGCGAGAAAGGCAATTCCCCGCAGACCAAGTCGTTCTCGGTGGACAAGTCGATGGTCGGTAAAATCATCCGTCGCCAAGAGCACATTGGTTTTGCCATGAACCCTGAAAGCTGGGGTCACGACATGTACCTGCTGGTTCCCCGTGACAACCTGATCATGCTGGAGGCCAAATGATGAGCATGCAAGCCGAAACCATTCCAGGCTTGATGCCTGTCAACTTCATCATCGCCGACTGCGAGTCAAACTGGGGTCGTTGGCAACAACTGCTCCCGTTGGGTCGTAGCTACCCAATCGACTATCTGTGGCGTGACGTTGAAGAAGGTCTGCCGATCGGTATCGAACTCGATGCTCGCTTGGCTACTCTGTTGAACTCCCTGCACCACAACCGCGAGAAGACGCAGACCTACGTGTTGGTTCTGACTGACGAAGAGTCGGCGGAACTCAAGGCCTGGATCGAGCGTCCAGTCGTGCTGCCGGAACCACGTGAAGGCGAAACCGTGCGTGATGCTTTCCGTCGTAGCCGGGAAGAGTTCAAGAACGGTGCACTGACCAAGTTGATGAACAAGTACAAGATCCCTCAGAAGTCGATCTTTGCTTTCACCAACTCAGCCATCTTGTTGGACGACAAGGTGTATCAACTCCGCTTCTGCCAACGCGGCGAGTGGACCAACTACCTCGACCAAAACCATACCCGTACGGAGCGTGGTTGGGTCATCAAAGAACAGGAGGCTGCGTCATGATCAAAGCGTATCTGTGCGTCAATCAGTTCAACGACCTCAAGCACATCTACACCAAGCCTGAGTTGCACCTGCGCCTGCGCGATACCGCCAAGGCTTGCCGTACTTACCAGCAGCTCGATGAAAAGGTCGTGGAACTCCAGTTCGACCTGACCAAAGAGCAGATGCTCGAGATCCCCAAGGACAAGCGCCTCGACGATCTCGAGCCTGGGTTCTACCGTCACGATCACGGTGGTTTCTACACCTTCCGTGGCGACCCCATGTTGGTCAAGGAAATCCGCACGGTCGCCAAGTCGAACATCGATGACCCCACTATCCCACGCTTGACTATGGTGGCTGTGGTCGACGACAAGGACATACTCAAGAACGAGTACTGGTGGAACTCGAACGATCTTGCCAATCTGGTAGCGCGTTATAAGCCGAAGTTCATGTGTAGGGGTTACCTGCACAGTATCATCGGTGAAGACAAGGTTCGTATCGACTACGTTCCCGTCTCGATTGACGAACGTGTGCTGACCCAAGTAGTCAAGGATCTGATCGAAGGCCTTTCCCGTGTGGGTGACCAACTGGAAGGCGTTTTCCTCGACCACGGCACCAACCAGGAAATTGACCTGCTGGATCTGTGAGGTGACTTATGCTCACCCTTTTTGGCGCACTCAACATGATGGCGGTAATTGACGACGACTATGAGTTTGGCAACTACGCCCAGCTTACGTTGTACCGCTATCACAACCACGTCAAACCCAAGGTCAATGAGGCAATCTACAAGTTCGAATTCGATTGCGAAGACACACCAATCTTCGAAGGCATTGACCTGCCCCTGACTCAGTATCAAAATGGAGTCTACTTTTACAGACCTCACTACACTTATAGAGGAGAGAAAATGCTCCCGATGAGTTGTAAGCGAGTGACCCGTGCACCGATCGAAATGGATCGCGGTATCCCCAAGATCGACGTGGTTGTACCTGTAGACCCCAAGGTGTTTGATGACCCTACGTGGTGGAGTGGGATCGGACAGCATCTCGACATGCAGAAGTACTCACCGAAGTGGATTTGTGAACATTACGTCACGGGGCGTTTTGGAAACAAGTTGCGGTACACTTACATTCCGGTGCTTATAGAAGCCGAACAGCGAGAGTCGCTGACGAAGGCTCGGAATATCATCGATTCTCTCGTAGACGCGTGCTACAAGGATATCGACGGTGTTCGCTACAACCTCTTCTAAACTTCGGCGGGGTTCGTCCCCGCCACACCTTAAGGAAGGAACTATGCGCTCATTGTGGGATCAGCTATTTAAGAACGACTTGCGGCGTGCTGTGCGTGAGTTGAAAGAATGCGGAAGCTTTGTTCGCATTCGGGTTCACCAAGACATCACCGAACAGGGTGGCGACCAGATCTACTACGTTACCCAGTTCGACTTCAAAGAAAACCGGATGCATTACTTCATGCCGGGTCGTGAGGGGAACTTTTCTATCGAGATTCCTTCCAAGGCACGAGTAGAGTTCTTGGATGCAGGGAATCATGAGCTGCTCCTGCATAACTACGACTTTAACCGTAGACTGGCGGCTAACTACCACCAGATGGACAAGAACCGGGAAGAGTTTCGGGGTAAACGTTTGTTCTTGGGTCACTGCACCCATTCAAACAACCCTATCTACCTGACCACCACCGGGGTGTTCCACAAGTTGCGCCACTCCGAAGACAAAGGTTGGCCAGAGCTGCCGTTCAAGATCATCGGTTTGCATCAACAGGCCCGTGATGTCCCGCATTATTACGCGTTCACTTATTACGCCATTTACGGGACCGCCAGCATCATTCCGAACATGTCCGCCAGTTGGGAACCTGACCCGTACTACAAGTCTTTCCGCGAAGAGCAGGAAGAGAAGTTGCTCCGGGAGTACAACGAATACCTGAAATCGGATCACTTTGAAAACGGTGACCTGATTCAAGAAGGCAGCAGTCATCCGGTGGTCTTCATCCGTTACACCGACCCTGATCGTTCGGGAATGATGGTTTACCCCGATGGTGAAGTCAAAGGTATCCGCCGTATTCTCAAGTTCAAGCTGATCCAACGGAACTACCGACCAGACTTGGCAAAGGAAGATCCGATCAGTACGAATTAAAAAGATCTCGGATATATACTATCCAGATGCAACACCACCAACCTAAAACCTTTTAGAAAAGGAATGCTGTTCATGCAACTGACTCAAGCGCTGGAAAAAGACACCACCCTGACCTTCGTCAAAGTGGCTGGTGCCAAGCTCACCGTCATGAACGACAAGAACGATCTGATCGAACTCGAGATCAAAGACGGTCAACTGCCGAAAGATACCGTGGTCGGCACTAAGCTGAACTTCCTCGCTGATGGCAGCCTGAAAGGTTCGGAACACCCAAGCTACGCGCCAGCCAAGAAGGCCGGTCGCACTGGCTGCCTGGAACAACGCGTCCAGGCCTAAGCTTAGGCTCAAGGAGTGAGGCCCACGCAGCCTCACTCTCTATGCCGTTACTCAAGGGAGTCAAGTAGATGTCGATGGTTGTAATCAAGGACGGCGTAATCGCTGCCGATAAACAGATGTTGGTGAATTGTGGTACTCGTGTTGAGTATCGCGAACCGGGACTCAAACTGCACATCGAAGACGAGAAACGTTTCGTTATCGGTATTGTGGGTTCTGATCCACTTCCCGTTGACGTGGCGTTGATTCGCACGTTGCTCACGGCGCGACTCACTGCTTTTTATTTGAGCTATGACGAAGGCAACCCATTGGAGTTCACCGATGAGGAAGCCATGGTCCTGACCGGTTATGCCGTTGGGAACGCAAGGCGTCTGTATGTCTGTACCGCTGAGAACTTGTGGTTCATCTGTTACGATGAAGACAAGAAGGAACTGACAGTGCGGGCTGAGGACATCACTCGATTCCACTGTACGGGTTCTGAGATCAATTTCGCCAATACCTACCACAAGGCGGGTCTGGGCGCTGTTGATATGATCAACCGGTTGAACAAACAAACGGCAACGTGTGGGATGGGTTGTGACTACTACGTGTTGTCCGATCTGAAGAAGTTCCCGCGTAAGGTTCCAACTCCACGTAAAGCCAAGGCTAGCAAATGAACGACAACTTCATCCTGATGAACGGTAACGAGATCGCTTTTATCTCTGACCTCTACCGTGTAAACGGCTTGCGTATGAAGCTGACGACAGATGCCCTGTACACCAAACACGGTTTCTTGGTACCGCTGGCTGCTAACGCGTTTAACCTGATCGCCTACCTCGATGGTGATAATTCTTTCGAGAACTGTGGCGAGGGTGCCCTGCGTGGCTGGCTGATCACTCACTCTGGTCGCATCGAAGAATGGACCCGTGCTGAGACCTCGGTTGGGAAGAAAGCAAGCTTGGCCAAGCGGGTAATCCCGTGGGGTCCAGGTGTAGTCGGTATCCGCGGTAACTATGTGGAAACCGAAGAGGTACTGTACGCCGCAATGGATGTTCACAATGATGACATCCGCAATGCAATCTGTCTGGCCAAGGACACCCTGCGTGAAGGCCCGGCACCCGTCCACATTTTGTCAATCCCTGAGATTGTCGAAGAACTGAACAAACGTTTCCCTCAGAAGGGAAAATAAGAGCAGTAACTACAAGGAGTTGTTTAGATGTCCTCGAAGTATGGTCGTAACACTGTTGTAAATGACCCGCGTGAAGCTGACATGAATATCCCAATGGATTTGGCACGTCAGCGTGGTGCTCGTGAAGTTGATCGCGGTGAGATCTCTGGTATCAAGGTCAGCAAGTTCCAGGAAACGGCCATCGTGATGTTGAACGGTCGTTTGTACTACGTCAAAGCGAAACATGCTGAGGCGTGGAAACTGGTTCCGGGTACAGTGGTCAAGGTAACGTTCTTCGGGGGCACTTACTACATGGCAGTCATTCCGTCTGCTCGTTCGATACCTCGCGAAATCCAACTACTGACCCAACGCTCTAAAGGTGCACGATGATCCCACAGCATCCCCACATCCGTCGCTACTTCGCCCAACCACGAGCACTTCACGTGGAGGCCAAGGCAAACGTCAAAGCGTGGCTAGTTGGTCGCAGTAGTATCTTTGTGGTAATGCGCACCTACCACAAAGGTTTTGAAAACCACCCTAACACCCAAGTGATGTTCTTCAAGCGTTTCGGTTCCTGTCCACAGGTGCTGGCACGTTGGTCTGGTCCTGAGAAAGCAGCCTTCCTCAAGGATACCGAGGTCACATTCAAGCAGTGCAATGCGACTGACTTCCCTTGGCCTGAACTGGGTCCTCCCGTTATCCTTACCTATGAACAGTTAATGAAGGTTTATGGGCGATGGATGCAACCACTCCGTAAGAAAGAAGGAAAACGTACCACCAAGAAACCGTACCTCAAAGTCAAGCGGGTTGTCGTTCCTCGTAATGACAGCGTCAACCTGTCGACTCTTTACCCTGGTTGTGAAGTGGTCTCTGCCAAACTGGTAGGGATCAACAAGGGACAGACCATGGTCCCAGTGCGTCAACTCCCTTTGGCCAAGACTCGGGGTGTAGCGCGAGATTATTCGACGGGAGGCGTGAAGTTCTTCGTCTCCCTCTGTAACAAGGCTGTTCGATTCCGTGAGAAGAAAAATCAGTGGCGGCTCTCGATGTCTTCGGAAGATCGGGACATAACTACCTTCACTGTTCTCGTAACCATTCGAAAGGAACCCTCCGATGGGAATGTCTGACTGCGTTAAATGCTGGGATACACCGTGCCGTTGCGGCCACGATTACAAAGACTGGTCCGAGAAAGCTCTCGAAGAACAGATCGCGATGCTTCAAAAAGTTCTGGATGAAAAGCGTAAGCCCAAACCAGAGCCTGAGGAAAACGTCATCGACGTCCAGTCTCACCCTAACGATAAAATCGTGGGTGAGTTCCAAGCGATGGTGATGTCGCGCACCAACCGCAAGACAGTCGGTCTCTATCCGGCGACTGTGGTCTACGGCGGTTACCTGATGGATGACAAGATCGAAGATGAGAAGTTGGGTGCAGGTGCCACTTCTCTGTTGTTGATCGGTTCCCACAAATACCGCATCAAGTTGACTGATTCGCTGTATCACCAGATGCGAGCTAACGTGGGTCAGTCTTATGTAATTATCAAGCACCACACCATGTACTACATCGTACCAACTGTGACCGCTGGTGGTCACGCTGACGTTCAATTCATGCAATGCCCTAAGGAGGGTAAATAATGGCTGGTTTTAACCGTGTTGACATCACCCTGTCTGTAGACGGTGGCGATACCCTGAACGATGTAGATCTGGCTCGTCTGGCAGAACTGCACAGTCACTACAACAAGTTGGCTCGGCCCGAGGCCCGGATGCATAACGCCACCACCTTTGATCGGGTTCAGGCCCGCGTAGAAGACGAGTTGGCGAACCACGTGCGTCGTTACCCCACCTGTCTCTCCAACCGCAACATCCACATTCGTGGTGCTTTCTTCCACGCGCAGGATGACTTCGATCATCACATCGTGATCCTCCCTCGTCGTGCTACGTGGGATGCCGTGAATCACGGTTACGATTACCTGTGCGCTGATCGTCCAGAAATCGCCGACATGGAGTACGACTCCACCATTCGACATTGGGCTGCTGCACACCTGGCGAAGTTCCTCGACATTGATCGTGGCTTCTCCCGCTTGCCTTCTGACAAACAGGATTGCTTCAACCTGATCCTCTGTCTCCAGAAAGCCATGCGACACACCTACAAGACTGAGCGAGTGGAAGGTGTGCGGTTCAATATCGCATTGCGTGAAGTACATCCAAATCGAGATCCGAACTTCTACTACCTGTCTCACCGCTGTGAACTGATGCCGTCCTAAACAGGCGGCATAAAAAAGAAGGGGCTCGCACCCCTTCTTTTTTTTTTATGTCAGGAAGCCGTTACGGTCACCGTAGAATTTACAGGACTCGGCACCAAACTGTTTGGCAATGACCAAACCAATACCGTGTACATTGAACAACTCTTTCACATCACTTGGGATGCACAGGCCATTGATGATCTTGAAATACCACGTAGAACCGCCTTCGAAGGTGAGTTCGCCGTCGCGATGTTCAGGTCGGATGGGATAGTGGTTGCACTCAATGATGATGCGCAAACCACGAATGACGTCGAATGAGTTTTCACCGATTCCCATTTTTGCGTCCTTTCCAAAAGTCGGAGACCTTAAGTAACAAGACCCCTACAACCATTACAACAAGAATGACGTGTGCCACGCCAAACTCATGATGTTCCATTCTTTCTTCCTTCACTCTTTACATCACGGAAGAACAACCACAAAGCAGTTGCAAAGATCGACACACCTACCGCCAACACCAACAACGATAACTTAGTCAACTCTTCCATAAGCCGTGCCTCAGAATCCACTCAGGTCAAACTCCACTTCGGCGTCATCACGCACGACCACGTTGACCTTGTACTGAGCATTGGCTTGCTCTTGTGGAGAAGGCTGGGTATCACCCATGTTCATCCAGGTCTTCATGTAGTGGAGCGGGAGGTTTTCGATTTGTGGGTACTCCATGTCCAGTCGCATCGAACGGGCAATGAAGGTACCGTTGAACAGTACGAAGTCCTTGAGCTGCTTGCGGTTGCAGTACTTGAGGTCTTCCACGTAGTTGCCAGTCTCGTCGTCCAGGAAGACGAAATCGGACCAGTTCATTTCGGTGGCGATGACTTCGTTCAGCAACGCGTTCATACGAGGACGCAGTTCCTGGTAGGCGATTTGCCCACGCTCGGTTTGCATCTCCATATAAAGGACGGTGAAGTCCAGCGCGGTGTGTACTTCGTATTCGTCTTGGGCGATCTTCTGAACCATCTTCCCGATTGGGATAAACAGGTCTTCTGCCGCCAGTGCGAAGGTCACAGCAAACGACGCCATGAACTGGAGACGTTCCAGCACCAGCATCACGAACGCAAACATGAAGATCGCGTTGTAGGTTTCTTGGTCGTTCGGCACCAAGCCCAGTTGGAACTTCAAACCACGTTCACGAATCCAGCGCATCTCTCGGGCAACCGATTCCAGACGCTGCATGGCTTCGGTGATCTCGAGGATCTTGTCGAGTACTTCACGTGGGTTGTCGAAGGAGGCACGAACGATCTCGGAGTACGTAGCGGCGTGAACCACTTCGTTGTCGGAGATACGCTGCCAAGCTGCCCACAGCTCAGGTGCTGGGTTGAACAGGCTGACGATGTGGCTGATGCTGCGCGACGCTACCGAGTCTGCTTCCCATTGCCAAGCCAACGACTTGATCATCTTCTGCGACTTGGTGCGCAGCAGTGGGTTCTTGAACTCAGCGTTACAGGACGTGAACGGTAGTTCGTTTTCGTCCCAGTCCAGCGACTTCATGGTCTTGTACAGCTTCCAGACATCTGGGAACTGTTTGTTCACGGTATCGAACAGACCGCCAGGCTCCCCAAGCAACAGGCTGGTGTTCTGATAGTCGTTTTTGTAAACGTTGAAGATGTGTTGGTCGATTACAGGTGGAGTTGTGGGAAAACCCATCTCCAGCATAATTGGTTTGGTCACTACCTTTACCCTAATGTTCGTTAAGTGTCGGGGCTCCCGAGAGAGCCCCTATCAATTACATCTTGCAGCCACCGGCCCCGCAGTCTGCTTCTGGAGCAGAGTCGGTGTTGCGCACTTCGACCATCACGATTTCGCCGTTCTCCATCCGCTTCGGAGCGGTGGTCAGCGTGTTGTAGTAGTAGCGTGATTTGAAGCCGTACTTGGTCATGCGGAAGAACCCTTGCAGCAGTTCTGCCGAACCTACGGTTTCACCTGGTGGCAGGCGACGCCATTGGTCAGCGGACATGCCTTGGTCACACCAGTACTGGCCGACGGCGTAGCTGTCGATCTGGTGGGTGTAATCCAGGTCCCATGCGATCTCGTAACGATCACCCCAGATGTCGCCTTCCGGTGCAGCCCAACGCGACACGATGCCGTTGTCGGTCTTGGTCATGACGACGTCACGAACAGGGTAGCGACCATTTGGTTGACCAGCAGCTTTCGAGCTGGATTCACCTGGCATGTGGGAGTTGACGCAGGAGAAGCGCATCCCTTCGTTTTCGATCAGCGCTTGACGAACCGGAGCCCAGTCACGTGCAGGTTTGACGGTGACCAGTTCCAGAACGTTCTGGTTGGCACTGTCTTGCGGCAGGTAGCCTTCTGGCCACTTGGTGCGGTGCATCCACTCGGCATTGCCACGCTCTTTGCCCAACTTGATCGACTGAGTGATCAGGTGGTACATGTGCGTTTCGTCGAGGTGGAACAGCGCGTTCTTGCCTTCCTGCGTCGAGTACTTCAGGTTGTTCTTCGCCATCCAGGTAGCAACACCCATCAGGCCCACACCAGCGTTCATACGAGCCTTGGACGTGTAGCCGATGTGCGGCAGCTCGTACTCAGCTTTGTGAATGCAGATGTCGATCATCAGCAGGGTGTAGTAGGCAACCTCAGCCCACTGCTCGTCGCTCTCGATGTTGGCCGGAACCACGCCACCGATGTTGCACATGGCAACTTCTGGTTCGCGCTTGATTTCGTCCACGGTACCAACGACGTAGGTCAGACCGTCCTTCACGGTACGGAACGACTCACCTGGTTGCAGTTCGATCGCAGCAATAGCCGGTCGAGCAATACGCCCGATAGGCATGTCCATACCCAGCTCGCGGTCTACCCACACCTTCTGCGGTGCTTCGAGTTCCATGCGCTGACCGTCGGTAGTGGTCAGGCGGATGTAGCCAACCGACGAAGTTTGGTACAGGTCCATCATGTGGGCGTAACCACGCTGAGGCAGCATGATTTCTTGGCACAGGTTGGAAGCGAAGATCGAATCGTAGAACGGGGTGTGACGATTCATCTCGTCAGCCCAGGTCAGGTAGTAACGACCAGTTTCCAGGGCTTCTGTCAGGGCTACCAGGATCAGCTCACGAGCGTTGAAGTAGTCCTTGACGAACAGCGGGTCAGCTTCGTACTTGGCGTACAGTTCTTCAAACAGCGAGAAGTCGCCGGAGTAGAACGCGTCGTACAGGTCTGGTGCGGTGAAGCTGTTGAACTTGAACAGCTTGCCTTTGGCACCAGCGAAACGTGCGATGAACTTCGAGACGGTCACCGAGTAGTCGATACCACGGATCTGCTTGTCCACAGTCGACATCGGGTTCTGAAGTTGCAGCATGGTTTCGTTTTCTGGATCGTGCAACTGCCAGGTCAGGGTATCAGCGCCACCACGACCATTTTGCAGGTTGGCTTCAACCATGGCTTTGGTAGCACGAGCGTACGGCAGTTTGCCTTGGTGACGGATCATGCCACCACGGACAGGGTCACCCAGCGAACGAGTGTTCAGGTGAGTACCACAACCTGCGGACATGTAGGTCATGGTGTAAGCGATGTGCAGACCGATACCGATGGAGGCAGCGGTGTCTTCGTTGCTGTAGATGCAGCAAGAAGCGAAGCCACGTAGTGGAGTACCCAGGTTCACGTAGTTCGGAGTCGGGGCGTTGATGCGGGCGTCGGAAAGGTGCTCGTAGAACTTGGCTACGTCACGCATACGACGATCACGCGGCTGATCTTCGGAGAGAGCCATAGCCATGCGCATGTACACGAACTGAGGAGTCTCGAAGACTTCCTTGCTGGAACCGATGCGGTTTTGCAGAGCGTACTTCTTGTAGATGTACTCACTGCGGAAGTGCGGGTAAGTCTGGTCTTTCTTGTGGTCGATCAGCTTCTGAACCTCGGCGTACTCAGCATCAGAGTAGTCCAGGAGGTACATATAGCCACGATCGGCCATGCGGTGGTGGAGTTCCTGTACAGTCGGAATCTCGTTACCGAAGGTCTTCTTTGCGATAAGCGGGGCATAAAGGCGACCGGCCATCAGGTAGTGTGCCCACGACTCACCACGAAGGGTCACGTCTACCAGCTTCTCCTGGAAGTCCAGAGTGGACAGGACAGGAGGACATTCATTTACTGCTTCTGCGAGAATACTCGGCCAGTCCACGCGTTTACCGAGCTTTCGGGCACCCCATTGCGTCCAGCGAGCAGGCTTTTCTGCAATGAACGGCTCACGAGTGCCGTCGAATTTGATCATCTCTCGAATCATGGTTCTAACCTTGAACTTTGGGCTGTACGAAGGACTAAAAGTTGTCCGTGACTATAACATTAGGTTCTCAAAACTGGGTTTGAAAACACTACGCGGAACTGACATAGGAGACAGGACTTATGTAGTTTTAGACTGACTGGAAACAACTGAATTTCAAGTATATATTACCCCCATGAGCTACCTAACCTTTCGATCTACGGAGATCAATTATGGACGCGATGAAGCACTTCAAGAATTTCACACTGGGTACGGTTGTAGAGTTCGTCGCCCGGTGTCACATCATCGAACTGGTACGTAAGGCTGCCGGGGATCAATTCCCTGAGAGCGTCCAGCGTCGAGTGATGGATCAGATCAAAGCCGGTGTCGGCAACATGGACTTGGACGAGGTAGTGCGTCTGGGTAATGTGCTAAAGAAAGACTTCGAACTCCCTGACTCCGTCTACGATGACGCGGATGTCCTGGAAGTTCGTGAGGCTTTACTCCACCATTCCAGACCCACTCCTGGTTTGGTTGTGATCCAAGGACAACCTTACGCAATAACCCCATCCCTTTCTGTAGACTACCCAGGAGATACTTTCAATGTCTAATGTACGCGGCTGGAAAGGTGGGGTCTACAATCCAGGGTTCCCACCTGACAAAGCTTACATCGAACGCAAAGCTCGAGAGTTCCGCGAAGCTGGAATCGAAATCCCTGAAATCAAGGGTGTTCAATTCAAGCGCACCAAGAACCAGCACAAGCCCATGCGTAACGTTGTTACTCGTGTGGTAATGGTTGGGTTTGACCCGTTCAACCAATCGGGTTTGCCTGACCATATCGAACGCGCTGTAGTCTACGACTTCCTCGTGGATCAAGAACGCCAGTTCATTCAGAACTGGGTTAACGAAAACACCAAAGACGGTGAGATCCGCTTCGGCGCTATCATCGGCTAACTAAACTTAAGGTCTAAGGAGATCTATAATGAAAATCGGTGCTCACCAAATTCCAAAGTTCGATCCATTCAACATGACCGGCCTGCCAGATCACATTCTGACTCAGGTGCTGGACGACTACTTCTTCTGGTACAACGATTACGCCATGCGCGAGGAGTTCAAGCTTATCGACTCCTACATCAACAAACGGCGGGAGAACCACACTCCTGACCCGATGTTGAAGGAATGGTTGGACCAAGGTCTGATTTCCCAAAACCAATACGACCAAGTGGCGTTGCTGCGTGGCGGTCCGTCTGATGTGTACAGCGGCATCTTCGCTAGTCCTATCAGCGGTTATTCCGTAGTACCGCCAGATCGCATGGTTCCGATCATCCCTGAAACCCACGAAGATCACTACATCTTCGCCCAACACCAGTACGACAAGTTGAAAGAAGCGGGGTACATTACCGAGTCCAGTAACGTGAGTCTACGTACGTTACCTGCCATGCGTTTGCGGGATGCGCGGAATATCTACGCACCGGGTTCTATGGATCGTCTGAAACATTACGAAGAAGGCGCTCTCGACCGCACTATCAAAGGTGGGGAATTCCTCCCAAAGGTCACTGCCTACGCTGTGGGTGAAGACGGCGTCAAGCGTGATCTACGTGACATTGACTTCATGAGCATCCTGACGGGACCGGTGAAAGGGGATTACATCCCACATGACCCAATCCCTGAGACCAACCTGTGTCCTGAGGTCTATGGTATCGAAGGGGAACACCTCGACGGTGAAGTGGATCGCATCATGCAGAAGTCCGGGTTGCTCGGTGAAAACGGAATGCTCGACCTCTTCAAAGTTGCTGCTCTCTCCAAGCGCAATGTACCGATCGAGGGTGAAGTCGTTTCCCCAGTGATGGATTTGGACGAGAACCTGAACCGTCGAAACTACGGGATTCTGATCCGTGAGTCTCTGGATAGTGAAGGAAATGTCGAGTACCACCTGGGTGAACCCAAAGAGAAACCACTTGAGGGTCAGATCGTGGACAAAGGCGTAGAAGTACGGGTTATCCCTGACGATTACGAGTTTCCCCCACACGTATCGAAGCCGGGCGATGGTTACAAGCTGGATCACAGCAAGAACCCTCTTCGGGAACACTGGGAGAAATACGGCGATCCGTACGAAGGACGTCTACCGCAACCTACTCCTGAGCAACAAGTTACGATCGATCAACTTCTGGCGGAGAACGTTGATCCTGGACTGGCTGAGCGTGTTAAGCGCAGAATCAGGAGAGAAAGCTTGGGCGATCTGGAAGATATCAGTGATGTAGGGCTCCCGCCTGTTGTTGCTACACCGGAAGAAATCGCTGATGCTGAACAAGCTATGCAAGAAGCAGCCGATGGGAAACTGGACTACCTTCTCGAGGGTACTCAATGGGACCCTAAGCTGCGCAAGTAAAACCTAACACCCTTGGGCTATCAATTGCCTAAATAAACCTGTTCTATAAAAAGAATAAGGATGGGGGCTTTTATTCCCATCCTTATGGCATCTGCTCTAAGGAGAGTAATCCATGCCAATGCTTGACACCACACAAGTACGAGATGCGGTAGACTTGTTGGTAAGGCTCTATCCGCAAACCCGTTTCACCACGAAAGCCGGGAAAGCTATCATGCTCTTCCCACCTAACACCGCAACAGAAGCCTGTCAAGCTCTGAGTCTGCTTTCCCAAGCTGACCAAACGATTCACCAACAATACTTGGGCATGGAACTGAATCATCAAGTCTCCACTGTCCGCAACATGTACCACTACCCACACCAGTAAGGAAATGCCTACGATGGCTACTAAAGATACCGCCGCTAAAACCCCTGCCGCCAAGCCAGCCACTAAAGCTGCTGCAAAACCGGCTACCAAACCTGCGGCCAAGAAACCTGCTGCTGAAAAGAAACCTCGCACCCGTCGCACTGCTGCACAGATTGCCGAGGACAAGCTGAAATCCGAAGCGGCTGCTGGCGCCACCGGCGCTCAACCGAAAGGTCCTGAACCGGTTCAGGTCAAAGATGGTGAAAACCTGACTGACCTGGCCAAGCTCGCTGCTCACCGTCCACAAGCTGGCGCCATGGCTCGCCCTGCTGACAAAGCAGCGGCAGAACACAACCCAGCGCTGCATCACCCCACCCGTGCAGAACTGGGTGGCTACACCGCACTGAACGAAGTCAATCCGAAAGCCGAGACCGAAGCCTTGTCCAACCTGCACGAAGTCGAAACCGCCAAGCTGATCGTTGGTCAGTCCCTCGATGCTCTGCGCACCATCGAGGTTGCCAAGGGTCAGATCTGGACCGCTGAAAACTACCACGCTGGTGGTAGCCGTAACAAGTCGCTGGTTCGCTGGGCGCGCTACTTCGGCGTCGAAATGACCGCGATGGTCTGGATCAATGGTGATGTCAAGGCAGTCACCAAGGCCTTTGACTTCAACCAGAAGAACGGGGTCTACTTCCCGCAACACGCACATCCGTTCCACTACGATGTGTACGACGTAGACCAACCAGAGCGGTACGCTGGCTTCAACGGTATCCTGATCCAGCCGTTCGACTTCGACTCGGTTGAGAAGAAGGCTCGCGACTTCCAGAAAGCCAGCAGTTTCGAGGCTACTCTGGAACTGGCTGACCGCATTGCTGCGACTCTGCCGGTGGAAGAACTCAAGCGTGGTGATGTACTGCGTTCGATCCTGAACCCAGAAGAACACATCATCGTGCTCGAAGTCGGGGTCAAGAACTACTTCAACGAGCGCGATTACGGCTACGGCGGCCGTGGCCACAACGCGTCTCCGAAAGGCGACCTGCTGGCTCTGCAACTGAGCTTCTCCAAGTACGATCCGTTCGAACCGGTTCGTCTGGACAGCTACGGTAGCGAACCACGTTACTTCCACTCCACCATGTTCGAACGCGTCACCCGTCTGAAACTCGATGCCAGTAACGCTGACTTCGATGCTGATTACCTCGGCGGCGCTAACCTGGTCAAATAAGTACCAAGGGGTTGAGCGGTAGGGATGTTTCCTACCGCTCTTTTTTTGCACATTCAACTACGGAGTCTGAAGATGGACGTAGCAGCCCGAATCTTAGAACTTCGTGGACTGATCAACCAGTACAACAAAGAGTACCATGACGAGGATAAACCCACCGTCTCGGACTTTGTCTATAACAAGTTGTACCGAGAACTGGTAAGCCTCGAAGCTAAACACCCAGAACTCAAAACGGCAGACAGTCCTACGCAACAAGTTGGCCACGCGCCGTCTCCACGTGGCTTTAAGAAGGTCGAACACCTGAACCCGATGATCAGTCTCGGGAACTCGTTTAGCCTTGCCGAATTGGCGACTTGGGTAGACACTACGGGCATCCCGATCTACACCGAGAAAAAGCGCCTACCTATTCCTTTATATACAGTCGGTCACAAGATGGACGGACTGGCTGTATCTTTGCGGTACATTGATGGGGTCTTGGCTCTGGGGGCAACTCGGGGCGACGGTAGTATCGGAGAGGACGTTACCGACAACCTACGGGTGATCCGTGACATTCCCTTGGACCTGACTGGTTGGAACATTCCAGCCGAACTGGAAGTCCGTGGGGAAATCTACATGGCACGCAATGTCTTTGTAGAACTCAACGAGCAACGGGTAAGGAATGGTGAAGAACCATTTGCTAACTGTCGTAACGCAGCAGCAGGCACCCTACGCCAACTGGACCCGGAAGTCGTTCGTGAGCGCAAACTCTCGTTCCGTGCGTATGGCGAAATGAATCGGGTCGGCGATCACTACCTACACAGTCAATCCCTACTCCAGGGTTGGGGTTTCAAGGTTGTGGACGATACCCCGTGTAACAACCTCGACGAGATCTGGATGGCGATCACGTTGCTGGAAAATCTACGACCCTCCCTGAACCACGACATCGACGGGGCGGTAGTTAAGGTCAACCGTTACGAAGACCAAGATCGCTTAGGTTTCCGTAGTCGTGAACCACGTTGGGCTACTGCTTTCAAGTTCACCGCAGAAGAGGCCTTGAGCTTCCTGTGGAAAGTCGTGTTCCAAGTGGGACGTACCGGACAGATCACACCAGTGGCTAAAATCCAGCCAGTGGGTTGTGGGGGCGTCACGGTATCCTCGATTACGCTGCACAACTTCGCAGAGATCGAGCGACTGGGTCTAGGAATTCACGATCAGATCCGCATTCGTCGGGCTGGTGACGTGGTGCCGCAGATTGTCCGTGTCGAGAAGCAGATTGAGAATCGCATCCCGATTGAACTACCTACGTGCTGCCCAGTCTGTGAAACACCGCTACAGAAGGTCACTGAGTCGCTGACTATCTGCCCTGCGGGTTGGGGTTGTTCAGCACAACGTCTGCGCCGCTTTGAACACATGGTGAGCCGTAGCGCATTCAACATGGATGGTCTGGCTGAGAAAACCTTGGACGATTTGCTGGAGGCGAAACTCATTGCCAAACCAGCCGACCTGTTTAAGTTGACAGCGAAGGACTTTCTTATGTTACCGGGGTTTGCGTCTGTCTCAGCCAAGAACGCCGTTGACTGTATTAAGGATACACGTGGAGTTCCTTTCCACCGTATCTTGTTCTCCCTAGGGATTCCTGAGGTTGGGTTGTCGACAGCTAAAGACCTCGCCAGAAACTTCATGAACATGGGGGATTTGATTGAGGCGTCTTGGGATATCAAAAACCTGCTGGCTATTAAAGGCATCGGTCCAGAGACTGCCAATAACATCGTATCGTTCTTCCAAGATTTGGACAACTGTTCAATCGTGGGGGATTTGCTGGATCAGTTGGAACCAGAGTCTAACCCTCTGTACCAACAACAAGGTCGGACACTTCAGGGTCAAACCTGGGTGATCACTGGCTCCATCGACGGGAAGTCGAGGGATGATGTAAAAGACATACTGGAAAAGCTGGGGGCAAAAGTCTCAAGTGACGTCAGTAAGAAAACCACTTGCCTCATTGCTGGTGAAGGGGCAGGTTCTAAACTTGACAAAGCTAAGAAGCTGAATGTCAAAGTCCTCAACCCGATAGACTTCGATAAGTTTGTCCTGGATCTCCAGGCATCTAATCGAACGGAAGGATAATGATGAAGAAGAAAAAGGTTTACATGGGAGGTCGTAATAAACAACCCATGCCGTTTGCAAGGGAAAGTCGGGTCATTGATGTCGAAGCTGACTTCTTTGATCCGGCAGGTACGGTAGTGATTTCGGATTACCACATCGGAAGAAGTGGTGGCGCTACCCGAGTTCGAACCTTCAAGGAGCGTCTGCCAGCATACAAGAACTTGCTGGACGGCGTGCTGTCTGGAGCGGTAGTACCATTCATTGGGGGCGATTTCTTTGATCGCTCCGCCATGCAAGGGGAACCGAAGAATGACAAACGTATACCTGATGGAACGTGCCATGCAAACCCATGAAACTCTAACGTCGGCAACCTCGTTTCTGTTTTCACAACTCATCCAGAAACTTCTGATCCCACGCTTCCGGGATCAGCACGTGCACAGTGGCACCGTGACAGTTGATGGTAAGGAGTACACGCTGTACTTCAAGCGGATTGAGGCTACCGGTCTGGAGATTCATTTCCACCGGGCTTCGAAGACGATCTTCTTGGAGTACCGCAAAGACCTGTACGAGGAATTCCTCAGGGTCAAAACGCAGTTTCCAGCACCGGGTGGTGCAGGCTACAGTCCTGGGTTTGATAACCCGTGGTTGTGGCTCAAACTGTTAACTGCCTATATAGAGGCCTATCCGATGGGGCATGCAATCCTGTGCGAACAACCACAAAACGCTTGATCCGTCAACCAGGTGACGTTCACGATAGTTTTCAGGAAGCCCAAGACACTTTGGCGGGAGCGTTGTCCATTCCCAACATTGAGTTTGGCTATGTAACTCCTGACAACCGTCCTGTGTTCTTTGCTGACTGCGGTGACCAAGCGCCGTTACCAGAGTTGGGCCAACACGCCGTGGATTGCACAGTAGGTCAGTTTCATCACCAACAGTGGCCTGAACGCATTATTGGCGTTGAGGTTGCCCGGAGGACCCCGCAGTATGGGGATACTCTGGTGTATATGAGTGAAAGTCCGTACTTCTTGTTTGGCTTCCACCATCCAACAAAGGCGGATATCTCAGTGATGTACGTCATTTCAGATCATGAAATCGGGGGAATTACTCGTGAGTGGAAGGACGTCGATCTTTGAATCCCTAGGAGGGGATATGACTGAACCAGCAAAAACAACGGTGGTCTACCACCGGAACTGCGTTGATGGGATCACAGCCGCTTGGGTTGCTCATCAACGGCTCCCCCATGCAACTTTCGTGTCCGCCGAATATGGCGAAGCTCCACCGAAGATTGAGCGGGGCGAGATCCTTTACATCCTGGACTTCTCCTACCCGATCTCGGTGTTGCGGGAACTGTGTAAAGTGGCTGAACTGGTGATCGTCATTGACCACCACAAGACCACTGAAAAGATGTACACCGCGTTGAACAGCGAAACCAGCGCTGCTCAGCAGGCGTTCAACATCGCCGAGGACATGGGTAAACCTTACGAAGGCGCAATGCCTTACGAGGTGAATCCACCAAACCTCAAGCTGTACGTAGACATCTACGAATCCGGTGCTCAACTGGCGTGGAAGTTCTTCAACGGCGCGTCTGCTCCAGAACCAACCATCGTAACCATGTCGGGTGATGCCGACCTGTTCCGTTTCAAGGTTCCGGGTAGTCGCAGGTACAGCCGTGCTTGTGCTGCATTCCTGACCAGCAATACCGAAGCGGATCTGCTCCAGTGGGAAGCCCTGTCGCTGTTGCCTGCGCAGAACCTGATTGATGCAGGGGAAGTGCTGGAACGTAGCGACAACAACCTGCTGGATTGGTACGCTCGTGAAACTCGTCGTAACTTCACAGGTACTATTGAAACGGTCGATGGTTCTGAACCTATCGTCCTGATCGATGTACCGATGTTCAATGCACCGAAACCGCTGTACAGTGCGCTGAACGATCGTTACACCACGGAACACTCCTTGGTGATGAGTTACTTCGATACGGCAGACGCACGTGTGTTCCGTTTTAACTCGAGCCGCGACAACCCTAATGCTGCCGACTGCGAAGCAATCGCAACAGCACTGGGCGGTGGTGGCCACACCAACTCGGCGTCGGTCCGTGTTCCTCGTGATCACTGGCTGGCAAAGATCTAGGTAATACCACGGGGTCCTTTGGGGCCCCACTCTAACTCCCGCTCTTAGAAGAGCTAAGACTTATTAAGGTAGTAAACGTGGAAAAGTTCGGCGATCTGGATACTCTGTTGATTCTGGCCCTGACTCACAAGAATCATGGTTTCAAGGAAGTTCAGAAGAAAGCCTTGAAAATGGCTAAAAAGAAACAAACTGAGGGCATCGTTGCTCGAGCAATCCTCAAACCCATCATGGACCGGAAGACTCATTCCGACTCCTTGAAAGAATTGATGCTGTTCATTGACGAATACCTGTACTACGCACTGCCTGCTGCTGAGATCGGTAAGATCGATGCGTACTGCGGGATGGCTATCCTCCGTGAAGAAGAAGCCATTCCTGTTTGCGTACGTTACGAATCGGTGGAAGATTTCCACTGGGCTCGTGACAACGAAGCGGAACTGTGGACTGCTATCTGCAAAGACCTACTGTGGGATGCGTATAAAGAAATTCGTGTGCCATATGAAATAGAGATCTGCAAAGAAGATCCTACCAAACACTACGTCCAAGTGCCGCATGAACCTGTTGTGCTGACTGCTGACATTCTGATGTTCAGCAAGTACGGCTACAGCGGTTCCCCTAAACACTGGGGTCTAGAACTCAAGAAGAACGAACCACTGTTCCTGACTGAGCTGGTCTCTGAAGACCGGGAGACGCCTACCTTTTACTACGCGCCTGAGCGTCAGGTCGAGGCTTTAAAGAATGCACAAGCGGAAAGTGAATCTGATTGCGGCGATGGATGCTGAACGGGGCATCGGACTCAACAATAATCTCCCGTGGGAATGTCCAGAAGACTTGAGAAACTTCTACAACTACACCTACGGGAAAATCGTGATCGCTGGGAGTAAGACCGTCGACTCCCTGATCGCGCGTAAGAAGCTCCCCGCAGATGAATCGTGGGGCAGTGAGAAACAACCGTTGCTACCAGGCCGGGCTCTGATCGTATTGTCGGGGAAAGACTACGTCAGAGACTACCTGCGCTTCGGGCTGTATGTGGCTCGTGATCTGGAACATGCGTTCCAGCTTTGCGATGCCGTAAGGGAAAATTGGAGTCGCGCACTTGGGGTTGATTTAGGCAACCCCGTGGTAATTGGAGGGGCACAGCTTTACGCTGAGGTACTGGAAAAGGATTTGGTCGAGGAGATGTGCTTGACCACTGTCCACGGTACTTACCAGTGCGATACGTATTTTCCCGAATGGAATCCCCTGGAGTGGGATATCACATTCCACACCCAGGATGTTAAATTCGACATTAACGTATTGGAACGAAAGGTGATCAAAGATGAGCCTGCTTAGTCTGCGCCGTGAAGTGGCAGTTCCCGTGGGTATTGAAACTGGAATGTTCGATCCTAACCTGCCGTATGTGGCGGTGAAGAAAGCGTCCGGTGGATACGTGTATTTCAACATCAAATTTCAACAGCTCGGACTCATCGATCGCATCACGACCTCCCGTGAGGTCAAGAACCGTCGCAAGGTGTCGTTGGAAGTAATGACGGACCCTGCGCTGGTTGAGGCACTCAAGCCTTACGGCAATCCGATCTCGCTGCATAACACCAACCCTGAGTTGCTCGAGCAAATGGAAGCTGGAAACGTGATCCCGTGGAAACGCCTGCACTTGCAGGAATACCGCCAAGGTGAACGTGTGTTCTACGCGCCGACTACGGTACATTGACAGAGGGGGGCTTCGGCCCCTCTTTTTTTTTTTGCCCCATTCTTATGTCTGTAATTATTGAGGTAAGTTCCAATGACTAAAAGGGACTTGAGCTTCTATTGGGGACATAGTTTGTTTATCACGTTCGTGGTGACCTGGAGTCTCTACGAGCTATATAAAGCATGGGGCTAACATGACACAACTGCTAGGGTTTACAAAGTTCGATGCTGAGCTGATGGTTACTTACGACCATGAAGCCAGTAAACGCCTCGGTAAGGACTACTGGCGCGTTATGAAGGGGTTTCGCTATTACCTTGGGGCTAAGGGTAGCAATCAGTGGGTCGATGTTCCTGCGGGCTATCTGACTGACGGTGCCTCGGTACCACGGGCGTTCTGGTCGATCATTCCACCATGGGGAGCTTACGGTCAGGCTGCGGTAGTTCACGACATTCTCTGTGAGTATCTGTCGGTCACTGTCGACGGCGTTCCTAAACGCATTACAAGGCCGCAGGCGGATCTGGTATTGCTCGAGGCTATGAAGGTACTCGAAGTCCCAGAAGTCACCGCTGCGACTATCTACAACGCGGTTAAGCTGTATCAGATCACCTTCAATGTGACTGAACCATCTAACGATCCTGCCAAACGTGAACAAGAGTCGTTGTGGGCTCAAAGTCAAATGATGGCATAAACCCCTATTGTGTGAGCAGGAAGCACCCTATTACAAAACCGAGGTGTAACTGCCAACACTTAACACAATAGAAAAACTCCCCGAGTTTCTCTTGTCATCAATGGGATATGGAGTACGCGAGATGGCAACCATTGAAGCAGCGGTGGAGCGTAGAGATGGCCTAGCTTTAACCGACAACACCAAGATCATCTTGTTAGCAGAGGCCCCTAATCATCAGGGGATGGACGCTGTAGGGTTCTTTTCTTACAACAAGAAGGCCGATGGTTTTGCAACCAGGAAGCAATATTTTCAAATGGAGGTGAACGGCAACCTACACTCGGCCGCAGAACACAAAGAGATTGACCTCATCGTCTCCTTGGGCTCCTATCTGGAGCGTAAGTTCAAGGAGTGCGGTGTTACAGTGTTCGAAGTGCATCTACCAAAGACCCACGGTTATAGTGGGAACACCTATGGGTACGCAACTACCCTGCGACTGTTCCCACACGCTGGCATCCCTAAAAAGAAGCTGACGGCATAAAGAACCGTGACTGCTCTAGCATCCCTCCGAAGAAGGATGCTAGAGCATTTGGGCTTTTATGCCCATTGGCCACGGGAACACCGGTTGTGAAAGTTCGAGGAACTCTCTCACATAATTACGGGTATTTGCATAAGCTTGCCTTAGCAACGGATGATGCGGACCCGACAAGATAGACAGAAGCATTCCTTCGTGGAGCCTCAGGGGCGTCTCTACAAAGCGACCATGTTCTGTTTGGCTGGTTTCACAACTGCGGTGTTTCAAATCCGCGTAGCACAGGGGGTGTCGAAGCAGGTTAGAGCTTGCAACCGCCAGAGCCAGACTTTCAGTTAGCCATCCCGTTTGGGGTTTTACAGCAGTGATTGGTGTTTCGGGTGTAGCGGGTGTTACGTTTACTGTACCGATGCGATTGCCCATTTACGCCACCCTGTAGCTCCCCGGTGACGTGCTCCTTGGTAATCGCGTATTAGCGCTTCCATTGGTACGTTATCCTAGTTGCGTGTTGTTATTAATTCCCCGTGAGGCGATATCATATCGCTCTCATTAACTTAGGTGTGGTATGTACGAAATTACAAAACTCGGGACATACAGGGGAAAAGTAGAAAGATACCGATTGAAACAAATCTCAAGTGTATATTACCTAGGTGAACAGATTAGACTAATCTAAACCTGTTTACAACAACTTAAGTACCTTAGGAGGTAAACGATGTCTCAAGTAAATAACGAAGTTAAGAAAGGCTGGGTAGTAATTGACCAAACGGCCAAATCCAAAACCGAAGCAATGGCTGTCGGCTACGGGGCTCTGGTCCGCGATACCATTACCGGTCCAGTAGACACCTACGATCACAGCCGTTCGGTGATGACCAGCATGACCTACGTTCCCAACGTCAAGGTCGTTCCGGTGATTCCAACTGAACTGGCAATCGACGAGAAACCAGTTGAGCTGTACGAACTGGTTGCCCACTACCCAGGCCGTGGCGAGTGAACGAGGCAGGTAAGGAGGATAACGGAAGTTTTCCTCGTAACGAATGGGTTAGAGCTTCTTGCTCTAACCACGCGCGATACGGCACGATCCAAGAAACGTACTACATGTTGTTACCGCAAGGTGCAATGATGCGTACGGTCACTACTGTGATCGAAGTCCTATCAGAACAAACCGGTGTTCCTCGCCGGGCTAAAGCTACGTCCAGTAGTGAAGCATTGTGTTTCATCCCAGGGAACTACGCCCTGAAAATAAAACGGGGCACCGAGATCGTTGTCCTAGAACCTAAGAAATAATCCTCAGAAGGAAAGTAAGTAATGTCCGTAGCTGTTAAAACCAAAGACCTGGCCGACCACATCAACTCCCTGATCTGCGATCGCTTCGAACTCCTGATCAAGCTGGGCGTCACCAGCGACATCACCATCGAGTTCACTCGTAGCGAACTGCGGGAAGGGGTTACCAAAACCGACCGTATCAAGGACGTCAGCATTGCTGGCATGATCAAGAAGCTTCGTCACATGGGCTATCACGTTCGTGGTGAAGAAGACGGTGAAACTTTCCAGGTCACCTTCCGGGTACTCGAGTACCTCACTCGTTCGGCCACGCTGAAAGAAATGCAAGAAACCAATGACTACCTCGAGGACATCTTCATGCGTCCCACCGTAGTCCGTCAAGCGAGTGCCGAAGAATGATGGATAACAGTGCACCAGAAGAAGCCGAACTGACTCTGGAATTGATGCTGGCTGACATCCAGGATCTCACCTCGGGCTCTGTGACCATCCTGATCAATGAACACCGTGACAATCCCAAGTCCACCATTGAAGATGCCGTTGAGCATCTGCAAACGGTTGCTGGGTTGTCCGACGACGTGGTTCACGCCATGTTGGAAGTTGATCGCATCGTTCAGATCACCTGCCTTCCGGTAGAAGAAGACGGCGAAGAAGTAACGGTCTGGTCTCACACGTTTGAAGACGCTGTGCGCCAAGCCTACTTCGCGTTGCACATGCAGCTCGGAAAAGAAGGGGCATAATAAGGGTGAGTGAGAGAGCTTCGGCTCTCTCACTCTGAGTCCGCGTTAGACTCTTTTTTTTTTGCTTGTTTTGGCCTATGCAGCCATCTTCTCGTGCGAATCCCACCAGACGTTTGCGTTGCCACCATCCGACTCTGGTCGCCCGCCCACTTTCTTAAGGGTGCGGTCTGCTTTACCGTAGTCGTCAGGGATGTTACCAATCTTCTCGAACTTCAGAACGCAGTACAGATCTTTCTCAGGGGTGATCGTAACCTTACGGTGTTTACCGCGTTGGATAGTGAGGTAGCTCTCGCCGTTGAATTTCTCGATGTGAATCGTGATCTCCATGTCAACCTCTTGGTCGACCGTTCGGCAGGAGTCGTAGTAGCCTTTGTTGGCAATCTCTTGAACGAAGTTCTCGATCTGTTGCCGTACCAGCTCTTTGGCTTGCGTAGAGAGCTGATGGGGAGTAATGAAGGTAATGCCACGGGGTGCAGTGAAGTTACGCACACGACGTACGAGGTCGCGTGTCTCGAAGCCGTGAGGACCTTGTTGGCAGCCCTTCTTCGAGATCATGTTCAGGTAGTCGAACACACAGCAGTGAACTTCGAAACCTTCCGACTCGTACTTGGTGATCAAGTCGAACAGGTCGCGGTAGCTGAATAGAGACGGGTCCACTCGCAACATGCGGATGTGGTAGCCGTTACCCATCATGCGGCTCTTAACGTACGCAGCAGCCTCTTTCTGATCCACGCCACGGATCGACACTGCTTCGCCTGTTTCGTTCTCCTTAATAGAGACGTAGAGTTGCATGACGTTGTCGATGAGGTTGTTCTCTGCGGAAATGTGCAGGAGCAGTGGTTTCTTCGACGGGTCACGCATGTACGGTCGGTTGTACAAGCCGAACTGTTTAAACAGGTTCAGCGTAAAACCAGTTTTAAAGTTGTGTTGCAGCGCACCCAGCAGGATGAACTCACCACGACGGAAGCCGTCCTGGTCACCACACATCCGGTTAACGCCCTGCCAGCCCGTACGAAGCACGCCATTGGTCGAAAGCTCTTCCTGCGCCTGGTTCATCAGGGCCATCACAGCTTCGTCGTCATCGAGGTCTACAGAGCCTACAATCGCAGGGTTCTGTTCCACTGTCTGCATTTGAGCCAGCGGTTCAAGGTTACCCATAATGTCGTGGACGAAATTCTTCCAGTCAACACTGTGGGGATTAAAGGTGGACGCTGAATACGCTTGCTTCAAGATCTCGGTGATCTGTGCGCGGTTCATGTACGCGTTCAGTTCAGCACGATACTCGAGGATCGCCTTCTTCAACCAGATTTCGTTTTCGATGGGGTGAGTTGCAGCTTCGAACGCTTGATACAGCTCGTCCTCGTCCCCAACGTTTACACGTATCTTTTGAAGCAGGATAGTCCTGTCATAATCCTGGCTCGGAGGATTAGAGATCATCGCCAATGCGGTGTTTCTCAGAGCCTTGAGCGATTCACGTCCGCGGTCGGCCTCCATTGCCGTTTCTGGGATACGGACAGTGGCCACAACAGAGGCAGCCAACTCGCTCGAGTTTGAGTTCCGAGTCTCCAGTTGGCTTTCTCGATACAGGAGAGTGATCACCTGTATCAATAGCAGTTTTTCATCCATCACGGTTTTCCTAACGCGGAGTCTGTATAAATGAGAGTAGTCTTGGTACCCCTGTGGCTTATGAAAGCCCTGGAATACGCTAAAGTCGATCTGGCAACGGTCAACGACTTCCACCAGTTGCAGGCTATACTATCCCCTGAGGATGTAGCCAAATATGTCCTGCTCAACGAGAAGCGTGAAGCACTGTTCACTCGTGCCTTTGCAGAGACCTTCCCGTCGACCTGCACCTTACTTCTGTGTGACCCTCCGAAGGGTTCAGAAGATAGGTATCGCAAGATCAGTCAGATCGTTGACTACATGCGCGCCAAGGCTGCTCAAGGCTACAATGCTGATGAAGCCTGGCTGGGTCGTGACGATACAACCAACGATGAGTACACACTCACCGTTAAGTCAGTCGAATCTGATACGTTAATTGTTACACCTATCTTAGGACAGATGGGCGAATCTCCCTATGTCAACGGAGAGACCTTCTTGGACGAGCTGATGACCCGTTGGGTTATCGCTACTGGGTTGGCTAACGTCGCCCGTTCCGACTTCTTCCGGGAGTACTTAAATTCTCTCGGTAAACCTTGAAGTACGTAAATACGTATTTTATGTTTCAATGACTCTGCAACTCGGTTTGCTGTAAATGTTTAATTATATAGCAGCTATAACCGATACCGTTGTTTAGTCGCAACTGGTAAGGCAGCGTGCCGATTCCACCCCACTTGTACTTTCGTGAAAGTAAAAAGGACACATCGATATGTCATTTCTGAAATTCAAAGGCTCTGCTGGTTCGCCTCTGAACAACGTCCTGTCTGCCCTGCGTCAGACCATCGCTACCCAAGGCACGGACATTGCTTCCAAGGACATCACCGGTCAACTGATCTCCATGGAGTCCCTGGACGAAGGCCAGTTCGCTGAACTGGACCGCCGCGCCAAGGACATCGGTCGTGAGATCAAAGACGCTTTCGCAGCCCTGCGCCCTTCCCTGGAAGACGGTGAAGGCGAAGACGACGGCGAAGAAGACCTGACCGACACCCAACTGCAAGCCGGTGCGATCGCCGCAATGGCTGCTGGTAACCCGGCCGAATACGCCGAAGTCGCCATGCGTTCCCAGGCTTCCGGTGACAACGTTGTTGACATCGGTTCGAGCGGTGCTGCTGGTGTCGTTGACACCCGTGACACTCCTTCCCTGGAATCGTTCGACGAACGTGAGCTGGCCAAGTTCCTGCCTTACTCCATCGTCTTCAACGTGAAAGCGGCTGTTCAAGACAGCTTCTCCGAAATGTGGTACCCGACTACTGTCGTACCGCCGGAGCAAGGTGGCCTGGACATCACCGTTCGCCGTACCCTGGTTCACAACGCCATCCAGCACAGCAACACCGGTAAGGTGACTGACTGGAACCGTAAGAACCTGGTCGAAGCTGCCATGGACCACAAAATCCTGGCCGACGAATCCACCAGCCTGATCCCAGTCGTTCTCGCCAACGGCGGCAACGCTGACAAGTTCATCGACGCCGCACTGGTCGCTCCGACCGTTCGCCGCATCTCGAACATCGACGTACCGACCGCGCCTCTGGCCATCAACGTCGAGCTGAACCTGCTGGGCCTGTCGCAGCACCCAGGTCTGATCGGCGCTGGCATCATCGACCACACCGACGCGATCGACAACTCGATCGGTCTGGAAAACATCTACATCCAGCTCGCCGACGGCGAAGCTGTGAAGTACGTGACCAGCCGTCTGGCCCGCAGCCACTTCGTGAAGTCGGTTGAAGGCGCCAACCGTGAGATGAACCTGAACTTCAAGACCGCTGACCTGGTCCTGGACAAAGACACTCTCACCACCGCTGGTGTTGCTCCGACCCTGCTGGCCGCCATCACCACTGCCAACGTCACCGTACGCCTGGCTGTGAACCTGAACGGCGACTTCGACACCCAGCTCGGCAACGGTCGCGTTTACAGCTCGCCTGTAACCGTTGACAGCATCATCGATGCTGACGGCAAAGAAATCAGCCTGGTCTCCGGCGCTGGTGCTCCAATCGTGCTGTCCCTGAAAGACGCCAAGGTCGTTGCTTACGATCTGAAGGCCGCTCGTACCAACAGCAACCGTCGTACTCGTGGTCTGCTGCTGGATACCAACGATCGCACCTTCCGTTTCCACATCCCGCTGGGTGCTCCGATCTCCGCGCCTTCCCCGGCCGGTTCGAACCGCGACGCTCGCGACCTGGAAATGCTGATCAACGCCGTGCGCGTGCGTAACACCAACAACGCGGTTACCCGCCTGTTGAACTACGCAGAAACCCTGAAGTCGTACGCCAAGGCCGTGAAACGCCAGGACACCATCCCTGAAGTGGAAGGTGTTGGTCGCTTCCTGATCAAACCTTTCTTCGAAGAGAAGGAAATCGATCTGGAGCAAGAGATCAACTCCATCCGTGACATGGACCGTGCCCAGGACATCAACGCCATCCTGGTTAACGCCATTCGTGACGTGTCCTACCGCATGTACCGCGACACCGGCTACCAGCCTGCGCTGAACGCTGCCGTAACTGGCTCGCAACAGCCGAAGCTGCTGATCGGTACCGACGTGGTTCTGCAACGTCACCTGATGGTTGTCGGCGACAGCCGCACCTTCGGTATCGCGTTCCCAGAGTACCAAATCGAGTCCTCCTTCGACTTCCGTATGAAGGACACCATCATCATCGGTCTGACCCGCATGGGTCAATCCGAAGGCATCGACCCGCTCACCTTCGGTGTGCACGCGTGGATTCCTGAGCTGGCTTCCAGCATGATGGTTCAGCGTGACGGCGGCACCTACCCAGAAGCCATGGTGCAACCGCGTAACCTCCACATCAACCACCTGCCAGCCATGGCAGTGATCAAAGTGAAGGGGTTGGACAAAGTTCTCACCAACAAAATCGTTGTTGCCACTCAAGAGCAACCGTAAGCGACCGTTGGCTGAACTGGTCACAACCACTAGACTTCCTGGTCTACGGTTGGTTACACCTCCTTAGGAGCTTCGGCTCCTTTGGAGTGTCCTTTAAGTGGGGACTCAAAGGAACCCTCCTGAGCTTTCGGGCTCAGGAGGAATTCCTTCTTTTTATGCCGCCTTTATTGAAACCTATTTGAAGTGTATATTATCAAAGTGACCAACCACAGAGGAATCGCACGTTCTACCAAAAGACAAAATAGATCTTCCCTATTGTCAGTGTGAACCTATGAGCCAATATATCCACAACAACCAACTGATAAACCGAGAAGCAACCCTGACCGAAGTGCCTGGTGCACTTGAATTAGGTCCCGGTGCACAACTTTCCATAGAGAAGGAGTTTTATAACGGGTTTAGAGTTCCCGTTACATTAGTTGACCGTTCTGGTATGCCCCTGACTATTCAACCTATGAATGTCAAGGCTCTTAACAAATTCATCGTGCGATACACGATCAAGTATCGTTCCGGTGTAAAAATCGACGTAGACCGCTTATCAAATGCTACCTCTGATGGAATGCGTGCGTTGAGAGATGCCGTCCTTCAGGGAAGTGTGCGACAGCGAATGGGACAGTGTCATGCCCAAGTGGACTACGGTGTTGATGAGGCTGATGTAGCCGCATCTGGAGGATCATTATACCTTGTAAACCTTGACGTCGTGGTTTCCACGATGCAAGGGGGTTATGTCCCGCATCATCCTTTCAGTATGGAAGGAATTCGCAACCGCCTCGTAGCTGAAAACGAAACGATCAACACCGTGGGAGCGGTGGGGTACTTCCTACAGATTGTCGACAATGAAGACATCTTCGGACCTCGTTTCATTAACATCAACAAAGAGATCTTCCTAGTGCAGCCCACGAAAGACCCCGGTCGAAAGTCTGGAGTCTATCGAGCATCCACAGCGCCTGTTTCCGAACAAGGGGGAGTCGGTGCACCTAGGTCAGATTTCTTCGCCTTCCCAGAAGCTGAGGAATTCTTGGGAATGTTTAAGTCCTACGAAGAAGCAATGGTAATGGGAGACATTGCTGCTGAGAGGAAACGTGAGCTTGATCAGTATGCCCATGAGTTGAAGGAGACGGAGCATCGACTTCGCATGGAGCGTCTACAACGCGATCAAGAGCATGAGGAATGGAAACGCAACATCGAGGAAAGGCGCGTCGCGGAGGAAAGTGACCGTAAAGCGCAGGAGCACAGGTGGAAGCTGGAGGAAGCTCGTATCAACGAGGCTAGCGCCAGGCTAAAAGAGGAACAGACTCGAGTAGAGCACTTGCGAGCAATTTCGTCTCTCGAGCGCAAAGACCACTACGAAGAACGCAGTTATGCGAGAAAAGACTCTTCGGAGTTTCTCAAGTGGGTTCCCGCCATTGCAACTGGACTTGCGGCTATCTTTCTAGCATTCAAGTAGTTGTTAGAAGAATGGGGCATTAGCAACAATGGATAACCTCCTATTTGGCCGGATTCATGAGAAGGCCATTCCGCGCATGAATGAAAAGGTCATGAGAGGCCTAGCCGTAGAGCAGATGCGTGTTGTTGAGCGTCATGTGGATGGGTTGTTCAGGAGCATCTCTAAAAGCTTCCCACCAGGGTTGCGTTATGAGGGATGCACACGCTGTACACCTCAGGAAGAGTACAACGTGGTTACGCCGAAGCGGAGCGGGAAGCCGGTGTTTGACATCGCGCGGAACAATCTGTTCTTGATGAAGTATCGGTTCACGTACAATGGGGAACCTATGTACGAACCGCACATGTACTTGCCATACATGACTCAGGCTGGCTTGATCACAATCCGTGGCAGTACGTTCTCGATCAGTCCTGTACTGGCCGACCGTGCAATCAGCTACGGTGTTAACACGATCTTTATTCCACTCCAGGTAACGAAACTTACCTTCGAGCGGTTGGATCACACGTTCCGTATCTATGACATCGAAGAAGGTGGCTTAGAGACGAGTTGGAACGAAACGGCGAACGTGGCATGGGCCACGGTCTATAATCGTAACCCTGCGCAGGGAACCGGAAACAGAAATCGCATCACAGCGAAACACACGATGGCGCATTACCTCTTTAGCAAGTATGGGGTTAGCCAGGCGTTTAAGATGATGTCAAACACGGATGTTTTCGTTGGATACCCCGACGAGATCAACTATGACATCTACCCGAAGGAAGAATGGCTGATCTGCGGTTCCAAGCAGCTCTGTCCACGAAGCCTTCGGGGTGTTCGTCGCAGCGGATACATTCCCACGAATATCCGCTTAGCAATTCGCCGTACGGCTTGGACTACCCAGAACATCGGTTTGGTGGCCGGATTCTTCTACGTTACGGATCATTTCCCGCAGCGTGTAGAACCTGAGTTCATTGAGAGCACCCGATTCTGGCGTATTCTGCTGGGGCACCTGATCTTCGGCCCAGGGCAAAGTGAAGGTAAACTGGCAGACGAGATTGACAACCACATCGAGTCTTTGGATGAGTCCCTGGACGAACGATCGCGGTTGGACCTTCTCAGTGAGAATATCCACGCAAATGACATATACCAACTGTTCGCGTTCATCATTGGAGCGCTTTCAGAGATGGTCATCCAGTCGGACAACGTTGAGTCCACGATGTACGACAAGGAGTTGATGGTATTGCGTTACGCTTTGTTCGATATCAACAAGGCTATCTCTCACTTCAAATTCGCCTTGCAGAAGGCGGTACGGAAACCAAAAGTAAAAGAGGAAATCAACAGTGCACTACGGCGTAACCTGACTGTAGATGCGATCATGAAGATCAACCGGCAGCACGGCGAGGTTGCAGGCGTCTCCAGCCCAGGGGATAACCTGTACTTCAAGATCACGTCGAACCTGGTCCCACAGACCAGCGCTACTGGTAACGGTCGCAACAGCGGGAAGTCTTCTGCTGGTGATGCGTCCAAATTGTTGCACTCGTCGATTGTAGAGGTGGGAAGTTACAACAACCTACCTAAGGCGAGCCCGAGTGGGCGTACGCGCATTTCGCCTTACGTTCAATACGATGATTCTTATCGTGTTGTCAGGAACGAGAAGTTCCGTGAACTGATTGACAACGTACAACGACGAATCCAATTTACAAAATACGCTTAGGTGGAGTTAACCCAGATGTCGTTCTTTAACCAATCCAACAACATGGGCAAGCAGTACTCTGCTAATGAGCCAAACCCTACGTTTTACGTACAGGGCGCACCGTATCAGATTCCTTTCCAGAATCAGTTCCCTGCTATCGTAAACGGGTACGTGATCAAACTGCTGCAAGACAATGCGCAGAAGAACCCTCTGCGTTGCTACATGTTCAACATGGCGTCGGACAACGCCTGGCAGAACGACACGTATCTGACTCTGCTCAACAGCACCACGCAACTGGCTGAGGCTATGGCGAAACTGCCCGCTAGCCAAGGTCAGTCGCAGGAGCAAATCGTGGCGAATGCTGCGAATGAGATCGTCACTTGCTACACGGCGACTATCGCGCAGCAAAACCCGATGGTTAAGCAGATGATGGGGATCGGTATCGAAGCCGAGATCCAGCGCCTGCTGATGCGTCAAGAGCAGTTGGCTCAAGCAGTACAGCAGTTGTCCCAACCCCAGCAATCCTTCCAAGGTAGCTGGCCCAACAACAACCAACCACAAGCAAGTGCCTGGCCTGGAAACCAGCAACAGCAATCCTCGTTCCAAGCTGCGCGACAAGGTAGTGGCTGGCCCTACACTGGTGGCGGTGCTGCACCAGCAGGGAACCCCAACATCAACTGGGGTCGTTTTGCCAATACCCAAAGCACCATCGCGCAGGTTAACTCAGTCTACGAAAACCCCAACTCCGGGTATAAAGGACGGACGGCCCTGCGCCCGCAAGGAGTTGATCCAGCTCCACAGCAGGCGCAACAGGAAACCCCGGCTCCAGCCTCCAACGCCTTTGTGGCCTCTCGTGGCCGTAGTTCTCAAGGGCCAGTGCAGCCTACGGGAAGCCCCAACGGTGTTGTTGAGGAAATGTTCAATGACTTCGGGACTACCAACGTGCAACAAGCACCCGTGAACAAGCAGCAGCAAGAATTCGCTGCACGCGTAGAACAACAACGGGCACAAGCGGCGCTCACCCCTGAACCGCTGGTCGAACCTGTACAGGCTCAAGTTGTCGGTGATGCAAGCCTACAAAGTAAAGTGGATCTGAACTCGATCAACGAGGATCGTCCATACGACTACGTACGCCTGCAAAACGGTAGCGAGATCCGTCCGGCTCACTCCAGCGGCTGGGACCTGACCTGGAATGTTGATGTTCCATGGCCAGAAGCGTTCAACCCTCTCACCCACATGAAGTTCCACGTTCGTGCTCCTCAAGCCGACGGCACCTTCGTTGTGAAGGAAATCGTTAAGGTTATCGAGGAGAAAGAAATGGAACAGATGGAGTATCTGCAACACGAAATCCGTCAGCGTAAGCCTTACCAACTGGATGAAACCAAGAAGGTAGTACCTACCAACTGGCGTGAAGTGGCTGATCTGGACAAACCGCAAGTCATTGTTGATCCTGAGGATCACAGTGAAACTCCTGTGGAGAATCCTGAGGTGAAGATCATTCCGACGGAAATCGAGGCTCACTCCTTCCGGGAAGCCGAGATCAAATGCCTGAACGAAGTCATCAAGCTGGGCGCTGACAACTTTGACGGGAAAGTGCGCGAGTACTACTTCCGTGAGATGCAGCCAGTGTCGGTTGATGGTGCCATGATTGGTGTGATGTTGGAATTGGCCAAGAAGCAAACCCTCGTGGGCGCAGCGAAGTTCTTGGCTGATCACATGGAGCGTGAGCAGATCACTGCTCGTCTGTACAACGTGCTGAACGAAGCTCTGACTGCTCGTGTGAATGAAGCACTGGCTGTCAACCTGGGTTACGGTAACACCCTCGAAATCGAAAACTTCGTGGCTGACATCGAATCCCTGGGCGAAGCTCTGCTCGAAGATCAAATGGGTCTGTTGTGGACCCTGCTGAACCAAGAGCGTGCTGAAGACATCATCAAGCCAATCACCAACATCCTGAAAGGCGATGAGTACTGGGACTACCTGAGCAAGTTGGGTGACCAGATGACTCGCGAAAACAAGGCCAAGGTGAATACGATCCTGGCGCGCTTCGAGAAGTTCTCGGTTACCCACGTACCGTGGTCTGCTGAGATCTACGGCGAGCAAGCTCAGATCGTCAAAGCTTCGAACCAGCCTGACCTGCACGCAGCCTGTGTAGCGATCCTGGAGCGTTGCAAGCAGCAGTCGGTGAAGTTCAGCCGTCACTACCTGATCGACTGCTATGGTCGTGTGGTAGAAGTCCTGCCGGGTTACCTCGGTCTGAAAGCTGTACTGGTACGCAGCGTTAAGCTGTAAGCAACGGTGGGGACCTTCGGGTCCCCACTATGCCCTCAACTAAAAGCCTAAGAAGGTTCGATATGTCTTTGACTATCCTGATGTTCAAGAGTACTCCCTGGGAAAACTGGGACCACGAGAAAGATCTCAACGACCTGGTTACCCACATTGATGTATTGGATGGACTCAACCTTCGTGGTGATGTCATCCACGGTAACTTCGAAATCCAGCGCATCAGTACTGGTGAGAAACAAGCCGAGGAACAGTTCGGCTATATCGTCACCCTAAATGACCAGCACTTCCACTCCAAAGATGTCTACATGGTGCTGTACGGGGTGGGTGAGCCGGGTAATCCGGTTGTTGCCGAAACCGCCAGGGCTGTACGTAACACCATCAGCGTGGATGTGATCGACGGCTACATGATCAAAGACAACTGTGTCCTGCGGTTCGACGGTGGCGGCGACGCTGTTCGTAATGCTCAGGCGGAACACAGTCGTCGCACTGATCTGCGTATCGTTCACTAACGGGGGAGGAGCCATGCCTGTAACCGTTATGCACTTCACTCCTGAACCCACGGTAGACATCACCTCAGCTTTCGGTGAGGAAGTCCTCCAGTACATCCCGTTTTGTCGGGGTAAACAGTTTGGTGGATCTGCTCGCTGGACGAACGTGTTGGGTTTTGCGGCGGCCTGTACGGTAGTGTTCATCAACGATGACGTTCATCACTCCGATGACCTCCATGTTCTGTTCTCCCTACCTGGTGGAAGCTTCTACTTCCAGAAGGCAGCTTACGATCACGAAATCAATCAGTGTGTTGAGTTGTTGGAGCTTGCATTTGGCACACCGCACTCCGACGTCGATCATTGTGCGAATGGTGATGTAGCTATGGTATTCAAGGGTGTGGCTCCTCTGGCTCGTCAGCGAATACTCGACGACAACCGCAAGAACATGTTGTCGTCTGTTTGACGGCATAAAGAGCCCCGGTTTCCCAGGGCTCTTTTTTTTGGCTTTTATGCCGGGTTTTCGTTGTCGCGACGTTTCTGCTTGGTAGATTCCAAGAACTCGCTCAGCGAACCGGTGCTACCACCAGCGTCAGGCGAACCCTCTTCACCGATATCCTCATCGGTATCCCCACCATTGTCGTTACCGCCGTCTCCACCGGAGTCAGCAGCATCGGCTGCATCTGCGTCATCTACTTCGAGACTTTCATCGTCGGAGTCAGTGGAATCATCACCAGAGTCATCGCCTCCAGTGTCAGAGTCCATGTCGAACTCATCGCCCCCACCGAACTCGTCGTCACCCATCCCATCATCACCCATTCCGTCGTCGTCTCCACTGGAGTCGTCATCGGAGGAGCCGTAATCACCACCACCGCCACCTACTTCAATGTGTTTGTCGGCTTCTACTGCTTCGGTGAGTTTGTTACGCTCTTCTTGGGCTTCTGCTACTTTTACCATGTACCCTTGGATACTGGCGCCAATAGCGTCGATGTGTTGAGTGTGCTCAGTGAGCAAGTCAATCATCGGGTGGTCTTCTTCGGTGAACGTGGCAAGTTCAGCCAACTCAGGCATCATGTTGTTCTCACGCATCCACTTACGCTTGAAGTGTGCAAGGATAGCTGCTTTCACAACGTCTACCGATTCCTGCTGGTCACCCATAGCAGTACCATCCAGGAAGTCGCTGGAGAAGTACGCCTCGAGACACTTCTCGAGTGCTTCGACGTATTTGTCGTAGGCTTCCATCTGGCGTTCGATAGTGATGCTGTCAGGACGAGGCAACGACACAGCGATCGCGTTCACGAATTCGTGGAGAATCGTTTCAGTGTCTGGTGCTTCCTCACCATCGGCAACCTCGATCAACTTGCGGTTGGCTTCAATAGCTTTGCGCAGTTTGTCGAGCAGGTTCCCGGAGTTGAACACGTACTTGCGAATGAACTCACCCAACAACTCAGTAAAGAGATCTTGGTAGAGCATCACTCGTTTGGTCAGCAACAGGTTGGAGGTCACGATGCTGGCTGCGAACTCTACGTTGTAACCGTTGTCCACCGTTTCAGGCGACAGACCCAGCGACATCAAGAATTGCTTCTTGAGGTTGTCTTCCAGATCCGTGTCTGGCTTGGCTACCGAACGTTGACGGTCTTCAACTTCCATGCGGGTTTCCGGGTAAGCCGGGGAACCAGTTACATGAAGGTCAACACCTGCGTTCTGGAGGAAGTTCACGATGTCCACAGGACTCGACGCACCCAGAGGGTAAGAAGCTTGACGAGTCTGCGTGTAGTTGTGAACCAGTTTCTCCACGGTACCAGACGGATCGGGGTCAGTCGGGTCCAGGGTAATGTTCAGACCAGTGTGCGGAACAGAGTTCTTCACGGCAGCCATGGTGTTGGACAACATCATCATGACTCGCAGGGAGGCCAGGATCTTGTTGTCTTCCAGCAGCGACTTACCCACACCCCAACGGTTGTAGTCGAAGGCGAAGTAAGTCACCAGCTCAGCCGGTACGAACAGCAACTGAGTGGACATGTTGGCAAAGGTACGCGCCAGCATGATCCGGTACACTTCCAACGGACGAGAGATCTCGATGTTGTCAGCGTAGATACCGTTGCGCAGACGAGCAATCAGGTCTTCTTCCACGAGCTGGGCGTAGATCCGAGTAGCTTCTTCGGTGTCCACGTCAGAACGTTGTTGGTAACCTTCTACCGTGCGTTGGCCTTGAGAGATCAACTGGGACGCCATGTCCTTGTTAATCGTCATGTTCATGTTCAGGTCGTTGTAGTACTCTGAACGGTTGGCCTTCACAACTGGGTTACCAGTCTGGTCGAGGAGCACGAAGTAACCGATGTGTTCTTCTGGCGAACCAGGAACGTGAACCGGAATGATCGACTCGGACGGCAGACGCATGACCAAGGGGTGTCCCACGGTAGCACGCTTGATCTGATCCTTGGTCTTCATCGCAACCACAGGACGCATTGGGTTGGTCCGCGGACGATAGAACGACATCTGGATATCGTCACGAGAGACTTCGTTCTGCGACTCCATACCAAAGCCACGGCTGCGGAACGTAGTCGCCAGATGTTGACGACGTTGCAGTTCATGGGCAAATGGCGCTTTCAGAACGTCTGGGTTATCCGACACAGTGATGCGAGTGTCGAAGTTACCCTTCTTCAAACGTGGCCGAAGCATGCGGAAGTTCTGAGTGTAGTACTGGTTCATATCCTCCAAACCAATACCCCGTTGACGGCTGCGCGGGATCTTCTTCCCGTCTTCCATCGTCGAGTCACCCAGGATGCCGATGCTATAGTTGAACAGATCCGAACTCTTCCCACTCAGGGATTCCAGACCGACTCCTGCCTTGTCGCCGTTGATGATTTCATCGACAGACGACTCAGGAATGATCAGAACTGGGTACGAGCCTTTCTTGAACAGAACGTCCGAAAGAATCGTCTTCAGTTGGGGATCTATTTTATAGACTTTGGTGAAAAACTCCTCGACCACGGCCAAGAGAACCCCTGTGATGTCTCCCTTCAAGGAGGTCTCATTACAGAGGTAATTGAGTTCTGTGGTTACCATGTCCTTTGGGGACAGGATACTACTGACCAGAATCTGTTCTGCCAGTTCGGTATCTGGCAGCATCTGGTAGAGGTTGGCTGCGTCAGTAACGTTAGACGCGGTAGTGTCCGAGACTTTGTTCAGGTAGCCCGAGGTGGGCATGTCTGCACCACCACGGTTGTTCTGGCCAGTGTTGATGTCCAGTACATCGGTACCGGCCCGGACCAGCTTACTTACGACAGCGGTCGCCAGCGGACGTTTCTTGAACAGCCCGAGTTTTTCGAAACGCCGTTTCTGACTGTCCAGCCCCAGCATCTGCATCTGGTTGGCGTCATAGTTAGGGCCCATATTACCGCTCCCAGTGACAATTTAAGAAAGTTGATTGGAGGACCGTGACGTGTCCAACGCTTACTACAGACTCTACGTGGACTCCATCCTCACGATGGCGAAAACGATTGTCATCAAGAGTGAAGCGAGTGCTAACGCTATAAATACAGGTCTGTCCGAGAAGAAGGTATACGTCAACGTAGACGATCCTACCACATGGAAATACTATCTGAATTTAGCTGGGCGTTATCACTCAACCGACACTAAGATGACTGTGGTGTCATTGGAGACTCGTCAAGAGATTTCCTTCGACATCGAGACGCTTGCGATCCACCGCGATACCCTGAGAGCATACGCTTACGGGACTCGCTATTACAACGATTTGGTGAAGCGATACCCAGACCAAGAGGACTTGATCTTAGGTATCCTCAATCCAGTCGACCTTCAAACGGCCATTGATGCACCGGATGGGAAGATCCTCTGGATTGACCGCTCCTTAATAGAGGAGAATGAAACTGGTCTGGTTGACCAGATCCAAGAAAAGATTGATGCCCGTTATACTCGATGGGACATTCCAGAGTACGCCATTGTTGACGACCTTTACCCGGCCGCCTTCTTAGCGTTGCTGTATTTGGAACTCCCACTGATTATCGAGAACGCACGCCTTGAGAACTGTCGGACGGAGCAGGTACACAGCTTCCATATCCGAGAGTACTTAGCGTCGCACGGACGACTCGATCAGTACATCACCCACATGACCAAAGAGCAGATGCTCTTCTTCTACCGGAACATTCTGTACATCCAGCGCAACGCTGGTAAGCAGGACACGTTCGACTGGTTGGTCGAGAAGGTGATGACGTTAAGGATGCTTCCGGTATCGGAATACAACCTACATCATAACGTAAGTGATCAACCGGACAACTTGTACCCCACTGTAGAGGTCAAGCGAAAAGAGCTGTCTCGCCTGTCGAGCGGTAACCCGGTAGATACGTGGACTGTCCAAGGAATCGTTGAACGTGAGTCTGGGATTGCCCCAGGTAACTACAACGAGACGGATCGTGAAGTTCGCAATGTCACGGACTTGATGAAGAACAGTCCAAAGAACCGCCTCAAGACTAAGGTCCTCGAGTCTTCAGTGGTTGACCGTAGTAACGACTACGCTGTCACGTTCTCTGATGTATTGTTGAACCACTGGTTATACTTCTCCACGGAAGGGCTCTACACCACCATTATCTCCTTCGACAACCCGTTGACTGGTGATCAGGTGTGGATGAATGCCAAGGATGCATTTATTCTGTTCCTTTATTCCCTCAACCGGGCGTTGGGACAGGAGATGCCGTACGTTCCGAACATTGATGCATTCTTTGTTCGTCGTCGGGTGTTGCCTACTTTTGCAGACTTGCGCAAGATCACCGAGCAGCAATACGTCTCTGATGCGTTGCTCAACGCGATGCTTCGCGATCAGCCTGTCATTGACAAGGTGATGTCTGTTGATGCTTTCTATAACAAGTGTGTGGAGATCCACGCTGCTTGGCGAGAGCATAACTGGTTGTATACCACGCAAGAGCACCATGTCTCGCGTGGCCAAGCAGAAGCAGCAGCAAACCACCTGTACATGATCAAGGAGTGCAACTTAGCTGACAAGGTGACCTACGACCAATGGTTGAAGGATCACCAACTGGATGTAACGAACTTTGGGCAACCTGAGTTCGAAATGCTGTACAACAACCTGTTAGCGCTTTGCACAGGCACCAGCTTGCACGTCACGGTTTCCCTGGAAGAACTCCAGAACGCCATGATTCGTCTGTTGGGCCAACTGAGTAGTTACACCGTTCAGTTCTTGAAAGAGCTGCGCGGCACCAACATGATTGCGCTCAACTGGTCAGCCATTCGTGTGGGCGATACCGCAGGTGATGGTGCTGGTGGAATGAAAGTCCACAGTGCCAACGTCTACGTACAAGGGATGAATGGTACAGGCAAACACACAGACATCACGGACTTGGATTCCATTACGTTCGAGATGACTACCAGTGCAGAAGAACGCTCCTCGGGTGGTTATGATCCGACGGTGAACTTCGGTGCCGATGCCTACACCAGTTACCACACTCGGTACGTTATCCCAACGGTTTACCTGTCGGTCCCTGAGATCAAAGTGCTGGATCTGGACGACGTCATCAACAAGACGCCGGTACCAGAATACCTGTACCCAGAGACTCCACCGCACAACATCGGCGAATACAAACACATCGACACTGTGTTGACCAAAGTCAACTTGGATGGTTTCGATTACAGTCCAAACAGTGTACCTCCGATCGTCTCTCTGACGCTCAATGGGTTTGACTACTCGCCGTTCCGCGAAGTGAAGATCGAGCTGCAACATCTGGATGGTTTCGACTATCCGGCAGCGCCTCCTCCAATTGATTTCCGCCCAGAGTTGGACGGTTTCCATTACGAGGATCTGGGTGAGCAGTTAGCTCTGACCAAAGACCAGACTGGCTTCGATTACCCAGCACCGCTGGTGGTTGAAGAACTGGAGACGGATCTGACGGGTCTGGATTACGGTCCACAACCAGAAGACCTGCAACTGGTCGATGAAATGCCTGGGTTTGATTATCCAGCCGGACGAAAGCCTCTGAACCTTAATCCTGTTATGGAAGGGTTCGAGTATGGCGAGGCGAAACCACTTCAACCGCTGACTGTTGAAGGTTTCGATTACACACCGTTTGAAGAAACGGCAGTGTCGTTGGAACCTCTGATGGAAGGTCTGGAGTACGGTGAACCTTTACCTGATCTGGCACTGTCAGGCGAGATGGAAGGCTTTGAGTATTCGAACGAACTGGCTGACATGGTAGTAATTACCCGTCTGCCTGGTTTGGTCTTGACTCCACGTCCCTTTGTCCGACTTGATGGACTGACGTTGAACCCACCTGAGTGACCTTAACGAGGTGCTTGCACATTCTTTCGGGGGTGTGCAAGCCCTTTTCTTTTTTGCTTGTAAGGAGTGAGGACAGTGCTAGACACGATCGGTCTTCTTCAACTGACTCCGACGGCAGCTTTGCTTGAGATTGCAGGGGCACGTAACAATGTGACCTTGCGAGAAGACATCATCCAGATCGCTGACGTAACGGCGCTGACTGGACGACAGACTCAGGTGACGCTGAAAGTACGCAAGAGCTTTGATCCCTTTGCTCCCGTACCTTTCTCCGGCGAGTCAATCTTCACCTACAACCGGTTGGACTTAGGCACTTTCTTTGAGGGTGTAAAGATCAACCTGACGTTGGACTTACCAACCACTACCGCCCAACTCGTGGACATCCTGACCGCTGAGTATGGCTACGTGTTTGACAGTGATGACTTCTACGAGGAAATCATTACAGTATCCAACGCTCACGGTTACGTCCTCCGGGCAACACCTCGCTCTAAACGTTGGATTGGTGAGCTGACAGTTAACCTCCTGCCTCGTGATTCCCTGGAAGCACTGGCGAAGGTAAGCGACCTCGGCGGTATCGACGTAGTAGAAAACCAAGGGCGTCCATTCGTTACCCATCGTAAACCGTTCACTGACGGTCTGTTCTATGGGATCTACCTGACGGACATTCGTAAAGGACCTGTGACTGACGCAGTTACCTTGGCGAAGTACTTGGATGTGATCTACGGTGATCTTCCAATCGGTACACAAACTACGTGGAAATACCAGAACACCCCAGGACCTCGTAACCTGTTCGGTGCTACGGTGAAATTCAACGGTCGGGTTGAGAACTACGGACTGGTTCCATACAACAGCGCAGCAACCAAAGCGTTGGTGATCGAGCTGTCGTCTCACTACTGTACAGACGTTGGTGGGGACCTTGTGGTCTACTACAGCTCACGTCTGGGTGAGATCCTGCCTGAGTTCCCAATCACGTTCAAGTCGCCTCCAGAGCTGCTTAACGGTGGTCAGTACCACGGTCACAATTACCCAGCGCAGATTACTGCATTCCCAACTGACTACGAATTCACGATCAACAACACTGATGTGGACTTCCTCAACTTCATCCTTAATAACGAGGCTGCAACTGGGGAGAACCGCTGGAAGTGTGTGAACCGTGCGTCGAAGAACAACCTCTTTGGGGCCAAGGTAATCTTCAACGGGTTCAACCGTAAGTACGATCAAGCGTACAACGTGTTCATGGGTTACATCGCCGTGATTGAACTCAACGATCAATATTGCACTAACCTCAGGGGTAGTCTGATGATTCACTACAACCTGAGCAAACTGACTTAAGGAGCACTGCGGTGTTAGAACTCAGTGAAGTTTTGAAGAGCACTGGCAGTGACGTGCTGGTGAAACTGTTCCAGGATTACAACGACCACTACTTGGACGTTGCTCATCTGGACTTGGCTTACACCGGTAACGGACAGTCAGTGACCTGTACAATGACAGCTCGAGTGACAGCCACCTCTGGCGTACCGGGTCGTTATAAAGGCACCGTGCCTGTGACGTGGAAGCGTGCAAACGTTACCACTCTGTTGGCAGGTTACGTGGAGTTCCCATTCACCACAGCGTACCCCTTCACGTTTGCCACCATGGCGACGTATATGAAGAACCAGTACGGTTTGGCGATTGAAGCTCAAGACGTTCTGCACCCAACCACCGGCACTGCTGTGACTGACGCTACTGCCTTCAACGAGGCGATGACTGTAGCGGGTGTGCTGGAGTTGAAGATCGCTAACAACTCTCCTCGGTTCCTGCCGAAGAGTTCCAATGGCGGCAGTATCTTCATCAAGATTGTAGACCCGAATGGTGGTCAACTGGACTACCTCGCTGCGACTCGCAACGTTGGTAACGTCACCCTGATGGATGCCTAAAGTGTAGGGGAGGCTTAGGCCTCCCTCTATGCCGCGTATAATGTGTATTGGCTTACGTACACTTGGCCTAGCAACTATCCACAGGAACACATCTATGAAGACTATCACCCGGAGCATCTGGGGTTCATCGCTGCAAACCTCTTTGCTGCTGGGCCAGAAACCAACTATTCTGGAACACAGCACCCTGAACGAGAAGCACGGTATTCTCGTTGATGAAAAGCTCGGTGATGCTGAGCGCCCTGCGATGCAGTACTACTGCATTGGTAACGGTGGTCACAAGAACATGGTAGGTGCCGACGGTGCTCAATACACCAGTCCTATCCCTCACCGTGCTTGGGACGCTGCGCTGTATCGTCAGTTGCCGTTCGTCCTGCGTCGTGTAGACAACGACCTCGACCCAGTAGCCCGTCAGCGTTACGGTCTGCGTAAGTTGGTCAACATCGGTGGCGTGAACTACTTCGCGTACTACCTCAAGCGTATCTCGATGGCCAACACTGCGCCAGCGATTACCCACACCATCGTCAACGGTTCGCAGAAAGAAACCGAAGACTACGTACCGACTCTGGCTAACCTGAACCCTCAGCCGCCAGCCATGTCGAACACCGGTGTGATCACCACCTCCGGCGACTACCTGTCGACCTCCCAGATCCTCACCCTCGTGTTTACTGCCGAAGACGTGCTGGAACTGATCAACGCCTGCCGTATCCTCTACGACAATGAAGCCTACGCCGTAATTTCTGAAATCGGTATGGTATCTGGTGTAGATAGAAACGCACAGGTACAAGGTCCGGGTAACACCACCTTCAACATGAAGGAAGTGATCTGCGCCCAGATCGCCAGCTTCATTACCACTCACCACTCCGTGGCGTTCACCAACAAAGGCTTCACTCAGGACATCGAACTGGGTGCTACCGAGCCTCTGCTGTCTGACTCCAACTACGTGAGTGCCAACAACGGTTAATTGGTTATGTTGTTGATCCCAGAGCACAGCCGATACTATCGTGTCGGCTCAATTGACCCAGGTACTGATACCTTGGGGACTGCTGTACAGGACCTCGACCTCTTCACTGGGGAGGTGATCCTGCGTGATGCAAACACCTTACGTGGTGAAAGGAACAGTCGGCAGTACCCTGATGTCATCGACACTCACGGTCCCCGCTGGGCTAAGCTTCATTCCCACGAGATCGAGCTGATTAACTGGCTCCGTTTTTGGTGTCCCCACGGCGTGATTTGCGAATCTCCTTTCTTAGGACGATTCCCTCAAGCCTTCGAGGCGTTGGTGGAGTGCAAGGTGTTTATACGCCGAGCACTCTTGAACTACGACATCAACATGCCCCTCGATACAGTTGACCCTCCCTCTGCCAAGATTGCGGTCGGGGTACCTGGTAAAAGCAAGAACAAAGTAGAGGTGCAGCAAGGTATCTTGCGATTGCCCAACTACCGTAACGAATCAGGGAAGAGAATCGAAGATCTGGACGAACACTCCACTGACGCTATCGCGGTTGGGTATTACAAGATCCTTGCGTTGATCAATTGGTTACGTGGGGGTGGAGTGCTATGCTGACGATCTTAGGTGAAGTGTTTAAAAAGTACATCCTCCAAGCGCTCTTGGTTGTAGCAGTGATAGGTGGTTTGTATTGGAAACATACGCAGACCGAGAAGAACCTTACTGAGGCCCGTAAAGAGGTCAAAGAGCTGAAACAGACTCGAGAGCGGTTGGAAGGTGAGGTCGAAGGTTTGAAGGAACAAACCCAGATCGATACCAAGGCTGCAAGTGATCACGGTAAAGCACAGGGAGCGCAAGACGTGTCACAAGCGGTCGCAAGAGAAAAGGTGCAACATGAAGTTACCACTCTGCTTCAAGAAGCGCCTGTTGGAACCATTGGCTCGCCCGCTGTTGTTGATCCTGTTTCCGCTGCTGTCATTGACGGCATGTGGGAGTCGTATCGAAACAGTGTACGAGGTGCGGGAGACGTTCCCAAACCCTCCAAGTGAGTTATTGGTTTTAAGTTCAGTCGAACCGCCTCCTTCCAAGGAAGCGTTCTTGAAGCTATCGGTTGAAGAACGGTTGAAAGTATTAGGGCTACTGTACATGATCCAGACGTCTAACGTCAGTTCGTGTAACATCCGTACGAACGACCTGAATCAGTGGATTGCCGACACGCAAGCACGCATCGCTAAGAAGGGGAAAGCGAAATGAACATCGGAGGTGCTCTGGGTACCATCGGTAACCAAACTCTTGGTACCTACTCGTGGGGGAACATGGTTGCACAAATCTGCAACTTTCATCTCCCCGTTGATAAGCAAGTTGCCTTGACTGACACCGGTTCCGGCGTCATGGAAAAGATTGTAGCGATGGAAGACTCTGTCCAGATCGCTATTCTCACAATGGACATTGGTAACTTGGAGGGCGTCGAATCAAGCTCATCCCGTGGGGTGAACATACTCAAGACCGTCGGTGTCGTGGGTGGGTTGGCTATGGTGGTGATTGGTTTGCTAGCAAGCTGGGATACTGAACTTGGGACTTGGGATAAGGAGACTCTTAATAGCGTGTTACAGACTGGCTGGGAATTTGTCAAGCTGTTGCTCGGTATGAATGGGGCATAAACGGGAGGGCTTCGGCCCTCCCTTTATGCCGTCAAGCAAGTTCCTCAACGAGATCTTTGGCATCGGCCAGACGAGCCATGGTACCAGACAGAACTTCGGCCCATTGAATCGCTGTACCTTCCATTGCCAGTTGCGAGCGCAGGAAACGGTTGTACTGAGTTTGGATATCGGTGAAGAACAGTTTGCAGTAGTCCGTGAAGTACTTGGTGACTACTGGGGTCTTGTCACCGTGTCCTTGTTCAGCAACCCACTTGATGGCTGCGTTCCATTCATCCAACGCGCGGTCAAAGCCGATGTTGATGGCGGTGATAACGTCCTTCTGCGTATTGAGGATCAGCAGCGAGGTCACGCCATCCGAAGCCTTCTTGGATTCAGACCAAGTTGGGATATTCAGCAAGACTTCGCTCTCAGTGAACTTAGCAAGCTCTGGCATCCCATTCGACTCAGGGAACAAGTGGTAAACGTTCTTGGGTTCCAGGAACTTAACCACACGACGACCAGCAGGAATCCAACCATCCTTACCAGTGATCCTTTTGAACTCGTTGCGGACCACTTCGAACTTGGCCAACACCTCAGCATTCATAGCGTCGCTTTGACTACTGAAATGGAAGTCGCCAGGGGTGTTTTTGCGGTCCTTAGCGAAGTACCCTTTCATCTTTGCGATGGCCAGTCTCGAGATTTCCAGAACCGCAGCGGAAACGTTGTTACCTACATCACGGATCTCTTTGCCTCGGTACAGACACTCCCAGACCACTTCGGTAACGTCACCGATGCTGATCTCGCAGCGATGCTCTTTCAGGGCAGCCAGCGAGACACCGGCAACACTGGCGTGAGCGATGAAGTCATTACCTGCTTGGCAGAGCTTGACGTACTTGGCACGCTTAACATCTTCACGACGCACGAAGGTGAAGGATTCACCACCGTGAGTGATCTCTTCTTTAGGGATGGTTTGGTTACCATCCAAGATGTTAGCCCGGTCGATCACAGTGGCTGCCGCAGCAGTCAGTGCAACCAGTTGGTCTTTACGACACTTGACCAACTCAGGGGTCTTGAGCTTCTTCTTGAGGGCTTCGATCTCTGAGTCAGCGACCTTCGACAGGTTGTTGGTGTCGGCCAGTTTGGAAGGCGTGGAGTCACCTTCTTTCTTAGCCTTAGCAAAGCCTGCCTCGATCTTCTTGCGCTTACCAGCAACCAGCTCATAGATCCGACGGAAGAAGTCAGCCACCGCTTTAAGAGCTGCTTTCACAGCCTTAACGATAGCGTCCCAGATGGCTTTGAGTGCACCACCTAACCCTTCCATGCTGATGGAGACAGAAGCGTCTTCCATCGAAGCCGCAGGCAGTCTCAGACCGGTACGACGACCAATCGAGTCAAGAGCATGGTTGATGAAGACGGGGGTAAACGGGTCAGCTTCCAGACAAGCTTCCATCGAAGCAGACAGCGACTCCAACGTAGCATGGATCTCACTCAGAGCCTGCACGTCGTCATCGGCACGTTCCGAAGCCACTCGACTTTCTACTAATGCACCGGGACCTAGAAAGTCCTCGGGATCTTGCAACTCCTCTTCCATAGAAGGGAAGTAACTCGCTAATGCACCCATGATGATTCCTTAGAGGATGAACTGCTGTCCACGCTCGTATTTTTGTTGGACCTTGGCTGCACACTCAGCCTTGGTGACTTTACCATCCTTGTTGATGTCCAGACCTTTGTTCTGAACGTACGCCGTAGGACGAACCTTCTCATCGAAGATCACGTAGTCTTCTGGCTTACCAACAGCAGCGGGCCACAGGATGCGCATATAGATGTCGCTCAGGGTCTTGAGCTTACCGGTGTACGGTTTGAAGAAGTTGTACACGTAGTCAAGCTGTTGCTCAGCAGTCATCTTGAGCAGGGCATCGACCGTAGTGCCAGCATCTTTAGCCGCAGCCGCACCGAACTGGATCAGACCGTAGTACGGAGCACCTGCACCGTTCTTGATGGTGGGTGAGAAGGTTTCACCCGTTTCGAAAGCCATACACGCCATCAACCAGTTTGCACCTTCAGAGGGCATCTGGAGTTTCTTGGCAATGTCACGGACTTTCAGGATGAACTCTTTGGACACTTTCTTGGCCCAGATAATCCGGGTAGTGTCGAAGGCTGGACTAACCACTTTCTCACCTCGCGAGGCTTCCAGAGCCGCTTGTGACAGAGGACCCCAAATACCGTCAACCTTACCCTCATAGAAGCCGAGGTCTTTAAGCTTCTGTTGAGTCTTTTTGATCTCGCTTCGATCAGTTACTTGAAACATACTGGTCCCCTCGAGGATTAAAAGTCTACATAAGATTGACGGCATAAAGGGCCCCGGAGGGCCCTCTAGCTAGATCGACTTGAACATGTAGTCGTTGATCAGCGACAGGCGCAGATCGTCTTTCACGGTCGGCACGTAGTGTTGCAGGAACGAAGGCAGGATGTACAGGTCACCCTTCTTCGGGTACACGGTGTACGGAGCGAAGTGTTCGTCGCGAATCTTGCGAGGATAGCCACGCGAAGCATTCCCACGAGGGTCGAAGATCATCATCCCCGATTCGTAATCGTCCGGGTAGAAGATGGTGGTGAAACCAGTGCTACCGTGAACGTGTGGGGCCAGGTCAGAACCTTTAGCAAACCACTTACCGAACGTATCGACAGTGAACTCGGTCAAGTCGAAGTGCATGGTCTGCCATGCAAACTCCTTAACCAGATTGGTCACGACGCGATCGCGGAAGTCGCACAGAGCTGGGAACTCTTCGGGAGTGACTTTGTGAGGGGTGGTGGACTCTTGTGGAGACAGACTGTGGAGAGTCAGGATCTCGTTAGCGATGTCTTCCACGTTGCACATGTGGGACACGTTACCTTTGAAGATAGACGTGTTCCAGGGTTGAATCAGTTCCATGGTTAGCGCTCGTCAGAGAAGTAGTATTCACACAACATAGAAAGCCGCGTGTCCTCTTTCACGTAGGAGACGCTGTGTTGTACGAAGGAAGGGAAGATCCACAGATCACCCGCCGCAGGAGAGATCAGGTGCGGAGCCATGAAGCGATTGCGGATCGGTTTGGGATAACCACGACACGCATTACCTCGTGGATCAAACATCGCCAACCCTGATGGAGAGTCTTCCGGGTAGAAGATCGCCGACATCTGTGAACCAGGGTGGTAGTGCGGGTACAGACCCTCACCCGGTGGAATCCACTTGGCGTTGGTTTCCCGACGGAAGTCACCGAGGTTGTAGTCCCACATTTTCTGGACGTACTCTTTGACCTCATGGTCGATGATGTCACGGATCAAGTGAACGATGTTGGGGAACGTCGAGTAGTCATTGACGTAACGCTGTCCACCGTCTTCTTGGTCTGACATCAGTGCCAGCGCACCGATCTCATCTTTGAGTGCGGTGAGGTCCAAACACTGAGCAAAGTTCGAATGACCAAGCGGGGTCTGCCAAGGTTGGATAATGTTCATCCGAGGTTCTCCATCACTTCTTGAATGCCTTCTGCGGTGCACTCCAAACGGAAGTACTCACAGGTCTTCGGAGCCCAACCTAGCTCCTTCCAGTTGTCATGGCTGAGTACCCACTCGAGCAACTGGTCGTACTCATTCGGATGTTTGTCATACGGTTCGAAGTAGGGGTCTTGTCCTAAGAACAAGTCAGGGTCCTTCAACGAATCAAACGGATTGATCGCGTAGGTCTCTTCCAGCAACAGAGCGTAGATCACTGCTACTGCCATCGACTTGGCTGGATAGATCAACGGGAACTCAGCCTTGAGGAAGTACTGCTTGGCGTTCTCCACCAACTCTCCGTCTTCAACAAACAACATCTTCGAGAAGTCGTCAGAGTGTTCTTGGACAACCGAGGCGTACAACTCTTGATACTGCTTATGGACGGCGACATTCATAGTTGGACACCAAAGTAATTCGAAGTTCAGGCATGGGAGAAGGGAATACTTGATGGAGCGTGGTTCCCTTCATGATTACAAAGCGTCCCGGTTTAGGCTTGATAGCTTGACCAGGAGTGACGGGATCTTCATGCAAGACCAGCATGCCATCAGACTGCGTCAAGAAGAGGACAGACGTCAGAGCGTGAGGTTGATGATCGTGGATGTTGATCCCTTGGTCGCCGATATGAACGTGATTGGCGCAAGCATGTAGCTCGTAACCTTCGTCCACCTTTACCCTCTCGCGCACTTGAGACAAGAGATGGGTGGTGACGTAGTCGTTGATCTCAGGGTCCGTGATAAACTCTTTGTTGGTTTGACAGAGAGCTAGGTCAGGAAGGTTTTCTGGGAACCTGATATAGTCCAAGATGATGGGGAAGTTACCCTCTACTCCGGGATTAACAGGTCGCTCCGATTGCGGGTGTTTGTCAGACATGTGTCTTTCCCAATCAGTTTCATGATGCGATGGACGTCACCGCGTGCACAATGATCGAGGAAACAGCAATTCCCACACTCGGGGTGCTCGGCATACTCGATCAGGTTATCGTAGTATCTCTCCTGTTTGTAAGCTAATACAGACTCGGAGGTCCATGGTCTGGGTAACTCAAAGTCAGGATGGAAGATTGGGAAGTTTTCGATCAGTACCGGAGTGGTGTACAAACTACCGCCTCGGTACGTGAATTCAAAACCTTCCAAGATCGCAGGTTGCAAAGGACGGAACATCTGAGTGTTGACTCGCGCTTTAGCGAACTCAGAGTACACCGCCAGATCACGTTTGAACTTCTCGACGTTCAAGAGGTTGTTGAACCCTTGGCGTGAGTGAGCAAACGGGAACTCCACCACGATCCCTACGTTACCTAGGTCCAGTGTGTGGGCTAACTCGTAGTGTTCAAGATCCAAGTGGGTGAGGTTTTCCTCGACCACGTTGAACCCTGCGTACACCCGGTTAAAGTCCACCTCTTTCAGAAGGCTCTTAAAGTACGTTACATGCTCTTTCAACACAGCCCGGTACTTTGGGTTACCAATGTTCTTCAACGTCATTGGAACCGTCACAGAGAGCTTCTTACCGGGCATCAACGCATCGAGCAACGGCGCTAACTCTTCAAAGCCTCGAGTACTCAACATCGCAAGGTTGATGTTCAACGCTTTGTAATGTTGAGCCAAGGTTTTGACTAATGGGTGACCCAGAGCAGCAAAGCCGTTATCAGAACTACAAATATCAGTGGGCCCGACTTTGAACTCGAGGAGCCTCCACTGTTGCGCCCGGAGGTCGAGTACGAAAGCTTCGAGCGCTTGTGTATCGGCGGCTGGTAACTCGAACGGTGCAAAGTTCTTCTCCACAGTACAGCCAGGACAACTGAACCCACACCCGGTGAGGATCTCAAGGTTCAGGTTTAAGGACATGCCGATCAGCTCAGGAAACATGATCTAAGCCCACCAAGCAATCACGAATCGACAGCTTCTGCATGATGGTGCTGATGCCCTTCTCCATGCAGCTAGCGAAGTGTACACACTCAAGACACTTGGTATCTTTGAGGTACTCTACAGAACGCTCCATAGCCTCGTTACGCACGCGCAAGAGGTTAGACATAGTCCAGGGCCTTGGGATCACAAACTCGTCGTGAATGAACGGACAGTCGTCTTTAAGGAAGGGAACCCAATACAGCTTCCCACCTGTGTACAACAAGTTAACCATCGTCCCTGTGTCGTAGTGCAAATCAGGGTTACGACGACGCTCGTCCTCACCAGAAAGCCCTGCATAGAACTCACTGATGGCGTGGGAGACACGTAAGACCCGTTGAGACACCATTAGGTCCAGGTTCTTGGAGCGACCATACGGAATGTTGAGGATGTCGTCTTTGTCCACTGGGAATTCAACATCCATCCCGCGTCGAATCAACTGGTCGAAGTTCTCATCCATCGTCTCATGGTTACACGTTACGACAAAGCCTGCCTCATTCAAGAAGGCTGACTGGAAAGCTTCTTTACAGTGATTAAGCTTGGCTTCAATCATGTTGCCAAACTTGTCGTTCTTGAAGAAGGTGGGGGCTGCTGGAATGAGGAACCGGATAGGCTTACCGGGACACGCCAGATCAATGTCTTGGCACATCTCGGAGTACTTGTCCAGATCCTTTTCCAAGAACGCAGCGTTGAAGGTCACCTGATGGAACAACTGAGCCATCTCTTGGAAGGTCTCGTTGCCCATCACGTCTTGTACGTTGTTCGAGGTCATGTAGTCTGTAGGTCCGACACCTAAGTCAAAGGGTACGTAACCCACAGCTTCCATCTCTTGGATCAACAGCAGCAACTCAGGGATGTCTGAAACCTCACCCCCTAGTTGTTTGTCAATCATGCAGCCTGCACAGGAGTGACCACACCCTCGAAAGATGTCAAGGGTGATCTCCAGGCGCTGTCGGTGTTGTACTTGCATGTTCAGCCCACCTGTCTAAGAGTCCTCGGAACCCGTTACAGGAGTTGTCCAAGGACTTCACATCGCGTAAGTGTTCCGACAGACAGTTTCCTTTGTAAGGACACGCGCCGCAGAACAGATTGCCTTCTACGCGGAATCGCTCAACCTGACACCAGTTACGGTAGTCATGTAACGAATCCATGCGCAAGAAGAACTCATGGTCTTTGTGATCGAACTCCAGCACTGCAAACTCACCCTCAGGGGTGATGTACAAGTGATCGTCACTGTAAGCATTACGCACACCTTCAACCGCTTCCTTCACCTGTGTACGGTTCTCAAAATAGAACTGACGGTTAGGGTGAGTGATCACAGCCCACACGAAGTCTTCATACTCTTTGTACGAGACCCGGTGTTGGTTAGCTTGGTTGGTGGAGTACGGTTTTATCTCAGCACACTTCATGCGATTGAGCATATTCAGCTCGTTCACATAGTCGTCTACCGAAACGGTATCCAAGAACGCTCTGGAAGCCAGCGTAAGCAGCGTATAAGGCCGATCGAGCATAAAGAGGTTGGACAGTACCTGATCGCTCTTCTCACGTGCAGAGAGGTCGTAGGAGACCGTTAAATCGAAGTCTTCACATGCGGTGACTTCGTTCATGATGGAACCGTTGGTTACCAGTACGATGTCATCAATCCCACGACTGTGGAGGATGTCACGAACCTCGAACAAGTATTCCTTCGGCAGCACCATGACCTCACCGCCGTAAAGGTCAACGTGGTGGATCTCGTACTGCGCCATGACTTCATCGAGTCTTTGCTCGAGTAGGTCTAACGGAAGGCGTTGGCGGTCTCTCAACTGCTCTGGCGTGAGGTAACAGAACCCACACTTAAAGTTGCAGTAGTAGGTGAGGTTAACACTGAGGTTAATTGGGCTCTTCATGGACCGTGATTTCCATCAGGAGGTAGATGTCTACGTACTTGCCGTCAACCCAACGACCGTTGTTACACAGCTCCCAGATTTCCTCCAGGACGTTGTGGCCACCGACCTTCAAGTGTTCGTCGGTCCAGAGATACCCAGTGACGTCGGAGTAGCTGTGACTGATATCGGCGTCGAGGAAACCCATAACCTGTTTCAGGGTTTGTTCGTCGGCTTCTTCCACGCTGGTCAGTGGGGTACTGCTAACCCAGTAACGCACAGTGATGTTCTTGCCGTTGAACTGTTCTACCTGATCAACCAGTGGTTCGCCATCGAGGTGACAGCAGTGGTAATCTGTACCGCCACCGCTACTGTCGAGTGGTCCACTGATCAGTGTTACGTTTTCATTCACTACTACAGTCATGTTAACCTCTTGCGATAATCTGGACGGATTCATCAACGTACGGGGTGGGTTCAATCAACCCAGCCATTCCGTTGATCTCGATGATACGTGGAGCGAGGGACTTCATCTTCTTGCAATGGTGTTCAACCAACCCAAACCGTTTGGTGTCAGCGATAGTCTTGCGGCAACCATTACAAATGCTGAACATCGGGCACTCGTAACACGCGTTCTTCATCGTGTCGATTTCAAACGCTTCTTGCAGCGGGGTAAAGAACTGACCCTGCATTTCGGCTTCAAACGAGATAGGGTATTCGCCATCATCGCCGAAGCTACCGCACGAGTAGTAGTTACGACCCGGTTGGAGTGCACGGATTCCAGAGTCGCAGTTACGAGACAGAGGACACGTGGTGTTACCGTGTTTCAAACGGCGTGCCATCTGTTTGGTGTTGTACTCCCATTCCCCTAAACCTGCATCATAGATCGCCACATACTGTTCGTACATGTCAGCTTGGGTGTAGAAGTTGTTGATGCTCCCCATGATCACACCACGGTTGTTCACCTCAGGTCCTGAGGCAGACACGTAGTTGATCTTCGCTTCGATCCCTAGGAGCTTAGCAAGGTTCACGGTGTTCATGACGGAGTCAACGTTGTCTTGGTCAATCACCGCAATGAAGTCAGGGCGATAACCTACCAGCTCCAAGAACTGGTCAGAGATCTCAAGGAACTCTTTCTCGGTGAACGGGGTTCGGTCTCCCTTGAGACGTTTGTCACCGTATTGGAACGAGGTGGTTACGCCGATACGTTCGTGGCGGAACAGTTCAGTCCACAGCTCGGGCTTCTTGTGGAACGCCCAGAGGTTAGTGGTGAACGAGATCGTACAGTTATCCATCTCCAGACGGTCGAGGATTGCGATCATGTCCCAGTAGTACTTAGGGGGCATCATCAGAGGGTCGCCACCGTTAACAATGATGGTTTGGGTTTCAGGGTAGCGTACGAGGAAGCGTTCAATGTCTTCCAACTCGACGATGTCCTTAGCCTCTTCTGACAAGTGTGTGCTCGAGCAGAACGTACACTTGAAGTTACAGTTGACAGTCGGCTTAATAATCAGGTTCACAGGTTTCCCCTTAAGGACGGCACAAAGCCGGTGGCTTTTACCACCGGCCCTGGGCTACAAGATTTCGTCGAACAGGAGCTTGATCTCGCACTCTTTGGAAGAGCCTTCGATAAAGCTGTGGTGGAGGAAGCAACGCAAACCGCAGCGTTGGTAATACTCACACGACAGACACCCGTAGTGTTCGATGAATCGTTCTTCAGCCGCATGTTTCGCAGCCAACCCTTGCCCTTCGTCGAGGACCGCATCCTTACCCGCTTCCGACCAACACGTAGTCACCACACCATCTTTGTTGATGATCTTGGTGGAACGGCAGGTCGTGTCATTAAAGCGCTGTTCTTTCCAGGCTTTTATGGGATACGAGTTAGGATACCGCTCAGCCAACTTCAAATACAGTTGACGGATCTGTGACTCGGTAGGTTGGTGCTCTTCATATCTTTCGCTTGGTATGTAATGATCAAAATACAGATCGTAGTCGTACGCCAGATCTTTCACCTCAACGCCCTCGCGGTCGTTCAGGAAGACGTCGATGTTCTGTCTCGTGATCACTACGTTTACCGTGTCGACCCACATGCCAACACGATCCAAGTTCTTGAAGAACAATTCCCGCTGGGCTGGGTTAAACCGGCCTGCGGGGTCGTATGACGTCGCTAAGACAACTTCCTGCTTGTCCTTGTCGCACAGGTTGTTCAGCATGATCATCATGCGTTCAACGCGCCACACGTTTTCGTACACCAAGTTAGTCCCGTAGACCAACTTGACACGCTTGAAGTTATTCAACAGGTACTCACCCAGCGCATGGTAGTACCCAAACATCCAGTCTTCGATGTCGTCCGTGAACAACTCGCCGCCAGTGATGTTGATTACGATCGGTGCTTCGAGGTCCGATTGCTCAACGAGCTTGATCCCCTTACGCATGATCTCCTCAGCATCAAGACCAACGGTAGAATCGTGGTCCTGGTGGCAGAACGAGCAACGCAGATTACATTTCTCGAAGAGGATCAAGTGCGCTTCTTTCGTCGGCCCTTTCTTCTCAGCGAGTACGTCTACCACCGGGATTAGATTCACCAAGTTGCCCCTTCAAACATGCGCGCCAGATCTTTCTGGTCACGACTTAGGATGTAACGGATCAGGTTCTCGTCGTACTTGCTCGAGTCCCGGTTTGGCATGGCCAGGCGGTCAGGTCCAGTGAAGATGTCACGGCAGCGCTGCAAGCAGGCACCAGGATCATTCAGCGGATTGCGGTCTTGCAAGAACATCAGGATCTTGGTCGTCCGCTTAGCCGTTGGACCTTCACCGATGCGTTCGAGCAACGGTTGCAGTTCTTCGAGCAGGTTGCACAGCCACTGGTCTTGTGGGAACTTCACGAACAGCCCAGGCTTCAAGAAGATCGGATTGTTGGTGTAGTGCATGTTCAAGGCACCTTCGAATACCGATGGGGCATTCAGCAGAGTGTCCAGATCAGCGCCAGCGTATTCCCAGTTCGACGGATCAGTGATCACACGACCCCAAACGTCCAGTGCATCGTGAGTGTTCGCCAGAGCGATACGACGCAGGATGTTCTTCAGACGCTTTGGTACGATGCCAGTGTAGCCCACCGCCGCCAGACGGAAGATGTGCCATTCCAGCGATACGATTTCATCATCGCCAGCCATCAGTTCGTTGAACGGGCCTTGCAGCGGGTCTTCGAACTCAGCCAGATCGAGGATGACCTCGTTGTTGATCACCACGCCTTCAAGGACGTTGTTACCTGGCTGCTTCCAGTTGGTCAGGGACGTGTTGAAGGTAGCCTTCTTGCACAGCCAAACCCAGCGGAAAGTTTCGAGGTCGATCTGAGGCACCAGACACTTGACGAGCATGGTGTACAGCCGCAGGTAGGTCGGACCATCACAGAAGATGAAGGTCTTCTCTTCCGACAGCATGGCTTCTTTGAGCCAACCCATCAGCACCGCTGGTTCGACTTCATCGAGTGTACGAGCGTAACCAATCTGACGACCGGCTTTCTCGTTCGGGCCAGGGAAGTACTCGTAACCGATGTGAGGCGAGATGGTGATGTTATTCACGTCACGCATGACACGGCGTTCAGAGTCCACGTACACCGAGTTAAAGAGATGGTACATAACCGATACCTTTCAGAAGGGCTTGGGAGTCACGCACCTCGTTTGCGAGAGCGGTGCTATAAGCCTTGAACGACTCAGGGTCTTGGAGCGCCAGCACACCCATGAACAGCGGGTTGTTGCGATCGGCGAAATAGTGGAACAGGTTGTTGCCCTGGAAGATGTACTCCTTGAAGAACACAGGGTTCCAAGTGTACTGGTCTTCCTCTACCCCTTCGAGCATTACTGCAAACAAGGGATGACGCAGCAGGTTGACGAAGTTGATACCAGCGATGTTATCTTCTTCATCTTTCGGGAAACCTTCGACGTACTCGTGATACTGGTCGCCCATGCAGTACATGGCAAACAGCGGCATCGAGTACAGACGACGCACCCACGTGTTCAGGATCTCGCGGTTGAACGTGTAGAACTCAACCAGATCACCCACTACCGTACTTGGCTTGCCGGTGTAATCCAACAGCATGTTCATGGCGTGGTCTGCGAGGTCAGGCATGTCGACCAGTACCGGAATGTTCAGGTACTCTTGGATCAACAGCAACGTAGTCTCGCGATCATTCAAGATCAACCGACACTTGATCTTCAAGTTCGACAGGTAGGTGATCAACACCTTACCCTTGAGCCTGGAGTTCTCGTAGTCGATATGGAACTCGATATCTTCGGTGAACTTACGCTTGAGGACGTCCAGCGGAATGGGTGCTACGGTTTCAACAATGACGGTGGGTTTATCCACTGGGGTTCTCCTTAACGACGACCGCGTGCACAGTGGCAGTTGTCGTGGCAGCTTGTGTGGCAGACAGTGTTGGTGAGAGTCAGGGTGGTGTTACGGCACATCTCGTAGTACTGACCCCACAGGTTATTCACGCACGCCTGCATGTTGCTGTAAGAGACGTTAGCCCCTTGAGCCAGACCAGGCAATGCTGCGTTGTTACCAGGCGCTCCAGCCGGGTACGCAGTATAGGCAATGGCTGTACCATCATACTGCACGTTCACACCAGAGTTGACAAAGTCCTCACCACTGTTCCACGCGTAGTAGATCACGATGCGCGTACGGCGGATAGCAGACCACTGGTTAGTGAAGTTACGCAGCACAGCAGCTACGTTAGAAGCGGAGAGGTTACCCGCAGCAATGTCACCAGCACCCATTGCTAAGGCCAAACCACCAGTGGAGCCACCGAACCAACCTGCCAGAGCACCAGCAGGATAGTTGTTGTTGCCCCACGAGATACCAGCGTTGGCGTTGGCACGCACGACGCCGTTGAATAAGTCAGCGACGCTCTGTCTTGTTACGTCCGTCATTTCACACCTTGATAATCAAATTGGACTGAGTAGAACGTCCCGACAGATACCTCAGCGTATTCTTCAAGCCGCCACAGCGACCTTGCTGCCAAGGCAATCGGTGACAGTCGCCACCGCATAAATCGAAGACGTCACAATTAAGGCAACCATCACCCCACGTCAGTTCCTTAGCGATCTCGGACACTCGGTCTTCGGAGTTCAGGAATGCATCAGCCCCCTGTTCTAAACGTGCGTGCTTTCGAGCAGAGGCTACGTTTGGACAACCGCCTAAGGTCCCGTTGGAGTTCATGGTCACCAAGTTCTGTTCACAGTTGCGACAGTTGGTATCCACAGCCACCACGTTGTACTTAAGCTTCTCTTCGAGAATGTCCAAGGTGCGGATCTTGACTTTGGGCTTGCGTTGCTTGTAACGCTTGTACAGCTCGAGGTACCAGTTGTCCTGCGCCTCGTTGTCTGGGAAGATGTCCATATTCTCTTTGGCATTGCCATCACAGGTCAACCGCTCCAAGGAGACTTCACTCACCCCAAAGCTTTCGATCTGATCCAAGAACCAATCAGCCGTGGTGTTGATCAACTCCCGACTGACAGACACCTTTAAGTAAATACATACTCCGTGCTCGCGGAGCATAGAAAGATTTGAGCGCCAGAGATCAAATTGCTTTTGATTACTCCAGCGAATCCAGTGGTCCCAACTCGTACCAATGTGGCCGTAGAAATACTTCTGGATAAAGGCAAGGATGTCATCTGTGATCTTGAACGTGAGGTTACTGTTCGCACACATCGACACCCCTTCCCGCTCAAAGAACCGATCAGCCAACTCTGTAAGCTTGGCTAACGGCACAAGGAAAGGTTCACCCCCGTGGAACTCAAGGTGATACTGAGTCCCCCGAGGATGTTTGGACATGTAGTCCTCAATCCAATCCCCGTACTGCTGGGGATCGAACTGTGTCCGGTCACCGTTACGGCCTCCGGTGAAACAATGCTGGCAGTTCAAGTTGCAACTGCCAGTGGTCTTGACGTAGATAGTCTTGGTCATCAGAGCTTCTCAACAATAAAGCGTTCCAACCCAAAGCTCAACATCTTCGAGGCGTTCAGGTTGTGTGCTCTGTGGGGTGTGTTCCGAGGGATCAACAACGAGTCTCCTGCGGTGAGCAGTTTAACGTTGTCATTGACCGCCATGTGTTTCATACCACTGACCATGTACAAAAACACGTCGTCAGGATCAGTGTGTGTTGGGAAGCTCTTGCCCCCAACAGGAGACAGGAACAGATGGCAAGTTACAGGCCCATCATGTTCCATGACTTCTGCCAGGTCTTTGCAAGCCTTGAACAGGACTGGACAGAGTTTCTCCATTCCTTCAATCTTGATGACCTTATCAGAGTGCTCCAATACATCCGAAGCACTTAGAGCGTCGATGACAATGCCCTTGTTGAGAATCTTTACAAGCTGTTGCTCAAAGGGGTAAGGACTACTAAGGATGTCGTCTACCCTTAGGGTAGACTCTGTGATATATTGGAATAAAGAACCACTACTCACATTACCCATTTCTTTTCACCCACGTATAGAAAATCTATACCATTGTCATACACACTAAACTTTTACTACGCAGCCCACTGAGCAGGCCACACTTGACGCCATGCACCACCGCCCCAGACGTACACACCTGCACCGTTCCAGTGAACCGAGCAGTCAACGCCTGCCGTGTTCTTCGGAGCGTAACGAGCATCGTGGTCCGCAGAGTTCACGTGATCGTACATACCGCCAGCCGTCAGCAACGAACCGTCAGAGTTGGTAGCCCGACTACGAGTGATCGAGTTCGGAATCAGACTTAGACCGATCTGCGACTTGGTCACGTTGTGAGGGTTCGACTGGTTGTTGATGTGAGCCGTCAGGGTGTTCCCCACTTGCTGGGCAATAGCCTGCGCAGTTCGCAGCGGCGTCATGAACTTGGTGTTCAGCACACCAGCCTGAGCCTCAGCCTGAGTAGCTGTTGCGAAGTTGTCCACATCCGACAAGCCCACTTGCGCCTTGGTCGTACCGTGAGGGTTACCTTTGTCAGCGATGTGAGCATTCAGCGGTACGAGAGCCTGCTGAGAGATCGCTTGTGCGGTCTTCAACGGAGTCATGTACTTGATATCGCTGGTACCCGTTTGAGCCTCAGCGGTCGTCGCAATGCCGTAGTTCTCAACGGAACCTAACCCAACCTGTGCCTTGGTGGTCTGGTGGGGGTTATTCTTATCGGCGATGTGGTTGTTCAGGGGGATCAGTGCTTGTTGGGCAATGGCGTCTTTGGTTTTCAAAGGCGTCATGTACTTCACGTCACTGGTACCGGCCTGCGCTTCTGCCGTGGTGGCAATCGCGTAGTTCTCCACACTACCCAAGCCAACTTGGGCTTTAGTGGTTTGGTGTGGATTGTTCTTGTCCGCAATGTGTGCGTTCAAAGGAATCAACGCTTGCTGAGCAATCGCTTCGGCCGTACGCAGAGGAGTCATGTACTTCGCGTTGGAAGTACCTGCTTGGGCTTCGGCAGTGGTAGCGATACCGTAGTTCTCGACCGAACCAAGTCCGACCTGAGCTTTGGTAGTACCATGCGGGTTGTTCTTGTCTTGGGCGTGAGCATCGAACTGACCTTTCAGCTCAGCAATGCTTGCCCGCAGCAACCCGTCTTCGTACTGGATGTACTGTCGCAGTTCATCGTGCGCAGCTTCGTCACCGATCAAGATGGCGTTACGCAGCGCATCCAGTGCTTCCACGAGGTATTCGAAACCGTACAGGTCGCCGATATCGTGGAGGTGAGGAGCAGGTGGGAAAGCAGTAGGCTTACCAATGATGGCGCCCCACTCAACAGCCCGCTCGTCCAGATCGAGGTCTTCGATCATTTTCTGCAACGCGGAGACCGACGTGCTGAACACACCACCAACAACTTGGTAGGTGAACAACAGTTGGTCCTGTACACTCGGGTCAGTGATGACAACGACGGCACAAATCTCTTTGTCCATCGCCAGAGTGGCTTCTTGTTGCAACTGTGCAGCGATGTAGTGCGTACCCTTGGTGAGGACCCGCCCGGTCGCAGCCTCAGTAACGATCATCGATTCCGTGAAGTAGGAACCGTAGTTAGGAACAAAGGCGCGATTGCGCCCTGCTCCAAGATCGTGAGGCTCGTTGATGACCAGGTTGTTGGGGTTGATCCCCGTTGGGTCTTCAGGGTACTTAACAATGATAGTGCCCATAACCTTTCCTGTTTATCAAAGTGCTGTGATCGTGCCGTTCGCGTTGACCATGAACGACGCACCAGTTTCGGGGTTAGTCAACTTACGAGGGTATCCGAAGACATCTTTCGCAGTAGTACCTGCAATCAACTCCCACCCATTGGAACCGTAGAAGTACACCGCTCCGGTAGCTGCCACCACGACGACGTCCTTCAAAGGACCGCCTTTGTAACTGCGCAGAGTGAAGTACGACTGAGACTGGGAGTAGTTGATGAAGCCCCATGCTTTAGGCCCTTTAAACTGAGCCTGGAGTGCGGAATCGTCCAGTGTCAACTCCATCAAGGACGCAGGGTCCAAGACTAACGAGTTCCACTGACTAGCCAACACTTTGAAGTAGTTGCCTGACCGTATAACTTTCACACGGCTGAACTTACCTCGCCAACCACCATCAGTCGGGAACGCCGCGTTGGACTTACGCCCAGCGAAGTCATTCAAGACCAAATGTTGCGTGGACGTACTGTAAAGGCCGATCGAGTGGGAAGCCGCAGGTGTGTTACCACCTTGGTTCAACGCCAAGATCAGTCGGTGGTTGATGTTGTTCTGGCGGTTGAAGGCCAACACGAGACCGTTGGTGTCATCGTCGGCGTTATCCGACTTAATCACCACGTCCAGCTCGTAACTGTCCACCACGTCAGGGGAGATGAAACCGTTCCACGACGCAGTGTTCAACGGTTGTACCGCAGCACCCAAGGAGTCGTTCCACTGCCAAGCTGCCGCATCCCCAGTAGCTCCCACACCACCAACGAAGTACTCGTTACTGGTGAAACGGTCCCATGTGTTGAAGACCTGTTGGGGAGTCGGTGGAGACAACCGCCCCATGGCTTCTTGGGCAGCAGTCAAAGTCGGATAGATGTAAACACCTTGATCCGGCTTAGTCGGCTCTGAACCCCAGAACCCTTGGAGCTGAGCGATGTCCCGAGCGTAGTCACCCTTCGGCGTGTACCCCAAGGCTGGGAATTCACGCGTCATGTAGTTCACGGCGTCGAGTACCGTCTCTTTCGGTTTACTGGTGCTGAATCCGTTGCCACGCAATTCCTTAACAACGTCAGGGAGTTTACGCAGACCCACAAGGCTAGGTACCAATCGGTTTACCGGAAGGTTACGCGCGTACGAGAACGGACTGGTGATCCGAGCCTCGAAGACATCACCCTTATTAACGAAGAGCTGGTTAGACCCACCACCAATCCACTTCTGCACAGAACCGTCAGTGGTGTCGAAGGAAAGCTGAGCTACCGTCTTCCCGTTGAGACGAACATCACCCACCAACGTACCCAGACCTGCACCGATCAACTCAACGTTGAAGTCCACCTTAGAACTCAAGGAGGCTGGCAACGCGTTGATCTCAGTGCCCTCTGGATCACGGAAGACGATCAACTGACCCGTGGCGATCACGTAAACAAAGCTGTACGCTTCCATGGTGCCGTCTTTCAACGACGCCATTACACGGACCGTGTTCACACCTTGCTGGGTGATATCGATCCCCGCAATCGGAGGACGATACTGAGGTGGGTTACTGACGATCACCTTGGACTCAGAAGTGCCCGCAGCGATTGACTCAGCATTGGTCATCCCATCGTACAAGGGGTGGTCACCATAGTTGGTGCGAAGGAACCCAACGTTAACAGGCGTCCGGTCAAAGTTGCCTGAGAACCAAGCACCAAAGTTCACCGCCACGGCGTTAACCAAGTGGAAGAACGCTACACCACTCGCAGGAGGATAAGCATTACCAATGGTCGCAATATCGTTACCGTGGTCGGTGATCATGATGATCCCACCACCTTGTTGGCGGTATGTCTGGATATCTTGGATCATTGACGTGGTGATCAGTGCCGACGTACCGCTCTGAGAACCCATCAGTAACACACAGTTGTACTGATTCATCTCGGCCAACGTGGCGTTAAGCAAACCGCCACTATAGTCCGACACGTCTTTAAATGTAGGGGTAAACCCAACAGCAGTACAAAGGTTAGTTAGACTGGTATTGAAATCACCGTTACCAGTACCTTTGATCCGGTAGTTGGCAGTACCAGCCAGCGAGGCGTCGCCCAAGATCAGGATCTTCTTGGTACCTGCCTCTTCAAGGCTCTTCTTCGACACCCAGCGAATGGCATTGAACAGATACTTGAAAGCCGCCGAGAGGTTGCTACGAGGATCGTAAATGCCAGTGGAGATGTTCGAGTAACCCGAAGCGCCGGGGTAGCTTGGGGTGCCCGAAGGGATAGTGATCCGGTCTTTGAACAGCGTGGCTTTCACCTTACCGTTTTTGTCAATGACGTAGACCTCTTTGAACCGAGTGTAGAACACCCCGTTCGTTTCACCTTCGTATGCCAAACTCCATTTGATGAACTGGTATCCGGCCGCTTGGGTCAGATCGAACTCCCGGTGGTACCACTTGTTCGCTGAATAAGCTGAGTGGTCTGACGCTGGGTGGATCGAGATTCCGTTCTGATCCTTGAGCACACTTCCTTGCTGCTTCCAGTCTCGTAGCGAGTACAGGAATGGAGGACCATTGATGATCGTAGCGTTGGTGATGCCGTCCACCCCCACACGAGCATCTGGACTGTTACACCAGATGTCGTACACCAATTTGTCACCGGCTGCGATTGTTACCGCAACAGTTGAAAACAGGTCGTAGTAGTAGGCGTTACCATCAGCGCCAGGACTGTCTTTGGTCCCACGGAACTCCAAGCTGAACAGCGGATCAAGACCCGCTGTCGGTGCAAACGAGTTGTAGAACTTAGGGAACCCACCATCGTACACCACACGACCGTTCCCGTCCTCCGTTACCGCAATGAAGGGGTTAGCCGGAGTCAGGGTGTCGTAAGCGATGTACTTCGACAGGGCGGGTTGTGCGCCATTGAGCGCAAAGCTAATGAAGTCAACTTCAGAGCTAAGCACCCAATCCGCATGTTGCGCCTCGAGGTAGTACCCCGGAGCAACGCTTAACGACAGGTTAGCCATATGTCACCTTAAGTACGAGGCACCTCTACCCGAATGTTCAGGGTCAAGGCAGTGGAGGAGGCGTTGTAGATCCGAGCCTTCGGAGCAGCAGCCGTGAGATCCAACGACGTGGTCACGAGCGCTTCGGCGTCGATCAGTTGGTTCAGAGTCGGGGACCCTGCAACTTGGTCGAGAATCCGCACACGGACTTCAGTACCAGGAACGTTGTGAACAGCGGTGTCGATGTAAGTCTTCAACGCGTATTCTTTCCACGCACCGGCTGCTACGCTGACCTGTTCGTGAATGACCTTGGTGCTGCCTTCACGTTGATCGGCACGGAGCAGGAAGGTAGCCTTCACAGCACTAGCCGGTACAGTAGTAGTCGGATCGACACTGGTGTCGTATACGAGGTTTCCTTTACCAGACAGGACCGTCACGTTGAGCGGGTAGCAACCCACAGTGGTACGTGCCCACAGAGCACCGAAACCGCCAGCCAGAGGTTGACGATACAGCTCGAACGTCGGCAGGACGCCTTGGCTCAGCATGGTGACTTCAATGGTGTCGCCTGCGTAACCCATACGAACCAGAATGGTCGGATGCGCTTCGGCAGTACCATCGGTACGACCACCACCAGCGATCAACAGAACCAAGTCTTGAGGCTCGTCGGTAGGCAGGTAGTTCGTGCGTGCCAGTTGAAGCCAGTTGGTAGCACCAGATGGAATCTCTGGGAAGGAGTACTGAACAGCCACATCCTGCTTACCAACGTCAGCGTTCGCTTGGGCAATCACTTGAGCCAGAGTCTTACCTTCCAGCTTGAAGCTGTCGGCAGCTTTCTGAGCCTGAGCAGCAGCCAGAACTTCCGCGTAGGTCTTACCATCGAGCTTAGCCGAGTCAGGTGCTTTCACACCACCAGCAGCCGCGATGATCTGTGCAACCGTTTGACCTTCCAGCAACTTGGAGTCAGCAGCCTGAGCGGTAGCATCCAGTTTACTCAGCAGCGCAGTGTTCATCGCAGCGGTAGTAGGAGCACCAACTTGAGCAGCAGTCACCCGGTGTGGGTTGTTGTAGTCCGAGATGTGAGTAGCCACACCCGTCTCACCAACACGCGCTTCGATAGCCGCAGCCGTCATCAGCGGGGTCATATAGCGAGAGTTCGACTCACCCAGTTGAGCTTCCGTCGTGTTTGCGATTGGGAAGTTCTGCACGCTACCCAAACCAACTTGTGCTTTGGTAGTGGCGTGTGGGTTCTGGTCATCTGCCAAGTGAGCTGCGATGGAACCAGTGGCCAGCGACTCGATAGCCTTCTTGGTCTGCAACGGCGTCATGTACAGATCGTTGCGGGTACCCGCAGCCGAATCAGCATCGGTTGCGATGCCATAGTTCAAGACGTTACCTAAACCTACCTGAGCCTTGTTGACCATGTGCGGGTTGTTGGTAGCGTTGATGTGGAGAGTCAGGGACTCACCGACCAAGGTGTTGATGGCTGCCGCAGTAGTCAGCGGAGTCATGTAGCGGTCGTTACGCGAAGCTGCTTCGGCTTCTGCAACAGTTGCCAGCGGTAAGTTCTCTACGGACCCCAGACCTACTTGGGCCTTCGTGGTGCCGTGAGGGTTGTTCTTGTCCGCAATGTGGGTGGTGAGACCCGAGTTTGCCAACGCTTCAATCGCCTGCTTGGTTTGCAGCGGGGTCATGTATTTGTTGGCTACCAGACCAGCTTCGGCTTCGGCCTGGGTGGCCATACCGTAGTTCTGGACACTTCCGAGGCCAACCTGCGCCTTGGTCGTACCGTGCGGGTTGTTGAGGTCGTTCTTGTGAGCGTCGATCAACGGTACAACGTAGAAGTCGACAAAGTTCTTGGTGCGAACAGGCGTCATGTAGCGAGTGTTCAACGTGGCCTGTTGGGCCTCGGTGATGTTCGCCAATGGGAAGTTCTGAACTTGGTCCAACCCTACCTGCGCCTTAGTGACGTTGTGAGGGTTGTTCTTATCGTTGATGTGAAGCGCGAAGTCACTACCTGCCGACTCACGGATAGCTTCAGTCATCTCTTCCAGAATCGGGAGGATGGCTTCAACGCCCTTGAGGTCTTCCAGGTTCCACTCGTGATCGATCGGTGGGAATTGATACGGCACGTCGACCACTTGTTCCCAAGTAGTGATGCGCGGGTTGAGCTGGGTGTTCGTCAGACGAGTGAGGTCAGCCGAGGCATCCAGAATCCAGTCGCCACCGATGGTCTGATAACTGATCTCGGCAACACCGGTGAGGGTCTTATCGAGGAACGTGATCGAACCATACACCCGACGAGCCACGCCATGAGACGCTGCGTGGAAGTAGTGGGTGCAGTGGTAATCTTGCCCTTCGACCAACAGCTTGCCGGAAGGACGATGGATTACCCGGAGCGAGTCCCGGAAGTACGGTGCATACTTCGGAACGATGAAGTAAAAGTCTGTCCACGCCGGGGGTGACAGTACGTGCCGCTCGTTTGCAACGGCGTTCGTAGTCGCGGAACCGGTGGGGTCAAATGGGTAAGTATAGGTCGCGGCCATACCGTTGACTCCTCAGAAAACTGCGAATGTTATAGTTGCCTGTAAAAGAATACGCACCATACTATTGCCCGGCCTCAGGCTCGGCTCCAAGAGATTTTGCCCATGTACACACTCCTTTATACGCTGGCCAGAACGCGCGGTCGTACGGGTCGCTGGGCCCAAGTAGACTTGGCGGATATGGACGTCTTCAAACTGTGGACGGACTATTCCCGACTGATCCTTGTGTTGAGTTCCCCTCTGTACGAGGAACCCCTGTCTCTGGACCTCAACGAAGTCCGTAGTCGCATTACCAAAGTGATGCCGGGAACTACGCTTGCTCAGTGGTTAGCAGGCTTGGGTAACGAGTCTCTCCCCACCTCCACCACCGTACCGAAGATCAATCCAAAGTACGTGACCTACCGTGATGCTGTTGCTGCCGGTTACAACTTGGCACCTATTCCACCGGGTGTCGCTTACGGTAACGACTTCCTGATCTCCGATGCCCATGACCTGCGCTTATGGAAAGAAGGGATTGATCCCAAGGTGTTCTACGAGAACTGTCTGGTAGAAGTGAACGGATTGTTACACCGTGTGGATTACGACTCGGAAGCCAACTACGTTTACGAAGGTGGTCGCACCGGACGGATCTGTAATGACAACCACGTCGGCATCTTGAACTTCCAAGCAGTCGGTGGTGTGCGTACCATTGCGATTACCCCTGAGATGATCTCAGCCGGTGGTAGTGATCCTTCGCTGTACATCAACACCATCCTCACGGTAAACGAGGACCTGACTGACAAGACGGTGATGTTGTCCTTTATGGGCTTCTTACTGCCTTGGGGTCGAGCACTGAAACGCATCGGTGACAAAGCGTTCTCGGTGGACCTGCGCAACCAAGTCTTTGTGGATTGGTACTTCCACGCTCAAAAGAAAATCAACCTCGAAGCCATTCGTCCGTTGATGACTATCAAGAATGGGAACTACGATCAGATTGCTCTGGAGGAATACCTGAGCAATGAAGTGATCACCAAGTTGCTCACGTTGTCCCAAACGTTCTTGGTGGTGATCAACAACAACGACATCTACGTTGATCGTGAACAGTTGGAAGTCTCCAAGACACCTGACCGTTACTTCACCAAGACCAGACCGCTGTGGCCTGTGGTGATCGACAAGGGTGAGTTGATGTCGTACTGGGTGGTTCGTGAGGGCGACACGTACGTCATCGCTGGTGGCTCCAACCGACGTCCTGAGTACAACTTCGAGACTACCCACTGGCAAGATGGTGTGTCGATTGATCCTACTCAAGACCGCCACTACCCGAACCGTTACTCGAAGGCTTACTTCTTGAAGATCGGTTCTGATCTGTAGGGCATAAAGCGAGGGGCTTAGTGCCCCTCGCTATGCCGTCATTCAATGTTCCACGTGGGATGACCGTCTGCTTCGTGACCACAACTGGCTTTGTTACCAGCCCGAACGATAGGAATCCCGTTCCACGACATCCACGCTGAACCCTCTACCATCTTAGGGCCTGCGTGAGAGCCTACACCGTGTCCTGCGACGTCATCGTTCAAGTGGGATACCACCGCACCATCTAAGGTGAACGTGGGCTCTCCTGGACCTTGTATGACGCCTCCTGCTGAGTTGACACCGACTCGTGAGATTCCACCCATTAGCTGAACCCGTCGAATTTAGGAGTTTTCCAGATCGTACCGGCTGGTGTGAGTGTTACTTGAGTAGCACCCACATCAATCGCTACTTCATCGAGTGCCTTGATGTTGATCTTGGTCTTGTCGAGGATCACGTGAGACTGGGCTTGGTTCATCAGGGTCAACTTCTGCTCATCCGAGTCAAGCTGGAAATAGTTCCCTGCATCGTCTTGGATGGTGATCACCGATTCCCCAGTGTTGATCTGGAGGGTGTATGCGTGAGCCTCACCGTTGGCTGTACTGGTCTCGAAAGTAACCGACTTATTATGCGCCGACACTTCCAAGTAGTAGCAGTTCGACAGATCCAGACCACCAGCACTAGGGTTAGCGTTGAAGGCGTAGATCACGGTCTCTAAGCGACGTTTGTCGTCATCCAGACCAGCGATAGTCCAGTAGTACTTATCGTCGTTAGCGGCCTGCCAGAGGTACACACGCTCACCACGGCGTACGTCTGGTGAAGTCACACGGTTAGTGGAGAACGGAAGCCATGTGGCACTGACCGTTTGGTCAACAGCCACCGAACTACCAAATTGCTGACCTGTACGGTCAACGCCTTTGTTCTCTACAAGGGATGGGTTGGACTTGATCTCACCGTCGAGCATGTTCATGCTTTCGATAGGTGTCACGTCCACTACATGGTTCCAGCCACCATTGGACTGCATTGCCTTGTTTTCTGCCACGATCCCGATAGAGACGATCTTGAAGCAAGTAGCATCCATGATAGAGTCCTAAGGGTTTGTCACACAATAAGTTAATTCTCACACGGGGTCTTTAGAGTATGTGGAGTAATTTTTAGATGGGGCTAAACGGATGCGACTGTTAGAGATGACTATTGACGGGTGTATTCGGCTGATGCTGGTAGCCAACATCCGTTACATCAAGTTTACGCCGACACAGATGTACCAGTTGATTCTGGGTACGAACGGCAGCGGTAAGAGTTCTATCGTGAACGAGATCTCGCCCCTTCCGGCAGATCCGAAGAACTATTCAACTGGGGGTAGTAAGGAAACCAAGTGGGAACACAAGGGCTCTATCTACGAAATCAGTTCCAGCTTTAAAACCAAGGCGGGTAAACACACCTTCGTTAAGGACGGGGTAGAACTCAATCCGGGTGGCACTCAAAGTGTCAGTCGAGAACTGGCCATGCAAGAGTTTGGCTATGACGATGACATTCACGAACTGATCACAGGTCAGATCAAGTTCTCACAGATGTCGACTTCGGAACGCCGCAAGTGGTTTACGCTGCTGTGCGATACCGATTTCAGTTTTGTGGTAGGTTACTTCAACGACATGTCTCGTAATGCTCGAGACGCTTTGGGTTACTCCAAAGGTCTGGCTGACCGGATGGTAACCGAGACCAACAAGCTGCGAGCATTGGGTGACGACTACGTTGCGTGGGCAGCAGAGGCTGAGGAACTCCAACAAGAACTGGAGATCCTGTACCTGAACCGTTCCAACCGTAATCTGTCCGGTGGTGAGACACGCATTGACCAGATGCTCCAGTGGGAGTGTCGGATGGCTGATCGCATTCTTGCTATGGGGAATCCTGTTGGTGGGAAGTTCCCTAGTCTCCAGCACGCTAAAGACCGTTTGACTGCAATCCAGAAAGAACAAGATCTGGTGAAGCATTCGATCCAGTGGACTACGGAGTCGTTGGAAGACCTCCAGCGGTTGAAAGCCACCGTCGATTCTGGTGGTGTGGGTTCTCTGGAAGAAGCTGAGGCTGAGATAGCTCAACTGAACAGGAAGTCGGATTACCTGCGCGGTTGCATGACTGACTTCCCAAACATAGCGGAGGTGGATGGTCTGGCACTGAACCAAGCCATCAACAACGCACGTGAAGAACTGACCGAGGTGTTACGGAACATTCCTAACAACCTCGACAAACAGTTCAACATGATGCGGGTCAAAGACAACCGTGAGTTACTGACAGGCTTACGGCGTGAACTGGAAGGGTTCCAGAACCGGGTGGCCAAGGAAGAATCTATCCTTGAACACGTCTCGACTGTGAATCACAACGAGTGTCCGAACTGCGAACACAAGTGGTTGCCGGGTAACACCGCTCAGATTCGTCGTGCTGCGGAGCTGAATCTCAAAGAGTTCCAGCAGAAGGTCAACGACACGCAGATAGCGATGAAAATCTGTGAGGTGTACTTGGAGCAGGCTGGAGAGTTCTCGGCCTTCTATCAGCGTTTCAGGGCCTTGGTGGCTAACAACCCAACCATGGGTGTGTTCTGGGACGCCATGCTTCGAGAGGATGGCATCAACACCAACCCACAAGGTTGGATTCGTAAGTTCGGTGCGTTCTCCCGTGATGCTGAGACTTATGCTGAATGGGAAATGGTCAAGCGTCGACTGGATCAGTTGGAACTCTCCGTGGAGGCCATGAAGAAATCCAACGGTCAGGGTGAGTTGCAAACCCGTATAGACCAGAACGCTGAGAAGATCGCACACCTTACCGAGCAGTTGGTTCAGTTGGGTCGTGACTTTGATGATGTTCAGGAGATCGTCAATAAGGCTGCTCAGTTGGAAGACTTGGGTCGTCAGTTGGAAGCGGGTTCACAGAAGAAAGAAGAAGCCTTCCGTGACTACGTGGTGGAACTGCGTGATGACACCATCAATGAAATCACTCGGAACAACCAATCCCGTCTGGCATTCCTCAACAGCAAACTCAGTGAACGCAAAACCATTGAGAACCTGTTGACAGATTTGGAGATCTCTCGGGCTGACGCTGCTCTGCGCCACGAGATCTTCAAAGCCATTGCCGATGAGCTGTCCCCTAAAGATGGCATCATTGCAGAACAGATGATCGGGTTCATCAAAGCGTGGGCCAAGGATATCAACGCTGTTACTGAAAACGTGTGGACTTACAGCTTGGAAGTCCTCCCGTGTGGTGAGTCCTCTGGCGAATTGGATTACCGCTTCCCTGTCTCTGTGAAAGGTGAGCGTCCTACTCCAGACGTCATGAAGACTTCCATGGGTCAGAAAGAGATGATTGACTTTGCCTTTATGCTGGTGGCGATGCTGTACAAACGGTTGGATCAGTTCCCACTGTTCCTGGATGAACTGGGTCACTTCTTTGATGAGACTCACAAAGCCAACGTGATGAGTTTCGTAAAAGACCTCGTTGAAACCAAAGGTTTTAGCCAAGTCTTTATGATCTCCCACTACGCCGTAAGTCATGGTTCTTTCACCAACGCAGAAGTTCTGGTGATGGACCCAAGCAACGTTACTGTTCCAGCCCGGTATAATCAACACGTCACAATTGAGTAACTTTGAGCGCCGTATGGTTTGATAAGCTCGTCTCCCATATAGGGTGTAGTAGCGTCAAACGCCGCTCAATGCCACCCAAGGTTTGGGCGGTGCGGCACTCAAGTAACCAACTGTAAAGGTAATACTGATGAACCTCATCCAATCTCTGTTTGTACGGGGCGCTCAGGAAGCCGGTGAACTCGTAGGCGTTTTCACTCAACTGGCTGCCATGGGTCCGAAAGCTCTCGACCAAACCGCAGCTCCTGTCGTTTCGGCTGAAGACGGGGAAGAAGGTGGCGAGTCCATGGGTCAACCCCTGGTGCTGAAAGCCATCAAAGAAATGAACGAGATCCTGGCCGCTGTTGAGCTGCTGCGTGACCGTGGCATTCCTCTGGCAGGTATCGGTGATCCGGTGGCTGTGGGCGAAGCCAAGAACATGATCATCAAATGCATGGAGCAATCCATGGCTGATGGTCAACTCGTCCTGACTGACGACGACAAGAACCCACGTCCTGAAGGCGTGAACGAGCCGAACACTGGTCTGCCGGAAGGCGAGGGCGGTGAAGGTGGCGAAGGCGGAGAGGGTTCCGGTGATGGCGGATACGACGACGGCTCGGCCGGTGGTGCAGCAGACGGTGACGAAGCTGGCGACACCTCAGGCGGCGATACGGGCGAGGGTGACGAGGGCCAAGGTGACGGCTCTGACGGTACTGGTGACGGTGGTGACACTGACACTGGTGATGATGACACCGGAGGCGAAGGCGACGGTGGTGAGGGAGACGCCGGTGATGGCGAAGGTGAAGGCGGCGACGGAGACGACGACGCTGGAAACACTGATGGGGACGATGACGACGAAGGCGAAGAAGAAGAGGAAGAAGAGCCTGGTTCCAACGACGTTTAAGGTGGCGTAATGATGAGCGAACTGCATCAAACTCAGGTAGTAGTGGACGTTGGTGATTTCAAGTTAGAGCAACATGACTTGATTGGTGGTGCACCTGTCTTCTACTTGCCAAAACGAAACGGAGTGATTTGCTCCATCGCTGACTGTGAGGTGGCCGAAGCTTTCACGTATTGCTTCTCGCCGACTCCGTTAGAGGGGATCAAGGTTCTTCCTTGTTCGGTAGCTGAGTGGGACCAGTTCGCCCTCTGCCTCTTTAACGGTAAGTTGGGGAGCGCCATTGCAGCATTTGGTTTTGACGGTATGAACCTCAATGCCAACCGCTTGGGATGGTTCTCCCGTTGGGCTGACCGCGACCTCCGTTGGGAGTACACCGTCGAATGAGTGAATTCGTCCATGAACGTGTAGATCGGACCACCATGGTTCGTGAACACAAAGCGTATCAGCGAGTAATGGCGGATCTGTTTAAAGACTACAAAGACATGACGTTTGCTGTAAACGCCAAGTTGCTGGAGCCTTTCACTCTGCCTAACTTGATCAATGCTCTTCTGCATCACTTCACCGAGGGTGGCGTACGGGCTTTGTTCCCGACCCCTGCAACAGTGAAGAACCAATTGGAGACGGCACACGACCTCTTCATGCGGACCTTCAGTGATGATGACCCACGTCCCGTGGACATCCACACCACCCTGGCCATCCAGTTCATTCTGGTGTTGTACCCGATCCAGAACAATCGTCGTGAGGCCCGTCGGAAGGAGATTGAGAAGTTCCTCACCCGAACTTTACAAGAACCAACTGACGAGACCTTTACGGCGACTCTTCACGAACTACTGTTTGCGGACGAGATCGCCTACAGTCGTTGGATCACCGTGTTCCGTTACAACGAGTAATCGGCATAAGGGGAGGCCATCGGGCCTCCCTCTATGCTGTCTTACATCAGACCAGCCTCTTTCAGCAAGTCCATCAACACTTGGTTCTGTGCAATCAACGCAGCATTCTCGTTTTGCAGGCGGATGTTCTCAGCCCGATACGTAGTGCGACGTTTGATAGCAGCGACCCGTGCAACCTCAGCGACTTCGTGTTGTTCTGGCGTCACCAGTCCAGTTGAAGCCCCACGGTGTACGGTAACCTTGGACTCTTTACCCACCACGTCAGACGTGAGAGCAGAGACTTCCAATTGCAGGTTAGCCAAACTCACAAAGTCAGGCAATGCACCCAAGTCAATCGACAGCACCGTGTGAGAATAGGCAACTGCGTCATAGTTCGGATACGACTCGATGTAGGAGTCTGGTACATAGATCGGTGTCGAGTCATCAGACAACAACGTGATGATCTTGGCACCGGCTTTGGAGTCACGGTCGTAATCTGCTTTGGTCAGACCCGCTTTGATGTAGATGTCGTTAAGGACGTCTTCACCGTGGATCTGACACTCCGGCATTGTACGAATCGCAGCACAGGTGTACAACGTGGTAGGTAACGCAGTGAAGGGCGTTACCAGGGTGTAGCGACCTCTGGTCAAAAGAGGTGGGGTTACTCCAGCCATAACTCACCTCAGATGTCGAGCATCGAGTACTTGGTGACAACCAGGTACAGAATGTCCTCATGGGTCGAAGCGATGTAGACGATACCGTCACGGGTCACTCGAGCAATCCCTTGAGGCAGGTCATTGAACAGCGTGGCTTTCTCTGCTTGGATCAGCAGCTCCACCATGAAGTTCAACCAGTTCTGCGTCGCCAACTTCATACGACCAGCGTCGAGGGAATCGTACGCCACGTTGATGTAGTCAGGCCACTGTTCGTCCAAACGCTTGACGTTGTTACGGTTGTAAGGACCACCGCAGACAGACGCACACACAGACGCATACTGGAACGCAGTTTGGACCAAGTTCTGATCGATGTGAGCTGTGGTGTAGTTCTTACCCTTGATGGTCTTCAAGGACTTGGTACGAATGTCCGTCAGCAACATAGTTGGTGAGTAGACACCCGAGCTAATCGCCTTCTGTTCGATGGCGATGTTATCCCAAAAAGGGGTGACGATAAACTCCGTCGAAGTGAAGATATCAGGGAAGATATCCATCCATTCTTCTTCGGTATGTTGTGAGTTAGCCAAAATCCACTTGGCCAGTTCTTGCTTGATGATGTCGGGGTTGTTACCCGCTGGGCCCCAGATGATCACCATCCAGTTGGTGTCCAGGTTGATGAACGGAGCCTTCTGTGCGATGTACTTGTACACGCGGTTGATGATGTAGGTTTCCGGCTTGCGGTTCTTTACCGTCTCGGCTTTTGACAGAGCGGTATCCAACTTGTAAGCATCTACCAACACCTTGACTTCGGCAGGGTCACGGAAGAAGTCGTCCAAGTTGGCGATCGGTGCGACGAAGGCGAGTTCGTACTCGTCGTACTGACGACGCATGGAATCATCAGCAAACCAGATCCGCACCCGGTTCTCGGGTTGACCGACCAGCGAGTAGGTGATCCATTCTGGCATCCACCGCACACCGTCACTGACGATCTCGCCGAAAGTGAGGTCATTGAGCAGACCACCGAATGCGGTGTTCAGTGCAACAGTGAGGGCGTCCCGGTCATCGCGGATTTCACTGGCAATGGCTTTTGCATAAATCCATTGACCCAAGTTCAGCGCTGCGTTAGAATGAGCGGCTGGAACTTTTACCAAGGTCTTGGTGCCGTTATCAGCAATGTTCTGGCTCACAAAGCTGATCAGCTTTGAGTCCTTGTAATCAGTGCTGGTGTACTGACCTTTCTCTTTCGAGAAGGTTCGAACGTGGGTGGAAAGCTCCCCTAAGGGCGCAATCACATCTACGGCGTTGTCAGCCAACGGTGCGTAGATCATAAACGCTTTGAGACTATACATAAAGACCTCTTCGTGGGGAGGGTGTAAGTAAAGTAAATTACCTATACCATTCTTGGGGTTTGAACGGAGCAAACCAAAGATGATCGGGAATACTGTCCTTCTTTTTAAGTTTCTTTTGAAACTGTGGCCTTTTCTGAGGGAAGTATTCTTCAGGAACAAGGACTTCCAATTAGCAGTCCGTAGCAACAAGAGCATCGTCACCCTGTTGGCATCGTCGTTGGTTCTGCTGTTGCTGACCATTGGTAATGCACGCACGGCTGAGGAATACGCTCGATTGTACGATCGACTGTTGCGGGAAAGTAGGGAAACTACTGCCAAATACGAACAACTCATCACTGACCATGCAGTACTGGTCGGGAAGTATGAGACCAACCGTGGAGAAGCTCATCAACTTGAGATTGACTTAGCCATCAGTCGAGCGACCCAGACCTCTCTGGAACAGCGTTTGGCTGACGTGCAAGCTAACCTTGACTACGAGCGAACTCACAAACCTGGCCGGAAGTAAGGGATTACTCGATGCAGTAATCTCTTGAGTAAAGCCAATTTTTGGGTAGGGACCAATGAGTAACAATGAGCAAGCGGTGCATGCCGTGATCTACACAGATGGTGGTTGCAAACCATCTCGTGGGACTGGTGGGTGGGCCATTCATGGTTACACCTACACGACTGAAAAGTCGAAGCAAGGGACCGGCGCACCTGCTCTGGTTACCAACTTTGGGTACATCGACCCAGATGAAGGTCAACCGGGGATGGCCTTCTTCAACTACAAACCGACCGACCGTGATCCAGAGGTCGAGCGGTACGACGATCCACAAATCCAAACTGTAACACCCCTACGTTATGTCTCGGGGTATGGATCGTTGATCCCGGAATCCACGAACAACGAAGCTGAAACCACGGCTCTGTTGGAGGCTTTACAAATAGCCATCCAAGAGAAGGTGGCGTCGGTCATGCTGATACCGGACAGTAAGTACGCCTTGAATGGCTTGCTCAACTGGTCGCGTAAGTGGCAGGCCAATGGCTGGTGCAGACCAGACCAAACTCCTATTGCAAACAAAGAGCTGTGGCAGCAGATCGTTGCTGCGGTCGATGTTCTGCAATCTCGTGGGACTCAGATCTTCACTCGTTGGGTTCGGGGTCACTCAGGCGATCTTGGTAACGACACTGTAGACTATCTGGCCGGTGCTGCAATCATCGCTGGCAAGAAAGAGTTGAAAGTGCGTGAAGTCTTCTTCTCAGAAGCCAAAGGTTACTGGGCGGTTAAGTCCACGTACAACCGCATGTTCTCTCTTCCATACTGGTACTTCAATACCAATGTGGGTGGGACTCAGGTTGCGCCTGATGGGCGTGTGGTGTACTACCTCGGCGACCACGGATCGGAAGACGATTTCTGTGGGAAGAAGATCAGTGATGCTTCGTTCTCGGTTCTGTTCCTCAAGGAGCGTGATCCGGTAATGGAGATGTTGACGAAGTATCAAGACTCTCTGGACACCGGTGGTTTTAACAGCATGGTGGTCGGACGTCTGAACAACGTCTTAGGCGGTAAAGTGTACGCTGAGTTGGAACGATATGGTGACCAATTCCTACAGTGTAAAAACTGGGGGAAGATGGACCTGTTCATGCCTGGTGAGTCTCCACTTCAGTTGACCAAGGACCTGAAACCTCCACGCATTGCTTTCCGTGTTATGCAGTCGATGGCTGTAATGGAGAACATGCTGCTTGATTTCATCAGTGATAAAGCGATCTGTGTACCGATCGGGCAAACCTTTCTTCACCATGAAATCACCGACCTGTTTTACGAGACGGAAGTCAAGAAGAACAAGTCTGTTACAAAACTCCGGTCTACGATCAACAGTGCGCTTAAACGCATTGAGATTGAAGCGCCTTACCACACAGGTGCGAAGTCGGGCCAGTTCAAATTGCCAATCACCATCGGGATGGACATTGCCAACCGCAACACGTTGTCTGCGCTGGCAGCGAACAATCCGAGGGTGTACCTGATCACATGGCGTGAGAGCGATGCGGCATTCCGCTACGCTACCATCATCAAAACGGATGATGACATTGGGATCTGGGCTGGCATCTATTCCAACATCTGTCTACTGACCAGTTGAATGAGAATGACCTATGAACCCTATTACCTCCCTAACGAAGGCGGTGGCTGGTCTTAACCGGCGCTTGTTACTACGTCTTCTTCGGGTGGGGTTGCCACGGTACGGTAAGAGACTGCTGTTCGCAGTCAGTCTCTTTGCTGGGCTCAAGCACCTTACCCACAACGAACTGCAAGAGCTGGAAGTCCTGAATGAGAAGATGTCTCTGTCTTCTTCCAAGGAAGCTCTTGAAGTCCCGGCTCTACTGGCTCGCACCATTTGGGGCGGCTGTAACCTGGACGAAACGGTCGCAACAGGATCACTCGATGCGTGCTCGTTGAAGGTAGTGGAACAAATGCCGAAGTGGTTGCAATACGACGATGTCAAGCAGATGCTAGACGATGCCCGTACTGTGATGCAAACGGCAAAACTGGGCTTAGCGTAATACCCAGCATACAAGACTGACTCCCCAAGGTGATCCTGGGGAGTCAGTCTTTATGACGCTTACAGACGCTCGATGGCGTCGAAGGACTGTTGCACAGTGGTGGACAGCTCAGTCAGCAGGAAGCCGGTGATCGAGTAGAACTCAACGAAGCGAGCCATCAGCAGGCAACGCTTAGCCAGTTCAGAGATGGTCACACCCGAAGCCTTGTAGGTGTCCGGGTCCTCCTTGATGCGATCAGCCAGACGCAGCAGTTGGTCGTTCAGCAGCTCAACTTCATCCAGCAGCTTCTTACGGTCCACTGCTTGGTAAGCTACGATCAGCGCGTTGGTCTTCTCGAGGATCAGGTCCCACTCGGCGTTCTGTTTAACCAGTTTGCCGTATTCGTGGCTGGTCTGCGAGTTCGCACGGTTCACGCACTTCTCGAGCTGGCTCTTAGCCTTATCGAGATCGGACTCGTCCAGCTTGAGGATGTCCTTCGGGTTGATGCTCGACAGCTCTTCCGGGCTACCCAGCAGCTTGGTAACCCAACCGTTGAAAGGCACCAGTTGGTTATCGTGTACGTGCTTGGCGATGTCTACCGACGCTTCGATTGCCTCGAGGTATTCGAGGTAGGTCACCTTCAAACCCTGTGGTCCGTAGATCACAGTTTTTCGGTGTGCGCTATAATCGATATTGTGTGCGATCTTGGTTTTGATCTTTACACGAACCAGCGGGATAGTTTGCTGGTCATTAGCGAGGTACGACTGAATGGTGTCGCTGATACCACGGGCGTACGCTGGGAAGACCTTGGTCAAGGCCGTCAGAGACGCTCGCAGGTTGAAAGCTTCCATCGACAGGACGCTGGCCTGTTGTTCAAGGGAGATCTGCATGGTTTCCATCCTGTAAATAGGGAAAGCTCAAGTTAGAGCAAAGACACATAAAATTAAACTCCTAGGACCTATCTAGTGAGTTCAACGCATCCACTTTTCACCTCAGTGAGTCCAACCGCATGGAATTAGACGACTTTTTCGAGCAGGCCCCACGGCTGCGCCCTTTCTTTAACCTGGGCTGCCTGTTCGATATTCCGACCGGACGATACTTCGAAGGTAAAGACGGCGAGATGATCCTTAACGGAGGTCTTGCTCACTTCACCGGTATCGCAGGTCGTGGCAACATGGGTAAATCCCTGATTGCCCACTTCATGATCCTGCGCATCATGTCTCGTTATCTGGCTCGGGCCAACTTCTACGATACCGAGACTTCCATGACCCTGGCCCGCCTGTACCAGTTGGCCATGCAGTTCCTCAATCTGGCCGAGCGCGACTTGGCAGAAGAGAAACAACTGATCCTGACCGACTCCGTACAAATGTCGGGCAACAAGTGGTTCGACAAGTTCCGCGATCTGTCGCACATGAAACGCAAAGAGGCCAAGAACCTCAAGCGCACCACGCCTTTCATCGACAACAAAGGCGACTTCATCACCACCATTCTGCCTCACTTGTTCGAGGTGGATTCTCTCAGTATGTTCATCACCGACTCGGTGGAAGGCATCTACGAGAAGAACGAGATCGGCGACTCGGGTGCCAACACTGACGCACTGCGTTCGGCTGCGGCCAAAACTCAGATGCTGATGCAGTTGCCGAACCTGACTGCTGGCGCGAACAACCTGCTGATCGCTACTGCCCACGTTGGTGACAAACACCAGCTCGATCCGTACGCACCTGATCCGAAGAAGCTCGCCTTCCTCAAAGGCAAGAACGTCTTCAAGAACGTGCCGGAGAAGTTCACGTTCCTCACCAACAACCTGTGGTACTGCAACAGCGTCTCCGTACTCCAGAACGCCACCACCAAGGCACCTGAGTTCCCGGCTGATGCTGATGATAACCTGAAAGGCGACACCGACCTGAACTTGCTGCTCCTGCAAAACCTGCGGGCAAAGGCTGGTCCTACCGGTATGCCGTTCGAGGTGATCTACTCACAGCGTGAAGGTTTGCTGGTGGGTCTGTCCGAGTTCAACTACTGCAAGTTCTTCAAGTACGGCATTGGTGGTCACGACCGTGCTTACTTCATGGACCTGTACCCTGACGTGACCATGCAGCGTACCACTGTGCGCGGCAGGATCAAAGAAGATCCGAAACTCCAGCGTGCTATGGAGATCTCTTCGGAACTGTGTCAGATGGAGAACTTGGGCTTCATCCAAGCTCGTGGTCTGATGATGGAACCTGCTGAGCTTCACGCCAAGCTCAAAGAGAAAGGCTTCAACATGGACCAGATCCTGAGCACTCGCGGCTGGTGGGACTTCGAAGAGAACAAGAACCCTCAAGACTTCTGTTCGACTCTGGACCTCCTGCGCATGGCTAAGGGCGAGTACAAGCCTAAGTGGGCTGTGTAATGGACTTTCGTTCACCGCGTCAGAAACTGTACGATCGGTGCTTTGATGTAGTGACGGCTGATCGCATTGCCAATATGGAGCAGACGAATAAGCGAGGTGGTCGTTTGCTCAACTGGTTGTTGACCATTGCTTCACGGAGAGCGCGTCATGGAGATTTCCCCGGAGGACCTACTCAAAGCTGCCCAAACGTCAGCGTTGCTCTTAGCCATAATTGTGGCAGCGGGCCTTGCGATTGTGGGCGGACTGTGGCTTGACGAGAAGATAATGTGGAACGGTGGAGTCAGTCGTCGCACCGGGAAACGTTGGAAGTTCATCAAGCGTGACAAGCTCTCTGGACATTGGGTTTGGTGGGATGGTACCAACTACCAAGCTTTCATGTTCAAGAAACACTAAGTCCTAGGGGATTTCGGTCCCCTAGGCTTTTATGCCGCAAAGTCGATTTAAAGAAATTTCAGATACATAATACCACAGTGAATAGGATAACAAATCCCTTTCATCTAATCTATTTGTCCTCAGAAGGAAATGACCATGAGCTTAGCCCAAGTGAAACAACTTGCTAACCAAGTTCAACAGAATCATGAAATCCTGATTCAAGATCACCAAAAGATCAAGCGGATCAGGAAGCTGTTAGAGAAGGTTGCCAGTCTTCCACGTGAGCTACACTACACCGAAGAAGACATGAAGACGTGCCTTCAGATCGTCATCTGCGCGATAGCCGAAATGGATCAACTGCGGATTGCTTACTGGACTGCTGTCATCAATCAAATCGGTAGCGATATCGATAAGGCGATAGCGGGTCAGAAACGCACCCAACACTTCGTCCGTAAAACGATGGAGTGCATGCACCGTGTGACCATCCACTACAATCAAGTAATGGATGAACAAACTCGGCTGAACGCTGAGATTTCTAAACTCACTTCCTAAGAAGGAATGTAGCAATGGCACAATCAAGTCTTTGGGTTGTATTGGAAGAAGCTGGCGATACCACTACCTACGCCATGGTGCTTCCTCGTGGTACGATCATCCGTACCCACACGATTTACCGCGACACAAGTAAAGGTTCCTTTGCGGTGGCGGCTCCTATCACTGCCGCAACTGAAACCACGGTGTTTCTCGAAGGACTCACCAATCTTGAAATGATCAAAGGCCAACGTTAAGGAAAGCGTGATGAATCACTTCTGGAAACTGATCACCGAAGCTGTGTGGCAAGAAGACCTGAACCTGATCGCTCAAGCTCAGGAAGAACATAACCGTCTGGTTGTGGAAGAGAACAAAAAGTACAATGAGATTGTGGATGAGATCGATCGCGTGAATCGCGAAGATCAACCAGACCACAACGAGATGGCAAAGATTTACCTCGAATCCCTGAACTACGACTTGACTGTAATCAAGCGTGATCAGGCTCGCCGCCTCGAAGCTATTGAAGGTCGCACCAAGACCATCAAGCTTTATCAATCGTGGGACAACAAAGCAAAAGCCTAAATAACCTCAAGGAGAGACACCATGGAAAACAAAATCGACACTCTGCGTCTGCGTAACACCTCGATCATCGACACTGTACTGGCTGAGAAAGGCCTGGTGATCGACGCTGCAACCCGACGCCCCATCCGTCTGACTCACGTTGCCCTGTTCGGCCACGAAGGCGAATGGGAAACTGTGGTCGGTTTGATCGATGGTGTCGCTGCTAACCTGTGCGCTATTGAGTTCCTCAACAACCAACTGGTGTTGAGCAAGAACGCAATCGGCCTCAAGCTCAACGGCGAAGACCTCCCAATGGCAGATCGCGTAGAAACCTACCGCGACTGGGAACGCCACAAAGTGTGGGACGTCTTGAACGTCGCTCACTAATCTAAACTCAAGTTCTACGGAGAACTAGAATGACCGCTAAAGTTCACGCTGCAAGAGTCCTGATTGTCGGTAAAGTGGCAGAAGCCCGCCGCATGCAGGAAAAGTTCCACCGTATCAAGAAGCTGTTGAACTATGTGCGTGACAAAGAAGAAACCTGTGAAGTCACTGATGAGCACCTCGAAGTACTCATCAAGATGTTCTTCATGGGTGCGCTGCAACATAACCTTGCGGTGATGATCTGGCTTTGGCAGTTCACGGGTGAAATCAAACTCGAGATTGAAGGTCAGATCCGCCGCACGGAAATCCGCAATCATCAAGTCGACCGCTTAATCGCAATGGGCGATCGACTGAATCTCCGCTATGAACCTCTCATGTTAGAGATCATGGAGTTGGAGAAAACGATTCAACGCGGCTGAGCACCGCCCCTTTAATAACCCGGTTTCGACTGGGTTATTTTTTTGTACGTAGTAATTCTTTAGACAGAGGAGAAACTATATAGGTCATGTGCCCATCACTTTACAGGTGTCCAAAATGTCAACTCTTTACAACTCAGTCGTATCCTCCATTAACAAGCGCAGTCCTGAGTGCGCTACCCAGTTCACTCAACACTACGTACCGACTCCAGTAGGCGGTGACGCTATCATCCATATGAACCGTTACCTGCGTACTCAGCTCGGCTTGCTGAATGTCGACACTATCCGTGAGCGTGAATGCTTGATGGATGACATCAGCGAGAAAGAGTGGATGCGTCTCTTCAATAAGCACGTAGTCCAGACCATTGTGACGTATGGGCTACCCGATTGGAAATGAGTTATGAACAATCCAGCGTTGGAAGAATTCCTCCGACAGAACCCACGCGGTCAACCGGTTGACTACTACGCACAAGCCCCAGAGGGTGGATACGTGCGACAACCGGTCAGGATCGGAACTATCCACTCGATGAGTATCACCCGTGGAGGTGACGAAGAGTCGGAGATCAACATCACGCGAGGCGGTGAACCACAACCTTCCTCTGATGTACGTCATTGCACCCAAGGGATGTACTCCATCGTTCACTTGATGGTTTACTGTCCACGCTTTACCGGTGAGATGATCTACATCGAGAACACAGTGTTGCGCTTGCTGGAAGACTTAGGTTGGGACCCGGAAGAACCTCGTGTGGGGGCTGCGGTTCACTTCCTTGGCGATCCAGCTTTCCTCAACGCTATGACTGCGGTGATCCAGCGGCATCGTTTGCCATTTAGTAGTGTGCGTTTGCCTCGCGATCCTGAGTTGGCTTTTGAAGCTCTGGACCATGCGTTCAAACACGTAACTCATGCGGTAGAGTTCACGCGACGTGACGCTTTCGCCACTCCAGACAAACTGACCTCAACGTTTGCACAAACGGCGTGGGCTCATGGGGTGTCGTATCTGAACTTCGCTTTGACCACCTGATTCTATGGGTATTAAGAATCAGGACTGCAACCATGGCAAACCGCAAAGCTGCAACCGATATGATCTTGCGCTACATTGACAAGATCTTGCCGGGAAGCCCGAACACTGAGTTCTATCGGACTAGCCTTGCGGCAATGTCTGACAAGGCATTCGGTGACTTCATCAACCGTCTGGATTCGGGTGAGGAAACCCTCACAATCAACGTCCCGAACTTAGGCAAGTACAAACTGGACCTACAGCGCAATCTGGCAATCGCTAAAGAGTTGGGGCACGAATTCTTCGAGCACTTGCTCTTGACTGACCCAACCACCGGTCAGCTCTACCAGACGCCTGTAAAGTATCTCGTGATTGATCTGCCGTTGCGACGTCAGGTCCAGTTGCTGGAAAGTAAGTCCACCATCCCTGAGAACAACAAACACATCGACGAGCTTTCGGGTCAGTCTACCGGTCCTTCCAAAGGATCGAAGATCTCCTTCCCGGAACTTCAGGTGTTGTTTGCTCAGGGACTGGATTCCACCATTACCGAGTTGATCAAGTTCCGTGGTGGTGACTCCAAGGCATTCAACGCCATGAACCGGTCTATCATTGACACAGGCTCTGTGAACCTCGAGTACCTGTCTCAATTCGGCACCAAAGTGAAGTCGGTGACTACACTGTCCGTGTTGCTCAAGACCATCCACCTCGACAACACACTGGACAAGTGACATGCAAGAAATACTGGATCTCTTTGCCTCCATCGTTCGACGTCGGTACGAGTCGATGTTGGATGACAAACAAAAGCTA